TTTACCCCTTATTCCGTTGGAACAAGTTCTAAATTTTCGTGCTGTATTGTGATACTGCCGATCTGTGAAACGGTATGCCATTGTACCCTCGAAGCTCTGCTATTTAAAAACTTGTCAACTTGCCAACCTGCAACCGTTGCGGGTTTGTTAGCCGTTAAATTTTCAATAGTAGCGTGGCAAATAGGGCATTCTGTGTGGCTATCTTCGACAACCGAAACATACATATATTCACCACTACAGGCGGGGCAAAGGTGCAATTTAGTTATTTTACTGTTTAACTTTTCACCCAACATATTTATGTTACCTGTATTTATAAAATATTTCAGTACACTATTAATGCGGATCACTTCCATATTTTTGCGCACTTTCGGGGCGCACTTTTTGGCTATAGCGTCCAAAACAAAGCTACGAACCTGAGCGCAATATTCATCAGCCGTTAGCCCCTTTTTGTTAATGTACTTGAAACCCTTGATATCATTAGGGTTACAGGAATTTTGAATAGCCAAAATATCCTCGGCATCCAAATTTTCAGCTTGTTTTATACTAGCTTCTCTAGCATTGCCATATTTAACGCCGATTAAAAAGCTACAATCTGCAACCTCTGAAAGGTTTGAAGCGCTCGAAACATAGTCCTTTATGCGAATAATTGTAGGACAAGTAAGGCGGGAAGTAAGCACAATAAGGCGAAGCAAAGCGAACAAATTAATGTACTTTTTGCCTTCGGCATTGTTAGCCTGAACAGCTGTAATAACAGCCTTTGCGTTGGTTTTGATGTCTTCTGAAATTTTCATTGCCGTAAATTTTAAGATTAATTAATGATTGAATTGAGCTGCAATATTACGACTAATTTTTGACACTACCAAATTTTTGTACAAATTAATATGAAATATTTTTTGCTTATATATAGTATAGCGTGCGGGGTTAAATAATCATTAGACAATAGCAAGCCTGTATATATGCGGCAAATGTGCATATTAATTTTAAACCGTTTTAAGCCACTTTTGCCCCTGTGTGGTATGTGAGGCTGTTTTGATTCCTTTGATCTAACAGGGCGCAAATTTAGGCTATACAGGGCAAAAAAAAAGCCCCGCAAAGTGCGAGGCTTGAGGGGTGCGGTTTGCTTACTTTACGAGGTCTGCAAATTTGCTCAAAATTACCCTTTCTTTCGAGGCAACAGAGCCGAACATTTTTGCCTCTTCACTGTCAGCCCCGAGGCTGTGAGTAGTGTATTTTGTGATACCTGAGAACAAGCCCCACAGGGTTTCGCCCTTGTCTGTGATTTGGTTTGCGGTGTCGAGGGTAAAGGTTTCGATCAGGTTTGTTTTTTTGGTGCTGAGGGTGCGAGCGTCCACCTTTGCGGTGCGGTTTGCCTGAGCTTCGGCAAAGCTTACGTCAAACATACTTTTGTAAACGGTATCTATCGCCTGTGCGGTAATCGGAGTCTGTGCGAGGCGGCTAATGAGTTCAAAGTGTGCGGATTCATCTTTGCGGAAAATATCCATGGAGCGGAGCAGGTCTTCAACTTTTACCGTCATTCCTTTGGTGTGCTTAATTTTGCTATCTAACTGCCTGTAGGCGGCAAAAAAAGTGTTCATACAGGATATTGTTTTGGTGCTGATTCCGATACCCAACGAGGTCGAGCCGTCGAACGAATTTACTACAGTGCCGTAGCCTTCAATGGTGTCCATTGTGCCGTCAGGTCTGCGAATGCGTGTGTTACCTGTTTTCAGCTGAATGTACACTTTTGCACCGTCTTTAAGAGTTCCAAACGAATGGAGCGGAGCATCTGCAACCTTTGACAGGTCGAGAATTAATTCTGCAAGTTCCTGATTCTGAAATACTTCGTACCCCGATTTGTGTACGCCTAAGATACTTTTTGTATCTTCCCGAACGATTGCAACGTGATCGGTAACAATACCCGATTCGGTTTGTAATTTTTCTTTTGAAACTGACCAATCCAAGCCCGTTTTCATTAGCAGTTCAACTGCATTGATCGATTTTTCACTTCCTATTAAAAACATTGCCGTAAATTTTACCTGACCGAATTTGTCCCGATCAGGCTGCAATATTACAACCAATTTTTGACACTACCAAATTTTTGTACGAATTAATCTGAAATTTTTGTTATTAATAATCAGTCTAAATAAGCCCCTATATATAGTATAGCGTGTGCGGTTAAATAATCATATAGACATATAGCGGGTGCGGGCGCACATATGCGGGTGCGGTGCATACGTCGTGTGTGCGTTACGCCAATGCGGGTTTGCGTGTGCGGGCGGGTGCGGTACAAGTTATCATATAGACATAAAAAAACCCGCCCCTGATGCACGTGTCGGAGTTTCGTGCGGGGGCGGGCGGAGATTCACGGCAAATGAACTATCCTAAAATCTTATTGCCTGTGGCTGTTTCGTACATTTGACCTTTGCCGAGTCCGAAGCCGTTGCCTAATTTTTGATAACAAACAGGGCAAAATATACCCCAGTGATTTGTGCCAGTGAAAGAGCCATCTACAAATTTATCCGTTATTGGTTTGTGGCATATGTCGCACTCCTTTGGAGTTTCGCCAGCCCATTTTACATTTTTGCTCATTGCCGTAGTGTTTAATGTGAAGTGCAAAGATACAACTAATATTTGACACCACCAAATTTATTTTCGGTAGTCCTGAATCATATCAAGTTTAACTTTGAATTGATCTATCTCAAAATTATAGTATGCAGAATTCTGAGGGTAGGCTGATTTCAATAGTATCAGGCTTTTAATCCGTGTATTCAGCCCCTCAACCAGCTTGTTAAACTTGCGTTCACTCAGTGACCTGATCGCTGACTTCATTAGTTCGTCGTGGGTAGAGTGAATCCGTTTGAATGCGGTTATCTTATCGCTGAGTTTGGGGCAGCCTTTGAACATTGCATTCTGTCCTTTGGCTACTTCTCTTGTGAACTCTTGTACGAGTTCATCTGTCCATTTGAATTTAAGTTGCATTGCCGTGCGGTTTAGTATGAATTAAAAGCCGTAGCCTATTGATAACGCCCCAAATATAGAAGTACAGGTATTCACGCCAAATTTAATACCTATATTCATATTGTTTAATCTGAAATCCTTACCCGCACCGAGTTCGAATGCAAATTTTTGCTGTGTGTCCATTGACTTCAAACCCTTTTGTTCACTGTAAATGCTGTATTCGTTTAGCATGCCGACGCCTGCAAATAAATTAACTTCGGATAAGCATTCTATATGCCTGTTAATTCCTGCGGTTAAACCATCGTACACAATAGATATAGGATTTTCAGATTGATTAGGCTGAATTGATTTTTTGGGAAGGTCAACGTTATTGGCGTACCGTGTGACATATACACCGTAATTTTCAGATCGTAATTCTATGCCGTATAGCATAGTATTTTTTACTGCACCGCCAATAAAGACGTTAATGCTTTGGCTGTGTGAATTTAACGTGGCTATTATAGCCAGCAGGGTGATAAATAATTTTGTTTTCATTGCCGTGAGGTTTAAATTAGAATGCGAAGGTACAACTAATATTTTGATCTACCAAATAAATTATAAAAAAAACCACCCCTTGCGGGGTGATCTTTCGGATGAAACAGGAAGCAGAAATATTTTAGAATCCTATTGAATCGAGGTAGAGTTCAGCGAGGTGCTTAGGTGACCAGCGAATTTTGCCCCACTCTTTTGTTTCCAATATGTCAGCGGGTTTGCTTTTGCAGCTGGTACTGTTTCCGCCACGTGTTGTGCCAATTACGAGGGCTTTGTTCATAATAATGTCGTGCCAGCCTTTTGTGTATGTGAAGCCGCCAATAAGTTTTTCGCGGTTCAGTTTGCCCTCTTCGTCGCAGTACATAACATCGCCGTTCGGGAGTTCAACAGGGCACTCAAAGCGTTCGCAGTTCATTGCCTTGTAGATAGCAGCGCTACCTTTTTCGATTTCGATTTCGGTGACCGTGCGGGTTGCGGGGTCGATCAGTAATACTTTCATTGTGTTCATTGCCGTATGTTTTAGATTAGGCTGCAAATATACAACCAATTTTTGACACTACCAAATAAATTATGAATTATTTTAACAATCCATATCAAAGGGGTGCGTATCGTCGAAGGGGTCAACCGTGTATATGGCATCATCAAATTCATCATAGGCTATTCCGTCCATAATTCTATAACCTTCGCTTGTAACGCCGCTAATACGTCCAGAGCCGCCGATAATGTTAGGGGCATCCATACCGAATTTCTGCCTGTTAATTATATCTTTACCTCTATCACTTTCCATAAATGCGGCACTTGCGGGACTTATGCGGGTTGTATTGTTTCGTTTGGAAGGTGTAACCGTATTCCAATACTTATCTTTGCATACCGTTCCGCCTTTGGCTTTGCAGAAGGCTTGCTGATAATTAGCTTTAACAAAAGAGCCACCACAGCCAGCACATATGCAAGTGTCGCCCACTTTTGCCAGCTTGTTTAATCTGTATCTTTCCCTGATTTTCATTGCCGTATTAATTAGGATGCAAATATACAACCAATTTTTGACACTACCAAATAAATTATGAATTATTTTGCATAGGCGGGGTTTTTATGCCGCCATATTCTTATTGCCTCTGATATAGAGTACATTGAGAATATTTGCCCTGCAATATTGATATTACCGTTTCTGTATTTATAGGCATTTACGCCATTTCTTACTTTGGTTACACTCAAAGGTGTATCAAATAAGTCGGGTTGCATTGCTATCTTTTTCATACTGTTTTATTTGAAAGTGTTACTGAATTGTGCATAATACTCTTCACGTGTCAGGGGCTTTGCGTACCTTCTGTGCGAGCAGTCGGGGCATTCGTAGCCAATATGAGAAATACCAGCGTGTAACTCCCCTAATGTGCCGTATCTGCCACACCTACACCTAAGTGCTGAGGAAGGGGCTGAGTTGTTATTGTGCTTGCTCATACTATTTTCTATAAAAGTGTATGTAACTCATATCTTTGGTATAGGAGCAGCGAAGGTTCGAAGGGAAGCCCCAGTATGCGCCACCTTTGTCATATCCGCCCCTGTCAAGTGGTACGGAGCAGTCAAATAATTTAACAGCGAAGCCGAAAGGCGGGTTATTTTCGTTAACGCCAATTCTGCCGTGAGGTGCGCCAAATTTGCAGTTAACTTTTGTAATGATTTTGTCTATGGTTCTCATTGCCGTGAGGTTTAAGTGAGCAGCAAAGATACAACAAAGTTTTGACACTACCAAATAAATTACAAATTATTTTGCCTGAGGTTTCAGGGGAATTACTGTGTAGGGTCTATTCCAACATTCCGAAGCCCATTTTTTGGCGGCTGATTTACTTTTGTGTGTGCCGCCGTCGTGCTGCATACAGGAGCCGTGCAGTATTAACTTGCATTCGATTGCTTTCATATTGTTTCGCCTTTAATTAGTTTGATAGCGGTTAATAAGCCTTTGATTTCGCCTGTATATATTGCCTGTTTCATAGGGTTTCCGCTGACTTTTGATAGCTTATTGAGGCGAACTATTTCCCTGCGTATATTATACACCACGTCTTTAATATCCAACTCTTTAGATATATTACCCTTTTTGTAGTCGTATATAATATCCTGTAATTCGCACAGGCTTTTTTTACCGATGTTACGAAAGTATCTTATAGTGCCGTAATTATCACGCTCTACGAAGGCGCACAGGTCGTCCATAGTTTCCAGTCCATAGTGGTCTGCTTGGGCTAATATAGAGTTACGAAGCCGAACGTTTTCACGTAAAGGTTGATAGGTGTCAATATGTGTATTACTCATTGCCGTATGATTTAGAATGCGAAGGTACAACTAATATTTTGATCTACCAAATAATTTATAAAATAAAAAAACCCGATAGTCAGTCGGGTTCTTGCTCAGGGTGTTTTTTAACTAACTTACCGTTTCATAGCTGTAGGGTTTTGAGGTTAATTACTCCGTGAATTTACTTATCCGCCTTGGGAGTTAGCCGTTGGCTGTTACGGATTCAGCTTTGGTCAATAACTTATCGTATTCAGGGTCTTCGGGGTTGGGTGAATTTATCCACGCTTCCCACTGTTGGCGGGTATATTCAACTCCTTTGAATTTATGCCAGCCACATTCAACACAATGGGTATGTTCAATTGGGTTGTCTGTTTTCCTGCCATAGGAGAAATCCTGTGTAAATTCGTGCTTGCACTCAACTATTGGGTAGCCGAATTTGTAGTTCTTTTTGGGGTCTTTGACCTGATCGAGGTAACTCATTGCCGTATGTTTTTAAGTGAGGTTGCAAATATACAACAAGTTTTTGACACTACCAAATTTATTTTACAACATTTATTTGAGTTGATAGTGATTCGTCTGAAAATGCTGATACGTCTACTTTTTCGAATACAGGGGCTTCCAGCAATTTAACTATTCTGCTCAAAGAAACGGCTAATTCCTCAGCCGTTCCTTCGCCTTCGATATGGAGTTTAAACTTTTTCATATTGTTTTATATGAATCTTCGGGGTATTTCCAACGTGCCAATTCTTCTGTTCTTGGAGTATTAAAAAACTTCAGGGTGAAGCCTTCAAGTTCGAGTGAAGGAAAGAAGTGAGTAAGTAGGGTTTCAACGTGTTTCTGAACGTCTGCAAGTGCTTTGGCTTTCAGATAGTATGCCGTATAGGTTACACCTTCAAAGAAGTTAGTTTCACGTTTTTCGAGGTACTTCATTCCTTCGGTTTTCACGCTGTTTGCTCCGTATCTGTGCGGCTCAAGGTGAAGGGCAATACTTACAGAGGTTTTTGTGTGTGATCTTACGTCAACATACACAAATTTGCCTTCCCGCATTGCATCAATAAATTTGTCCTGTCCGCTGAATAGCGTGTGCGACATTGTGTGCGGGGTTGGTACGATTTCAAGGGTTGTTTTATTCATTGCCGTGTGATTTAGGTTTCGACAAAGATACAACAAGTTTTTGACACTACCAAATAAATTATGAATTATTTTACATCCATCCTTCCCTGCCTTTGCTCAGGCTTCCATCGTCGTGCAGGTACCAGTATTCAAACCATTCGCCCCAGTCGCCACGTTTGGAGCGTGACACACATACTTCGGTAACGCCCTGTTCCTTCATAACGCCAGCCATTTTGCTTTTCAGTTCCCTGTATGTATCATATACAAAGCTTTTCTTATTTATCCTGAATTGTGGTTTAAAGTTTGACATATTACCAGTTTGAATGTTTGCCCAATTTCACTTTGCTTTCAATCCATTCCATAACCTGTCCAGCATAGTACGAGGTTGTGAGGTCGTTCAGGAAGTTATCCAGCGTTCTGTAAGCGTATGTGCTATCAGTGTTGACTGTTGCCCTGTCAAATTCCTTTGCATTCGATTGGTCGGAGCTTCTGCGTGAGCCTTTTGAAAAGTCCCATTCTTTACCAATTACTGTTACCTGTTTTGAGTTTGCCTCAACGGTGATAACACCACCACGACAAACCTCTCCTAACTTCCACGTTTTAGTTGCCATTTTGTTATAGTTTTAAATTCACTGCAAATATACAACAAGTTTTTTAACTTACCAAATCTTTTACAATATTTCTGCATACTTATATAAAAATAGGTGAATATGCAAAAAATATGTAAAACGTGCGGTATCGAAAAGCCAGTCAGTGAGTTTTCCGTACATAAAACAAATAAGGACGGTTATAACGGTAAATGTAAGCTATGCGTTAATGAATACGGCAGATTGCATAGAGAACGTAACATTGATAAAGAATTAGAACGGAGTAAACAATACTACGATCAGCATAAACTGGAAAGAAAAACATATTTTGATTCACGCAAAAATATCATTACGGAATATAGTAAAAAATATCGAGCCGATAATTCCATATTAATTAGCACAAAAAGAAAAGCAGCCTATCGTGCAAATAAAGAAAAGATAAACGCACAAGTCTATTGTTATTATAAGAAACGAATTAATAATGACCCATTATTCAAATTAAAAAAACAAGTGCAGGGGCTTATCAGGGATTCCCTTAGAGGTATGGGTTTTAAAAAGAGCCAGAGAACGGTAAATATTTTAGGCTGCTCAATAGAAGAGTTTAAATTGTATATAGAATCAAAGTTTGAACCTTGGATGAATTGGGATAACAAAGGTCTGTACAATGGAAGCCCAAATTACGGCTGGGACATTGACCATATTAAAAAGTCGTCTTCCGCCACGTCTGAGGATGAATTAATTCAGCTTAATCACTACACGAATTTACAGCCAATGTGTTCATATCTGAATAGAGTAATTAAGCGGTAAATTATGAATTATTTCATTTCAGTTTCGTTCACAATTCGCCTGTCCGAATTATCGCCATGATATTTATCTGATTCATGTACAGTAAATTCGTCCATTTCAAGTACAAATACTTCTGTCTGAATAGCCGAGTTGCATACTTTTGATTGATAGTTGCGGTGCGCTGTAACGTCGGTAACAACTGTGTACAGTTTAACAGGGGTTATTTTAACAATGAAGTTCTTATTGAGTTTATCAGCCTGCCCATTGATTTTGGTTACGTCAATGAAGGGTTCGCCTGTTATGCTGTCTTCCCTGTCCTTAATGAATAGGGTTTGGGTTGTGCCACCGATTCCGCCACCATAACTGAGCAAAACACGCTCAATATTTTGTGTTATTTCGTGTGAGATTAGCTTAGCTGGTGTGCAAGGTAATCCGAATGTGATAGTTTTTGCCATTGCCGTAGGTTTTAAGTTTCAGCAAAGATACAACAAGTTTTTGACACTACCAAATAAATTATGAATTATTTCTTTTGAGCCTGATTCGTACATAATGGATAGCGGTAAGAAAATACCAGCCTTTTGGGAAGTGTTGCCCAGCCAATTCCTTTGTTTGATACACCCAGCCTATATTCCTGTACCAATTCTCAAATTGCACCTTATGATCGCATAGGTCTTTCGCCCACTTTCGTACAAGTTCGGTTTCCTCAAACTCATAGAAATTAATATGAATATTCTCTTCCAATAAAGTACAAGCCTTATTGAACCGATAGACGCTTTTTTCGTCGTTCATATCAAGCTGGTTAAACTTACGCTCAACCAGCCGTGCTACATAGTCAGGGGTCATTCGGCTTCCATTTTTGATATTATTTCTTCCATAATCCTGACACGCTGTTGCGTTCCGTAATCGTGAAACCCAAACCAATATACATCACACCACGATTCAATGTGCGCTGGTCTGTGTGCAGCCAATTCAGGGTAATAGTATTCCATATTACCGAAGCAGGGTTCGGGTTCATTCACCTTCTTTACCCTGTAAATTGTAATACAAATAGCATCGTTATACACGTGTTCCGTATTTGTATGCACTTTGATATAGTTTAGCACAGCCTTGTAGATTTCAAGCCTTCGTGCGGGTGTGAGTTCAACTATTTCCATTGGTTTATGATTTATAGCTTACTGATTCACCTACTGTTTCGTACACAATAAGTTCGGTATCGGCTGGCTTTCCATCGTCAATTAAACACTGGCGAATTTCTTTCAGTTCTTCCCTGACTTCTTCAAAAGTCATTTTGGTGCAGGTTCCTACCCACTCATTAAATTCGGTTACTACAATCCAATTTTTCTTTATCATTGCCGTATGTTTTAAATTAGAATGCGAAGATACAACTAATATTTGACACTACCAAATAATTTACAAAAAAAAATAAGGGGGTGCAGTCTGGCGACCACAACCCCCTCGTTACACGGCAATGTAACCTGCCGAGCGGCAGTTATTTACTCATTGACAAACGCATCCAATTGGTTGTGCATTTCAGCAGCCAATTTTGCAGCGTAGTCTTTGATAAGGATTTCTTTCAGTTTTTCGAGTTGAGCGATAACCACGTCAACGCTTTTCGGTGAAACGAATTCCATAACAACTCTTGTTTCGCCTGCTTTAAGTACGGCATCGGGGTTAAATGTTTTACCACGTTCAGCTTTTTGTATAGGGGCAAGAACGAGAACAGGTCTGCGAGATTCCAAGTTCTTTCCTATGATTACTCCGATTTTGGCAGTCCTGCCGAATTTAACGGTTACTGCGGGGGTGTGTGCTTTGATTGGCATATCGTTTGTTTGTTTTATGATTGATTAGCCGTGCAAATATACAACTAAGTTTTGACAATACCAAATTTAATCTTCAAAAAGTTCTTCATCTTCCACAAAGATTGGCGTGTGCACTCCTACATATCCGCCTTTGATATTATAATCAAAGTGTTCGCGAGCAGTTTCATACTCCATAGTGTCCATAAGAATGATCATAATCTTTCGCACGGAATAAACCACGCGCTCTTTGGAATCATCGCCCTCGTCAGCTTCTTTAGTCCAAGGGTTTGTATCAACCCCGAGTATGGCAGCGTCAAAGCCGTCAGCGAATAGCATTTTACTGTCAGGGTATAATCCCTCAATTTCTTCTCTGTTGTTATTCATACTGTTTAATCTATAAGTGGGTTATGTGACCACAGTTGCGACATTCAATGTTTGGTTTGCCGTTGCCACCGTTCATATAGTCATTATAGGCAAATGGTTTTACATCCCATTCGGTGTTACCGCACGCAGGACATTTACCTTCGCCTAAACGCTCTTCCATTGTTAGTCCACCACTTTCAGCGAAGCAAGCAGCGCGTTCCATATTGTTTTGTCTGTAAACCTTAGCAAGGATTTCATTGGGTGTACCCTCGATTTCTGTTACTGTGATCTGAAAGAATTTCATTGCCGTATGTTTTAGATTAGGGTGCAAATATAGAACTAATAATTGACAATACCAAATAATTTACAAAATAAATTAAACGGCAAATGCGCCCGATCGGTTGGGTATCAAACCACCCTTAGAGGCGCATCATTTGTACATCGTTAGCAGCCGAGGTATCGCTTGCGTACAGATTGATTTGTCTGTAAACTCACCCCAAGACCGTCCTGCCAACGGTTGTCCTTATCTTAGAGGCTGTCCGCCCCCTGTGTGCGCTCTTCCCGAAGGTATGCGCTGAATCTGTAACTCCCCCGCGGATAGGGGCAGAACCACAGGGGCAGCCTTTTCTCTTATACTGTGTAAGTTATGTTCCACTCTTCACCGCAAGCGCCCTCAACGCCTATAAATAGGTAGAAATTTTCGTTTAAGGATAACAGGTGTTTTATTAACTTGTCCATCGCTTTTAGCTTTAGGACTTCTTCCAATTCCATAGTACCCTCAAAGGTTACTACATTGTGTTTCCTGTGTTTTACTTTGAACATTGCCGTTTGTTTTAGATTAGGCTGCAAATATACAACAAGTTTTTGACTCTACCAAATAAATTACAAATTATTTGTAGTAAGTTCTGCCAACGGTATTGATTTTTGTCCTTCGTAACAGGTGCAAAGGTCTTCATTGTCGAAGCCATCAATCCATACTTCCCACTCACCAGCGAAACGAGCCTTTATGCAGGAAACAATATCATTGTACAGCTGGATTTCATCTTCGTAGGCATTGGTTAAACTACCTTTTTCGTAGCCGTACCAACGGTGATTTTTATCCGTGTTACCTTCCAACTCTTCATCGGTTATAAGCCTGTCAACTTCAATTGAAATGCTTTTAACTTCTGCGGGTTTGAATCTGTCAAAGTAGCCACCGATACCGCCAACGTAAGGTTCGCCGTTCCTGATACAGGATAAAGAGGGTTCGCCAACGTCCACGTGTGCGTAGTAGTGAATTGCGCCGTAGCACATACCGCCTTTGTAAGTGTGAACACTCACATCAATTCGCCTGATACCTTTGCTGGCAACGGTCGTATATTCCACGCCTTCATCATCTTTGAACGTGATACCAATACCATAATCAGGGGTAATAACATCAGGATAACCACCAAAGCCACGATCAGTGCGTGATTTAACACGTTCGTCCAGCCAGTCAACGCTGGTTAGAATTTCTTCGGGTTCGGGTGTAACAAGTTTCATTGTCTTTTTCATTGCCGTATTGTTTAAGCCGCAAATATAGAACTAATTTTTGACACTACCAAATTTATTTTATCTTTTCGGCAAAATCAGCAGCCTTGCATGGAAATCCACCGCCTTTGGTATTAACAAAGTGCCATTCGCCCCAGCGTTCAATACGTTCCAATTTTACAGGTGCAGCCCAGCCGTCCAGCTTAACCATCCACCAATCTTTTTCGGTAGCCACATAGGGAGCGCCATACAGTCGAATACGGAATATCTGTTCGCCGTCGTCTTTACCCTTCCAATCTCCTACTGTTTCGTATGTATATTCTTCGGGAATATCCACCAATATATTACGTTTGTTAGATATGTATATAGCTTCGGGAACCATATTCTCCATATTTTTCAATGAGGCTGGTACGAAACTCTCTGAATGACAGGGACGAATAAAGATAGGCAAGTCGTTTGTATCGAATTGCATTTTCTCAGCATAGAACCGAGTAATGTTTGACCGAGGAATAAAGAAGTGGTCGTAATGTTCGGTGTAGAGTTCAACTGATAATATACCAGCATCAGGGTACTTTTCTTTATACATTGATTCAAATAGGCACTCACCAGCACCCAGATCAATTATCCTGCGACCGTTTGCAACCTTGTGCAATATGTCGATTAACGCTTCATCTACTTTACAGAAAATCATTGCCGTGTGTTTTAAGTTTCGACAAATGTACAACTAATATTTAACACCACCAAATTTATTTCACATTGTTTTGTATGAAAATACACATTTCGGCTTTGGTAAATATACCCCTTTTGTCAGCTTCATTCAGGGTAATGTTAAGGTCAACGGCTTTCATTTGTTCGCCTTTGTTCCATAGTTCAGTAGCGGCACAGTATAAAGCCTTTGGTTCAGCCCGCCACGAAGTTAACGGTTTAGCACCAAGCCCTGTATCGCCACGGAAAATAAGTTTGTGTTTGTGAAGTTTGCATAAATGAGTATAAACGGTTTGCCGCTTGATATTCATTTGCTTTGCAATTTCCGACACTTCCATACATTTGGTAGTGTCTTTGGTTTCGTTTAAAAGAAACTGGTAGATTCTGAATTGAGTTCCGTTCATTGCCGTATGATTTAAAGTTTCAGCAAAGATACAACTAAATTCTGAACCTACCAAATAAATTACAAAATAATTTATTATTTCTTCATTTCGGCTATTACTTCTTCGAGTAATTTGATACGTTGGAGCGTACCCTCACCGTTCCTGTAAAACCAGAATGCACCAACCCATTCGCTGTGTGGCGGTCTGCGTTTGTATAGTTCAGGGAAGTACCTTATTTCCACGTTATATCCCCGCCAGTCCAATACATCTGGAATCATCCAGCAATACCCCCAAGGGTAAAAGCCTTGGCGTGCATAAAATTCTGTAAAAATGACCAGCATTTTTTCGTAGACTTCCAGTCTGATCTGTTTGTTTAATCTCTTTTTCATTACTTTACAGTCTTTAATCCGAGTTTAACTAAAATCAGGTAAGCCAAAATTGAGAACACGCTGGTTATACAGCCCTGAAAGAACATAGGCAACAGGTACAGCCAATTCAGATTAATTCCTAAGAAAAGCATAATCAGGAATTGAAATACAAACCCTTGCCACCATCCCCAGCAAAGCGGACAATTTACTAACTGGTTCAAATGTTTATTACCATTTGTCCAGTGTGTATGTGCTGGGTCAAATGCGTGTTGAAGCCACTCAAACGCATAGGACTTTGTTACAATGATTGTTGCCCCTACACCAGCCATAGTGGTGAAAATGGTAGCTAACAATAAAATAATTGGATTAATCATAGTTTTAGTTTTATTGATTGACGGTGCGAAGATACAAACTATTTTACAACTTTCCAAATTTATTTCATTGCCTACGAAAAATAAATCCTTTTGCCGTTTTCTGCTTACCCGATAGTACAGCCATAATGTCGGTTTTTCGTATCTAATATTTGACACCACCAAATGTTTTATAAATTATTTTCATATAAAAAGGTGAACCCCCTTCAAACATTGGTCTGTCGGGGGTTCGAGTCAATCACAAAACGGCTTCTTTTATATCAGTAACCCTATCAGTAAGCCTATAATCAGAGCAACGATAACGATCTTTGCATCACGTCTTAGCCGCTCTTTGCGTCTTAACCTTTGGTATTCTTTCTGAGTCGGGTACATATGGTTTAAATTTGAGTTGCAAATATACAACTAATAATTGTATCTACCAAATTTATTATTCGGGTGCGGCTACAATAAATAAGAATTTACCTTTGGTTTCGGTCTTTGAAGTTTTGTAGGAAATAGTACCAACACTTGCGCTTCCCTTAACCAAAACTTTTTCAAGCTGAACAATGGTTCGCTTCTGTGTTTTTTCGGTATAGGCACGTGCCTTCTTAATTGCCGCCCCTTGCGTCTTTTCAGAGGCTATGGCGCGTTCAGATTCATCCCAAGGGTCATAGACCACATATCGGGTTTCCCACACTCTTGCGCCTTTATTTGGCTTAATTTCAACAACCGATTTGATTTTGTTTGTGCTTACCTTTGGCTCTTTGAGGGTAATACCATACGCAACCCGTTTTTCAAGGTTATGCATTGTTTCCTGTACGAATTTCTTTTTGTCCTTGGCTGCATTGTACTGCCGTGTTACATCACCTTCAAGTTCGCAGTTATTGATTTCGCCATTGTAGCTATCCCTGCCATATTCTTCACGGGCGGCACGTTGCAGATTTCTGAAAGCCTCGTTCATTGAGGCGGCTTCTGCCATTTGGGTAAATGATCTCGTTCCCATATTATTAATCAATTACGCCACCTTCGGCAAGTATTTTTTCTTTATTATCTTTTACGTACTGTTTGCAAAAGTCCTCAATAGCTTTTCTGTTAAAGCCAAGAGCGTGAAAGTCGCCTACGCTATGCATCACCATAAATAAAAGTTTGGCTGCATCGTGATAACCTTTTTCAATTTCCTTGTCGTTCATTTTTGTATAGATTTATTTGAATTTGGTAGGCAAAGATAGTGCTAATATCTGAACCTACCAAATAATTTATGATTTATTTTAATAAAGTTGCTTCTAACCAATTCTCATAGGCTACGTTGCCGTACCATAATGGTCTGCCGTATCTGCGTTTGATACAGAATCGTGTGCCATCTTCAAGTTCAGCGTGATAGGTATCGTATGCGTGTGGGTCGGTATCATCATAGATTCGATATTCACCATATGACAAACATTTGATACTCTTTAGTTTGAAACCGAAATTAGCAATATGCTCTTCGATTTTTTCTTGTGTGGAGAAGTGGTACTTCTGCTCGGCATTGATACCATCTTTGTAGACGTCAATACATACGTCCAACACTTTGAGGTCGGCTTCTGTTTTCATACTAATCTACATTGACATATGTTGAAGTGGCATCTTTTTAAACACTTCTACCCAATGGATAGTAAGGTATGGGTACTCTTCCGAAAGTGCCTCACGTGCCTTAATTTTGGCATCATTGTCATCGGCTGCTTGAACTGTTCCGCCATACTTTTGGTGGCTGTCTTCCGATCGGCTACCATCATCGGTAGTCATTATCGTATAGTGGTAAGGAAACAAAGGCACAACAGGCTTTGGCTGCTTTGCCTCTTCACGCTCTTTAATACGTGTGGCTGCTGCCATCCGCAGCAAGCCGTAACGTCCGATAGATTCTTTTTTCATAGGGATTTGTTTTAAATTTGCTCGGCAAAGATATAACAAGTTTTCGAACCTACCAAATAATTTACAATTTATTTTTGCAGCATATCGTTTATTTCCTGTATCTGATCTTTGATACCCTGTACGAAAGCCTTTAAGGTCGGGTCGTTTGGGTTCTTATACGCACGAAACAATATGACTATGTTGTGCATACTTGCTCCGCCCACTTCGTTATCAAGGTATTCACAGAATTTGTGAAGTTCCTCGGCTTCGTGCATATAGAGTGATTCCTCTACATATCGGTAAGCCTCAAGGAATGAACCTGTTTGCTTTACACCGAAACATAATAGGCGTGCGTTTGCTTCTGATATATCTTTGATTGGCATATTAGCGGTTGTTTAAGTAGTGAAGAATCTCGTTCCGTGTATTTTTATTTCGAGTAGCAACCTTCAATATGATTGCCTTACATTCCTTTGCCGTCAGATGTTCACACAAAATAGTGTTAATTACTTCGCCAGCGTTCGAGCCCATTTCGTCATTGTCGGCGAATAATGTGTCAACTTCCTTTTTGACTGCTGCTGCGTGTTCCAGCTTCTTTAATGTAGTTTTCCTGAGTGCCATAATGTTTTTGATTAAAAGTTTTCGTTTTTAATACTTCCATACAGTTTAATCTGTGCAATGTCGTATTGCTCCAAATGATTGTAAATTTCGTCTATGATGTCTTCCGATAGGTCTTCATAGATTATATCTTCCTCACCGATTTCATTATCATCATGATAGGTTACTGCCGTTACGTGGTCAGAATTAAACATTTCAACAAGTTGTGATACGTTATTCTTACCATTACCTAATGAATTAATACAAGGCGACGAATCAAGTTCAAGCTCGCAAGCTGTGGTGCAACCCCATTCAGCAATTATTCTTTTAATCTCTGCAATTTGTTCAGTCTTATACATTGTCGTATGTTTTAAATTAGAATGCGAAGATACAACTAATATTTGAACCTACCAAATAATTTACAAAATAATTTAAGAAAAAAAAAAAGCTGGTCATCTCTAACCAGCTTTTTAAACAAGCACCTATGCTTTGCAAGAGCTTCTTTATATCATATGCAGCCATTGTGAAGGCGGCATTCCGTATGTATTTTTCTCATCTTCCTTACCCAACATCTCCCAGCCCTTCAGGAGTTTTTGAGCTGTCTTCTGGCTGGCTTCGTTCCTGCCGTCAACGCTGTATCCTGTAGCTGTATTACCTTCCCATTTGAACGGGACTGCTATATGTTCCAGCCATACCAGAACGGCTTTGGTGAAGGATTGCTGTAGCGTGCGGTGCTTTTTGCACATCTCCAAGGCAAAGGCTTTTTCTTTGCTGCTGAAGCTGTTAAAGTAGTCCTCGATATTAGCTACAACTTCTTCCGTGGTTATTTTAGCTGACTGGAATTCGGTATGATTGCCCAGAAATTTCTGGTATGCCTGATCCAAGTCTTCTTTGGTTGCTTCAGGATTAGCGGCTTTGTAGCCTGCCTCGAATGATTCCCTGATTCCTTTTCTGCCGTAAAGTGTATCCATTGGTTTGAGTGTTTAAGTGAGCTGCAAATATACAACTAATATTTGAACCTACCAAATAAATTATTAATCAAAAGGGGTATCGTCGGAAACAAAACCATCAATCACCTCGTCATCAATAAGTTCAAAACCATTATCCTTATTATCAACAACCAGCGCAATGTACAAATGTGCATCATACCCAGTTTTCTTTTCATTTTCCCAGTCTGCCATTATTTTGGCTTCGTCTTCGGTATGCCCGTACTGATCCGATCTTCCGCTGGTATCCAGCGTATCAATATAATACATTACCTTAGCATCGGGACGGCTGGCTATTTCAGTACAACCTATTTTAGTTCTCGTTTCCATACCTATGATTTTTTTACAACTTTTACCTGTCCACGTTCATTCACTGGTACAACAGTCAGTTCCAGCCTACCTTTCAGCCTGTTTTTTACAGCTTTGGCTTCCCTTTCGGTAGCAAATCTCTGGTATGGATAGTGAGTATATCTCACTCCATTACGGGTTTTCTTTACGAAGTAGTGAGTACATCCGTCCCATTTGAACGTGAGGGTGAAGTAATTATCAACGTACACATATTCGTATTCAGGTTTGTTTTTACCGCCAACTGGAAAATGACGCTTCCTGATCCACTTCATATTGCGTTCCAAGCTATGTGAATCGTACCCTATATGCCAGCTTAATCCACTTGCTTTGTATGTTTCGTAATAGTTTTTAACTGCCTGAACAAGGTGAAGTGAATCTTTAATGTAGGTAGTACCCAGCCACGGCAAGCCCAGTTTTTCAGCCTGCGCTTTGCTCTCTCCCTGCCAGTCGTACATAGTGATACTAATTCCTACGCCTTCTTCTTTGAGCTGTTCAACGGTTAAAGCCTTAGCTATACCAGTCACAACAATTCCTTTGAAAGCTCCGAAGGTAGTACCAGCCCAGTGTCCTTTGATAGCAATTGAGCTGAAATAGCCAAATTGTTTATCGGTGTACACATCCCGACCGTCTTTGCCGTCGTACCGTTCCACTTTGTCAGCCCTGATTTCATCAATGCGTTTCAACATCTGTTCAGGTGTGGAAATTTTCATATTATCTGGTGTAAGGTAGCCCCAAGCTTCCCAGCTCCGTGCCCTACGTTCTTTTCCAGTGCTGGAATTAAACTCAGTACAGTTGTTACTGCCTGCCAGTATCATTGGCACATACAGGTTTTCACCTGCTTTGATAAACTGTTTGTCGTAAATAATTTCGTATGACATTGCCGTGTGTTTTAGATTAGGCTGCAATATTACAACTAATTTTTCAATCTACCAAATATTTTATGAATTATTTTATACAAATTCGTGTTCCATACTGTTACCGTCTTCAGTATCAGTAACTTTGATATGTTTGGTATACTGCGCGATATCATCTGGTACAATACCAGCCACGTCAATATGCCTGATAAGTTGAGCTGTAAAGTGGTACATAAGTGATGTACGCTGTTTTTTAGTTAGCCCGCCTGAAAAGGTCAGGGTAACTTCCAGTTTCATTGTATCGTTTTTCATATTGTTTAGTATATCCACGATTGTGTTATGTGAACCTCATTGTGTTCGTTATCGTCATTGGTGAATAAGAACGTGCCGCTCTTGCCATCCATATAGTCCGACATCTTCAGGCGTTTATGAATCTTACCTTCATCGGCACAATAATGTTCGCCGCAGGCTTTGAGAGCCTTTTGTTTCAGCTCCTGATCGGTTGACGCCCTAAGGCAACCAATATGATCACCCGTGTCCACGTCTTTAATTGCGAAATGTTGTGTTGCCATAATTTAGTCCTCGTCTTCCTCAAATAAATGTTTATACTTCGGCTTCTTGTAAGCCTTTTTGGTTTGTTCCACTTTGTTCGGTGGTAGGTGAACTTTGCCCTCTTGTTTGAGTAGTTCACGGTGAACAGTTTTTGGAGTATTAATCCAACGCTTGTCCTTGCTCATTTTGTGTATAGATTAGAGTTCAACAATAATTCCGTCCTGACAATCGTCAGCCTCAACTTGTGCCTCTTCGGGTGTATCAAATATCTTATTGTTTCCGTCTTCGTCGGTAACAATTATAGCGTATTCAGCCCCGCCATGTTTTTCAATTACAATGTAGCTCATTTTATGTTTGTTTTAAAGTTTCGACAAATGTACAACTAAAAAATGAACCTACCAAATATATTATGAAATATTTTTGGTAGGTTCATATTGTTTTATGTGTGATAGGTTTCATTCAGGTATTCCAGAACTTCTTCATCTTCTTCCGTGTAAAAGGAATTATTCTCTGGCAAATAGAAGCCCCTACCACTGTACTCAATGTAGGTATGATCGTCCATCATTAGCTCTACGTGCGCACTGGATTCATTGTCACGGGCTTGTTCTGCATACTGTTCCAGAAAGTCGGCAATACGTTCACTGGAAAAAGGTACAAACTTATGATTATCGTCGAACACTTCACTCCCGCCCGCCTCAACAACTATGGTTTTGATATCACCAAATCCATCTGACCACGGGTCTTCGGGGTTTGCTTCCAGATCAGCCTCAGTATAATACATTGCTGTGGCTTTTCCGTTGCTGTCAACTTCAATGCGAACGTTAATGAAGCCGTCAGTCATAGGCATATGTAGCCCAATTACAATAGGTTTCATTTTCATTTGGTAGCTCCTTCCCGTTCAGCTTTGCGATCGGCAACCATTTTTTCCCAATAGTCGTCGAAGTCAGCCTGCTTTTGTGCCAGAGCCAGAGGGTATGTACCCTGATAGCCAATACGCTGATCAACCCAATTGTCACAGAATTTAACCCACGTGAGCTGTACCGTGCGTGTATTCAGCTTGGTTACTACGTAAACTGCATTTGAATCAGCCATTGGTATGCGGATAATGCGACCGAACAGCGTACCCTTGGAACGTGCCAGAGCTATACACTCCTGCATCAGGGCTTCCTGTTTGTCCATACGTGCGGTAAAACTGTTTGGGTTTTCATCTGGAACGCCGTAATCAGGGTCAACAGCGTTCAGAGCCAGTAGCTCATTAATTTTGTTTGCGATCTCTTGCATAATCGTTTGGTGTTTAAAGTTTCGGCAAATGTACAACTAAATTTCGGACTTACCAAATCTTTCATAAAATATTTCAGGCACAAGCGCACCTTTTTTTGAGTTGTGGTGTTCACACATAGGAAACTTATTGCTTATATGATCTTTACCACCTTTACTCAGTGGCTGGTGGTGATCAACAGTCATTAGCTTGAAGTCTGCTGTGTACAAATCTATATGAACACTCATAACTTTGCCTTGCTTATTGGTGCAACCACGCTCAACAAAGAATGCGCCCTTACACTTACAACCTGGAATAACGCACTCCAAACCTTTATGGAAGAATACTGATAGTCTTCTGTGGTTCTTAGCCCACTCACTATTCAGGAAGTCCAGCGGCATAACCCGCTGAACAATCCAACCGCCTAACTTCTCGGGAACCTCTAAGGGTTTGCCGTCAACAATTGCCATCATAATTAATCCCCTTCCAGCATTAACGTTTCTTTGGTTTTACCAAACCTGTTAACATTCATAATATCAGGGATAACAGGGTAGTTGTCGTCGTCAAAGCATTGGTCTAAGTAGCTTGCATCAATGGCAAACATACCGCCACTTTGGTTGTGCTTGTAAACCGACATATCAACAGGTAATCCTGAATCAGGATCAGTCACAGTAATTGTTTCAACAAATTTAGCCGTATTCATATTGTTTTGTTTTAAAGTTCGGTGCAAATTTACAAACTATTTTACAACTTACCAAATTTATTATTTGATAACTTCAAACCTGTAAGGAATTCCTGCAAGTTTCACATAGGGTTTTTATCCGCTGGGATAACGTGACAGTCATAGACTAAACACCACCAGAGTTCCTTTTTAGCCTCAATACCATAGTAGTACTGTTTCATAAGAACTTCGATCTTATCAACGTTATCGGTGAACATATTGTTTTTACGCTTGCCGTCTGGTTTATACCGAGCGGGGTGTTTCTTGCAGTAGGCAAGAGCTTCATTCCAACAGTTGTACATAGCTTTAATGTTTCAGCAAAGATACAACTAATATTTGAACCTACCAAATAATTTACAAAATAATTGAAAAAGGAAAAGGCGCCGTTTTACCGAACGCCTTAACTGTGGACTATAGACTCAACAAAAGTACAACTAATATTTCAATCTACCAAATAAATGTGCAGAAAAAATGAATCGAAAATGAATTTTACCCTGCACACCACTATTTATAATAAAAACAAGATGAAACCTCTTTATACAGAATCGGAATATCAAGCCGCACGTGCCTCGGATAAATTACCCTGTAAATGTGAACAGTGTGGAGATACGTTTTATAAAGATAAACGGTTTATCAGTAGAATACTGGCTGGACACCAGCAAGGTGGTTTAAACTATATAAATCACGGAAGGTTTTGTTCGATTAAATGCTATAATACATACCAGACGGTAAAGGTTATCGTGACGTGTGGACAATGTGGTGCTACATTTGAACGTATACAATCTCAAGTTGATAAGTCCAAACATCATTTTTGCTCGAAATCCTGTGCTGGTACATATACAAATACACATAAAACAAAAGGTAATCGGCGTTCTAAACTCGAAAAATATTTAGAGGAAACACTACAAACTATATACCCAGAACTTGAAATACATTATAACCGTAAAGACATTATAAACTCTGAGCTGGATATATACATACCATCGCTTAAACTTGCTTTTGAATTAAACGGTATTTTTCATTATGAGCCTATTTACGGGGCTAATAAACTCAACCAAATTCAAAATAACGATACACGTAAATTTCAAGCTTGTTTAGAGCGTGGTATTGAAATGTGTACCATAGATACATCTGGCGATAAATATTTTAAAGCCGATAAAGCGGTTAAATATCTGAACATAATAGAGAGTATTATTAAACAAAAAAGACTGGTTGCCCAGCCTTTAGTGTAAGTTCTTTCTACGCACCCATTTCAGAGCCTATGAAATTCCAAACAGTCGATCATCTTACTATGTCCAGTAGTAAAACCAAAAACCAAATTAGCCAAAAACCACTTTATCTAATTTGATGCTGCAAATATACAACAAGTTTTTGGTACTTCCAAATTTATTTTTAAACGATTGGATTATCGGTTGTAACTTCCTCAGCCCAAACACGATCGAATCCATCTTCGTGCAACAAATCGTCCATATGGTCGCTTATATCGCTGCCGTCTTCTTCCGCAACCTTATCGGCTGCCGCTATTGCCAGATCGAATATGCTCTGGAAGTTTTCAGTGTCCGTGCGGTCGGTTGCATACAACCCTGCGTGTTCGTTGTCTGCATTCGTTAATTGTACCAGTGTGTTTTTCATATTGTTTTGTTTGAAGTTAATATTTCCTTTGCCCGCTCGGTCATAGCCTTTTCAATTAGCCCGCCGTAATCCTCAGTCATACCAGAGTAGTAGTAGCCGCCCTCGGTCTTTTCATACTCGGCGTTCATAAAGCCGCATTCCAGCTCAAACGCCGTGAGTTTAATAACGTGGTCTGGTATGTCACCAATATCCATATCTTCCAGCTTTTGGTCGTATGATTCAATTTCCAGCTCTCTGGCTGCATCCTGAAACGCTACGTGCATATCACTGTCAGATTCAACCATCATTTCAACCAAGTGTTGAGCCAGCGCAATAAATTCAGGGCTGGCTTTTGGTATTCTGTCATTGGGGCTGGAACCGTAAGGCATTTCTTCGTCGTTTTCAAATTCGCCACAACCTTCACCAAACCAGCTACGGTCGCTGGATAATTCTTGCGCCTTGTCAACGGCTGCCGAAATTATTTGTTCCTCGGTTGCATCGTCAGGTACACATACCCGAACCATTAAATCAATGGGAATTAAAAGTGCTTTCATACTGTTTTGTTTGAGATTACCACTTCCAACTTAATGGAACTTTGAAACGTTGTGAGTTCTTGTCTGCTATCTTCATATTGATATAGTAGGGTACATCAGTATCTTTGATCTTCCCTGTTACGTAAGCGTACATTGTATTCATAAGCTCAGTTTTCTTGCAGAGTATAGCCCTACCATAAAAACAGTACTTGAACCCGCCAAAGTACTTGCCGTCCTCTTCGCCCGACTGCCACTCAAAGAATACAGCGTTTACGTTGTTATCTTTGACACTGCCAGTGTAAGGGGTGAAGTTTGCCAGTGATAAAAATTCTTTCTTAGTCATTGTTTTTAAGTTTCAGCAAAGATACGACTAATATTTGAACTTACCAAATAAATTATAAAATAATCAATAAATAATCTTATGTAGTGAAACTTTACCTTGTAAACCAAAAAAGGCTGGTTGTGCCAGCCTCTTAATTGGTTATATTAGGATTATCTTACGGCATATTCATTTGCTATTGTCCATAATTCTTTATTAACGTGAACGTCCAAGGCAATTGACGTAACGGGGCGTACACGTTTGGATTGGTTATCCTTCGTACCGATTCTCTGGAAACCGCCTTTGATAATCTTTTCCTGTATTCTGTTGTACACAGCCCAAACGGTTGGGTCGTTGTCCTCGTCCCTGTACGGGGTAAGGAATTCGGGCATGTTGATTGCAGCCTTTATAGCTGGCACATCTATTTTGCCCCGATCGGAAACGTACTCAGTGAAACGGGTTGCCACTGCTTTCAAAGCGAACTCCATTTGCTGATCATCAGTCAGGGTAACTGTCTGCATACGGGTTATCGTATCGACAATAGACGGGACATTATCCACAATGGTTTGGGTTAATTCCTCCAAGTCTTGGAAGTTATATCCGCCAATATGACGGAGCCTGATTGAGTCGAACACCTTGTCAGATACCACCAGCCCATTCAGGCAAATGAAACGAAACAAGCCAAGCATAAAATTGAAGGCTGCGGTGCGGTTGTGGCTGTTTAAGAGCAACAGTTCAATTTCAAGCCCGTTGATCTTATTAGCCAGTGATGCATTACGCAATACAACCATATGTTTGGTATGCGTAGGATCGGTGCGGCTCTTCTGTTGTTTAGCCCTGTTTACTTCCCAGCCGAGCTTGCGAAAATCTTCAATAAGCTGTAAGGTAGGGATAAATTTATAGTGGCGGGAAACGGCAGCCACTGGTTCCTCAGCGAATACGCTGGGAGCGTTGATCATAATGTCGGGGTTGTGCATCATATTATAGTTTGTTAGCGGTTGCGAATTCCTGAATCATTTTGATTGCGGCAATACAGTCAGCCTTTTTGATTGACTTGCTACCTTTGTTTTCCCTGATATGGTTGTAAATATCCTCGGCGCTCATAGGGTAAGGCAAATTGGTATTCCAGTTTGTTTCCTGTGAAAATCCAATACCTATGGTAGTGAACTTTGGAAACCCAACAATAGCCTGCCCCTTTTTGTTGAGCTTAACACGCAACAGCCAGTAATTTTCGTTAATATCAGGGGTGATCATAACAACGGCGTTGCCACCAATACGCAGGGTGTCTTTGGAAGGTTTTAGTTTGTCGTTTACTTCAAGGGTTAGCTTTTTCATATTGATTAGTTTTAAAGTTTCAGCAAAGATACAATTAGTTTTTGGTTCCACCAAATAAATTGCAAAATATTTTATTAATATTCTATGCCGCTGGCATCAACCAACGCCCGCTCTTCTTTGGTCATACCCCTTTCCATAAAGGTTGAAAATGAACCGTCGAACACCTTAAACTGGTCAAGGTTTGCGGCTACATACCTACCTATTGCACGCATAGCGTTTTTGGAAGTCCTACCGAAATAACAGTCAAACTGCAACGTACCAGACGGCGGGGCGAATACTTCACCCAGAGCCCGCGGGTTCCAGTATTTCCTGAAATCTTTCAGCGAATGTATTTTATCCTTCGGGAATAAATGCTCGGGAAATGCACCCTTACCCTTTACAAACCATTTGTACTCTTCGGCTTGTTCCTTTTCCAAGTCCTGAAACCTGTACTTTCTGGGTACCCTGTATGCTGCCAGCTTAGCATTTTGCTGCTCGATATTTTCAGGGGAGCAGTCAATTAATTTAATTTGTGTAAATCCGCCCATTTTCGTATTATTTAATAAGAGGTGAATAATTAGTTGCTGGTAAAACAGCGTCTTCGTCGTCCTCTTTCAGGTCAACAGAAAACACATCTTTGGAGCCTTCGGCTTGTACATAGAAACAGAAAGGCGATTCGCCACCGTCCTGTATCATTCTTAGTGATTCCTTTGCGGCTTCAAGCGGGTTCTCAGCGTCAAGCTCAATTTCCCACGAAATTTTGTATTCCATATTGGGTTGTTTTAAAGTTTCAGCAAAGATACAACTAATATTTGAACCTACCAAATAATTTACAAAATATTTCCATAAAAAAACGGCAGCCCCTTTCAGAGCTACCGTTGGAAGAATGAACCCCCCCGCCACTTTAGACTGTGAAGCCCAAAGACCTTAAATATTCTGCGTTCAATATAACCTGTCCTTCTTTCAGGTCACGTTTGATAATGTCAATGCGGGATTGTACGGCACCTTTGCCTGAAGGAACGGCAGCCATATCAGCCAGCGTCATTTTTTTCCAAAGCCAACGGTGGTACGTCCCTGAGTTAGGTACCCCAACGTGAATTTCTTTTAACTGTAGCTTCTTGAGCTTAGCCTGTTCCTTAGCCTCAGCTTTGGCAAGCAAAACATCGTACACCATAAGATCAATATAGAAATCCAACGTCATAGGTAATGGTGCCCCGCCGCCTTCAGAATAAGGTGGCTGTGTTTTAGCCCACTCGATTGCATCATACAGTAATTTGTGCAGCGGGCTGTCTGAAGTGTGGTTGCAGCGAATGTCAGTTTCGCCGCCGTGTCCATCATTCTTAGCGTAACCTACACACTTACCGTCGATATAGACGTCAGCGGTAAAGGCTGTGGTTTCTTCACTGAGGTGTTCAGCGATTTTCAGTTTCTTTAATTCGATTTTCATAGGAGTTTGTTTTAAAGTTGCTCGGCAAAGATACAACAAGTTTTTCAATCTACCAAATAAATTACAAATTAAATTGCTTGGAGCTTGGTTAACACATACATAGATTCGTGTATGTTTGCCCTGATATCCAGTAAGTATTCACCCTCAAGTTGCTGAAGTATACTGGCAAACACAACCCCGTCGCCGTGTGCATCCGTGTGCCGCTCAACCCGTTCAAATAAACTGGGGTAAAGGTGACCTTCTGGGATAATATCCTGATCGGGGTCTATAGGGTACAGTTTATTAAACACTTCCTGCCTCTCAAGCCTCTCTTCCCTGTAGTCCGACTTCGTAAGGAAGTCATAGGTTCCTTCGAACATTAAAATTGAAACTGGTTTTCGTAACATAGCGCTTAGGTATTATCCCTGATCAAGTTTTCAAGGTGTTTAAATACAAACTCGTTAACTATAGCCCGTGAGGGTAATAGCCACGTGTCGTCAGTACTTCGCTTCAGTCGGCTGTAAATATGCCTACTCAAGCTATTGGTACCCGCTGAGCTCGCAAGCTTAGACACAACGTCCTTGCTGAGGGTTATTTGCCCGCGGCTAAATAGAGCCTCGAATGCAAAGTCATTAGCGGCTGAAGGGAAGCCAAGGTTCTTAATTACATTAGTGATCTTCTTACTGGCAACCCAAGCTGTCCAACTCCCGCGTGCACCCCTGCGCACCCTGTATTCACATACCGTGCCCTTAGGTACTAGCGTGTATTCAATCTGATATTCCACGCCGCTGAGTGATTGTCTGGTTATTCTCTGGGTTTTCATAGTAATTCCTGTGTGTTTAACGCTTCGGGCGTTTGGGGGTTTTTGAGCCAGTACTCTTGCTCGAACTGGTTCTAACAAATTTAAAGGTGTTTTTTGTGATAGCTACTTTTTTAACTGCCATATGTATATGAATTTAAAGGGTTACAAAGATATAAGTTTATTTTGAATTATCCAAATTAATTTACAATTTATACTTCCAGATAAATCCGCCTGAAGTTTTTTTCCTCCCTCTACAAACCGACGTTATACAACTTTGATTTGTTCCAGTTATTTTTGAGGCTTCCACTATTGACCCAAATTCTCTGATAAAATTTTTATTTTTATCGAATTGTAATACAGCTTTTGCCGCACAATGATCTGACCCAGTTACACCACCCCAAACATCTGGCATAGTACGTAAATTATTAACCAAGGCGTGAATAGTTTGTTCTGACTTAGTAGCCCATTCCAAATTATCAACGTAACAGTTAGACTTAACGCCGTCCTTATGGTTAATAGTGCCTTTATCGTCGGGGTTTAATAGAAAAGCTTGTCCAACTAACCTATGTACAAAAAAACTTTTCATTTTATTGTCACGTGATAATACCACTTGTTGATATCCATCACGATTAATAGCAGGCTTCAATACTTTACCTTTATAATGCACACGTGCATTATTCTGCGCTACTATAATTCTGACACAACTCCGCACTCTACCAAATGTAGATACTTCGTAATATTGTTCATAGCCTTCTATTGGCTTCCAAATTTCTGGTTCCATATTTTTATGTTTTATATAAATATGTCACACTTTACGAAAGGTCATAAGGTTGTACGCAAAATTGGCTATATCTTACGGCTTCATTCAGAGTTTTGTTAGCTATTTTCTTCCAATAAAGCCCTACAATGATTCCATTGCCCTCTTTTATGCGTAAGTCTGTGATATCGCCATTAATTACAGTGTAGCCCTTGTAATGAGTTGGTAAAGGCTGATTTTTGTTGAAGTTGAAAACGGTTGCAACATTGTAACCACGTGCCAATACCTTAACGCAATTGTCCCAATTCCAACCACTGTATGAAAATGTTAAATTGTAATTTGCTGGTAAGTTATCGAAACGGCTGTAATCCTTAGTATAATCATAAAATTCCACATCAGGAAAGGTTTCAAATACATTTTTACCGTTCAGGTAAAGCTTTGCATAGTCAACGTCCGAAGTACCGTTTAAACGTACACTGAAAAAAAAGTTGTCACGTTCAGCCTTAGCCTTAGCCGCTGTAATTTCGGCAAACAACCAACCAAGGAAAAAGGAAGGGTTTGTATTTAAGGCAACAGTTTTACGTATACGTGATTCCTGTATACGATCTAAGCCGCCCCGCAATTCGAGTAATGCACGCCCGCTTGTAGCCAAACAGCCCGCCCTACATTCAGGCGAAGAGTGCGAACAAACGTTAAAGCCGCTGGTGCTTGCAGGTGCTAAATAAACTATGTACGTATAGTGTCCGCTTACCTTCTGGTTTTTCATCAGTTTTGAGCTGATATTAATACCGCCAAGGTACGAAACGCCAATACGTTCACGTGCTTCTTTTAATGTACTGAAAGGTGCTAATGAAGGAAATAACATAGGGGTGTGTTTTAAAGTTTCGACAAAAGTACAACTAATTTTTGAACCTACCAAATAAAATACCATTTATTTTGCAAGTTTTTTTATACCTTACTATATAAGCAAATAATTTATTTTCAGGATTACTTGTTTTATTGGCAGGTTGTTACTATATTTAAGGTATGGTTTGGCATCAACATAAAAAGGACGTAAATTACTATATGCGACTGAAGCTGGTCGGGGCGATCAAAGCTCACGTCGACGAGGAATTTCAGTTTAATTCCCCTGTAGCTTTCGCTAAACCATTACCCTATACATATTCTGGCGGCAAAGTGTCTATGATCTCGATCGAACGATTCAAGTATATGTCCCAGTTCAAACGGGAGTTCACCGTAATTAGAATACTACTTGACAATGGCGAACACGTCCCGCTAACCAAGCTCAGACTCAAGCACCTGCTACAAATCTCAAAATTATTTTCGAAGTAATTTGGTTTTCTCAACCTGATTGATTATATTTGCAGTAAATAATCCAAACTATGACACACAGAAACTTCCGCCGCCTCACAGTACACGTGAATAACATCGAAAAGAAACCAGACGTTAAGTTCAAGAACGTTTTCACCTACAAGAACGTGATGAACGAAATGGAAGCTATTAACCTGATCTGGACTATGCACGCATCCCTCACGGACAATGCTCACGATATGTCCCGCAAAATTCAGAAGGCAACCTATAATGGCAAACCTTTAGCCATCTTTAGCCATGGGGCGCCAGCCAGACACGAATTCATAGTTAAAAATGCCTAATCATATCTACCCGCATTTTACCGAGGAAGAATTCAACGCTGCATTCAATACAGCAGCGAATGCCGTGGATATGAATGCAGAGATAGCTTACTTTCAAACAAAACTAATTGAAGCCCTTGGTTTACCCAGAAGGTATATGAATACACTGCTGGGCTTAACCGACGATGAAGTAGCCGCGAATTCAGACAGGCAACGTCAGGAAGTAAACATACCACTCCCGTCTGGGAGAATATACTATATGGATTTCAAATATGGGGTAACAAAAAAGCCGCTCAGCGGCGGCTTTGCATTCAAACTTAAAAGATTAAACTTCGGACTTACCGACGTATTTCTTTAGCACGTATGGGATCACAGTATTAGCCAGCTCGTACATCGACTCGGCGTTACCTGAATCCAACTTCCAATCCTTAATGTATCTATAGACGAATTCATCTGTGATGTGCTGGCGTACCCAGTTCACGTCCATACGCTCCAACCATTCATATACCCTGTACTTGATTTCATTCTCGAACTTGTAGTAATCAGCCCACTCTTCCTGATCCTCAGGCGGCATATTACGTAGCACAGATATAAGCTGCTCCAACTCCTTCCAGAATAACTCCGTCTTATCCCGATAGAATTCAACGTCCATATCCTGATTAGCCTGCTGCTGCCAGCTGCCGCTCAGCACATCCTCGATGCTGGATTCAGCTATCACGGTCTTGATTAAAGTCATCTTAGTAAATTTCATATGAATTCGTTTATAATAAATATCACCCGAATTCAAAAAACACTTCCCTTCCTGTATTCATTGCGTATATTTGTACCGTAAATTTGCTGCCATAACAATTGAATTCGGCGCCCCAGTTAATCCTGACGGCGCCGTTTCCTTTTTGTATTCATATAAAACCTTCTGAAGGCGTTACGCCAATGCGGGTTTCAGCTATTTTTCGGTTCGGATTTTACGCCAGAATTCAGGTCAAATTCCCCATTACAGACGAATTCATATGAGAAACGCCCCCGTTGGGGGGCGTCAAGCCATCAATTCTATTGGTGGCGATGCTCTGTGTCCGTTACGCCAATGCGGGTTTCAGCTATTCTGACTCTTCTTCGTCCAACACCCGCTTGTACCTCTTGTTGTCAATGAATACTTCGTCGCTCTCGATAGCCCCTCGCTTCTTCTTCCTGACCTTCTCTACCATATCCATGATCTTTATCACTAAGGTAATCACCGTGACTATTAAACCCAGTACAGCACTGACCAATGATATGATTGCAATCGGCGATAGCGCCACTCCTGCCATCGAACCGAATATGCCGATCTCGGGCTTCTGAGAAATGGTGTCGGCGACCGCTTGCATTATTCCTGACATACTTGTAGTGTTTAGTAATAAATATTACAAACGACACAAGAATTCAGTATCTACAGTATTTTTTTACATATTTTATTGGGGCGTTTGTTTGAGCAATCGGGGGAACAGGAACTTACCAAAAATTTTACGAAATAGTTTGCGTGAATGCGGACAGGGTACAAGTTTTTTTAGAATTCACCCCCCGCTCGCTACGCCCGCCAAATCATCAGTCTGCCATTTCCGTCCCTGCATTCAATCCTTCCCTATGTCCTATATTTAATTCACTCCTATCCAATTATTGTATTCAGAAGAGCACCCCTTTATAACTATTTTACATAACTTCCTGTCTTCTCGGTGCATATTATATTTCTATATATACTGACTTTGCGCCACATTCCGCCAAATATATTACAATTTAGCCTTATACTGACTTTGTACCACATTCTGCCAAATATATTACGAAATTGCTACTATTATGATATCATTTTGATATCACTTTGTTATCATATCGGGTTTTAATATCCTCGGCTATTTCGTTAACCTCTACGAAATGTTCTCTCAACTCCTTAGACATTTTGGGGTCTTTTTTATTTATAAGTTGTAACAGGTCTTCGATGATGATCTGAGCTTCTTCGTGCGTGGTGAGGTTCATTTTGTTGGTATTTCCTTTATTATTTCCAGTATTTCCTTAGCCAGTTTTGTGGGTTCCCCGCCGAACGGTTCATCGCTGCACCAGCGATCGAACAGGCTTTCGTCCTTATTACAATCGGCACCCACGGCTTTAGCAAACTCACACTGTGAGCAGTCGCAGCCAGACTCTTCAAACCCATCTTCTTCGGTACGCCAGCGTTCGCAGAACCCGCAGTTATGTTTAATATTTCTGAGAGCTGGGTTTCTTTTGTCTATTGGGCTAAAGACGCCTTTATTGGCTACGATAAGTTCCCATTTCAGTATGGACAGCTTTTTAGCTTTGGCTAATGTTATGTTAGGTTTCATCCTGTTTGGGTTTTCTGGTTGGTACTGGTATTGCTTTGATCAGGTCGAGAATTTGCTGTGTTAGTTCTAGTGCTTTTTCCGTACCGCCCCTTTCGTTGCCCCACTGGTCGAACAGGTTATTTACATTATCCTCTTCGTTACATTGGGAGCCCATAGCTTTGGCGAACTCACATTTGGCACAGTCGCATCCAGATTCCCCAAAATTTTGAATGGGTGATAACCAGCGTTCGCAGAAGCCGCAGTTATGTTTCAGGTTTCTTAGTTCTGGGTGAGAATACACACCAGTTATGCCGCCGTTGTTACGGAGAATTATTTTCCATTTGATTATTGACAGGGCTTTAGCTTTAGCCAGTGAGAGTCTTCGTTTGGTATTGGTTTCTCTGGTCATTAGGAACCAGCCGCCGCCTTTAACCTTTGTTTTATCGACAACGATTTGGTTATGGCATGTAACTCTGGCGATGCTCAGGCAGTCGCCCTTTTCGCTGTCGGTTTCAATTATGAATTTGGGGAATACGTCCATTGTGTCAGGTTTAGAATGCAAATATACAACAAAGATTTGGATTCACCAAATTTATTCTTTCTCTTGGTCGGGCATTTTAATGAATCCATAAGTCTTAGAGCCATCCCGTTCCACCTTGAAGTCCAATTCGTATTTATCCTTCTGGCAGACCATAGAGCCAGACGGGTAAGGTATAAGGTGCATATTGTTTGATCCTATTGGGTATCCAGCCTTGCAGCCATCGCATTGGTTCTCGGTAGCCTTATCCCTGAGATCGTTTTTTTGTTGGCAGTAACGAACCACGGCGAGCCAAGCGGCTTGTTGTTTATTCAGGTGGGGGTATGCTATTTTGCGGTCGATGCTGATGTTACCCACGCGGCAATACGATGTGGTTACGTCAACGTGGTTCCCGTATTCCTTATCGGTTTCGCCGTCCTTCTCAATTACTTCAATGGCGTCCATAAGGGCGTTCCAATCGTGGTAGAATTTAAGGTCGTTATGGCTTCTTCCGAGGGTGATCACGGTATCGTGAGCCATACCAGCGATTACCTGTTGTTCTCTGGTTGTTCCTATTTTCCACCAGCCCGCTTTTTTACCTTCGGTATTATTGTGGGGGACATATTCATACCCCAAATATTTTGCAATTATTTTATTGCCAGTGATCACGCTGGGTACGGCGTCGGGTTTGTAGGTATTCTTATCAATGATTGATTGTACCCATTCGATATAGTCGGCGAACTCTTTATTGGAGTAGCGCCAGATCATTTCGATATAGAGCCCAGACATAACGTCCTTAATGCCGAACTGACCATTTCCAAGCTCTGAGAGTCCCATATCCCAAATGGTGGCGAGTCTGGCTTTAATTTCTTCCCTGTTTTCGCCTTTGCTGAAGTAGGGGTAATAGTTAACATTATCGAGGAATTGTTCTTTTGTCATTGTGTGGGTTATTTGTGGGGTTCTTTACCAGTTCCGTTGCAGGCTCCGCATTTGGGTGATCCTTTACTATCGTAGTAACCGCTACCGTTGCAGGCTGAGCAGGGTTGATCTTTTACTGGCATTGGGTCGGTGAGTTTCATTGGCTCGTTCTTGGCGATAATGAAATCGTTATTAATGAGCCATTGGAATATTTCGCCTATGTACTGGTTATTAACCTGTACACCATCGCAGCACCGTTCGCAAACTTCTTGTATGTCTACTTCTTTAAGCATACTTTATGTACTTTAGATGTTTTGCAGTGTTTCGTATATTTTTTATGGTTATCGAACCATTTCTCGCAGGTGCTACAAAACACTGGATTAGCTGGGTTAAAGTTTGGGTTAGGTATTGCGTTCAGAGGCATTATCGTTTACATTTAGATTCGTACCATTCTATGGCGTTCACCAGTTGGTTATATGCGTTATTAATTTCGTATGTAGATACGGCGTTATCCAGCCAATCGCAGATATCAACGTATGCGGGTTCGTGGCATTCTGGTACTTTAAGGTTATCCCATTTATGGCAAACGTCCATAAGGGAGTTCCAATCCCAGTGGTAGTTATATACGATATCATCTGGGCTGGTGAATGAGGTAGGAAAGGGTGGTAATAGTTTTCCTTCCGTAGCCATCCAGAATTTTTGTTCTCCTAATTCATTGGCGTATTCATTCACGACCACGCCCATAAACTTTGCAATCATTTTATTGCAAACTCTTACGTCCACCATTTGTGGTGATCTTATTGTGGTTGTGTAGGAGTCCATTACATTGCCCATTTTTTAAGATATGGCTTTTCCAGTTTATGTTTGATGATATACTCTTCCATCATCTTGACTCTTTTTTGCTCGTCATTTACCCAGTATGGTTGAATCTCGTCTGTGTTTATTTCTATTCCAAACTCGAACGCTTCGCAGAACCAAGCTTGTTGAGTTTTTCTGGTGGTAAGTTTGGCTTGACCCAGATAAGCCACTGTAAAGAATCTGGGTGGTATTCCACTGGCTATGGAAGCCATTTTTTTGGCATCTTTGGCTGTAACTTTATCAAGGTCTAAATATACCATTGTCTGAACTATTTTACAGTTTCGGTTGTATAGAATCCGTATTTAACGTCGATAACGTCGTGCTCAGTCAGTATGGCTAAGGTAAGGCTACCGTCTTTAAGTTCTTTTACGATTCTCAGGAACTCCTGTCCTCTTCTGTCGTATTCGTAGCTGTAATTCAATCCAAACTCATTATCCGCCGCGTATGTGAAGTCTTTGCCGTCCCTGTTATTTCTAACGGTAATTTTTAGCAACACTTCTTCGGGCTCTGCGGGTTCATTGGACTTAATCTTTCTTAGAATGGCGTCGTTTATGCTGGCGTATGTACTCCAAAATGAGAACGCTAGTATAAACATCAAAAATATACTTAAAAGCGCTGCTGATTCTTGGCGTCCAGTGTCGCCGTATGCGAAGACATTAACGAACGCGACTAAGGCGCATAAGATTGTCACGAATATTGGGTATTTTTTTTTTCATAATGATTAGGGTTAAACTGTTATGCTGTAAATTTCCAAGAATATTTCACCAATATTTCTACATATTTGGCTAAACTGGTGTTCCAGTTCTTTTTCTTCATCGCTGTTGCCGAAAGAGAGGCAAACCTGTTGGCTTCCGTCCTTATCGCCAATAGCATTTCTCAGCTTATCAATAAGCGGCTGAGCCAGATCATCGCGGTTGTATGCGATCTTGGGTGTGTTGGTTGGGTCTGTGAACGCCAGCACTGCTAACAGCGCCCCTGCGGTTGTGTATACCATTTTTGCCATAGCTGTATGGATTAAAGTATGTGTGTGTTCATAGCCAAGAATTTATCAAATTCTATTTTGGCTGTTTCCACGCTTATTCCTTTGGCTTCCTTGATGTACCTAACAGCCATCAATCTTTCTTTCCTGTCAAGATACCCGACTATAACCATAACCTCTTTAGGAGTGAATATGTGGGTGTGAATGACGTTTTTTTCATTATCCAAATCCTTTTGGTGCTGCTTGTTCAACTCCTGTTGGTTGAGAATAACAGGAAACTCGTCAACCAAGTCTTTGGCTTCTTTCAAGCCTAAGCCTGTGACTTCCTTAACGTATTTAACGGCGCCTAACTTTGAACCTTGGGTAAGGAACTCCAATATGTTTTTAACGTGCTCTGGTGTGAACACCACGCCGTATTTGCTACCCAAGGTCTGGTTGTTGAACAGTGGCGGTATGATTGTCTGTGGTGATGCCACCAAGTAATCGTCTACGCTTACTAATGTAAGTGTGCTGCCGTTTCCTTTAAGTTTGTACATATTTTCGAGAATGATTCTTTCTTCGAGGGTTTCTATTGTGATCTGAATCGATCCATCTGGTCTGAATGTTGTTTTCATATGGTTTAAAGTTTAGGGTGCAAATATACAACTAATAGTTGAACTAACCAAATTTATTTTCGCAAGGTTTCTTTTTTGGATACCCAAGTCTTTTCCAGCACCAGAAGCCAGCCCTTTTCGAACCACTGGTCAAAGATTTCTGTGCCTCTGTCAATAACATCCTGAACTTTGTCGAACCTTTCAGTTCTGCTTCCAGCGTGATAGGCTACCCATAGTTTTGGGTTTGCGTCGATCTCAGCCTGTGTTACAGGGCGTGTGAGCTCGAATTTGCCGCTTTCCAGATAGTCAGGGATGCCGTGACCACAGGAAGATAAGCGGCTGTCGCTACCTTCACGTGCAAAATCAACGCTATGAAATTCCAGCTTGCCGTAATAGTGAACAGCACCGCCGCTTATTCCGCGCCAAGTGCTCACTTTCAACGTAACCGTTTTCATATAATCTTTCATCATTTTCCCGCCCATTTCGCGGGTTGATATGAGCGTGTGACCTTCGCTCTGCATTGTAACACCAACGCCTAAGTCGGCTGGTATTTTAACTTTGATATCACAATCTATTCCTTCGGTGATTCCGCCGTCGGCGAGCCATTTTTCCCAGCGTTCAGCCCAGCGTTCGGTATTTTTATACTTGTCCATTGTACCTTGTTTTAAAGTTTATGGTGCAAATATACAACTAATATTTTAATCTACCAAATATTTTTAATCATCATCGGAAAATATAAGTCTGCCCACCATTACCACAGGGAATACGTCGCTTGATTTTACATACTGGGTATGACCAAGATCGCCCCATATTTTGCTTGGAGCATGATTGCCTTTAGTTCCCAATGCCAAGGAATAGTCCTCAGATACTTTAAGGAATAGGTTTCCGTTGGGTGACTCCCACACGTCGTATATGTTAAGGTCTTTCTCTTTAAGTTCCTGTGGCTTCATCAGCTCGGCATACTCTGAGTCGGTGGTTATCTTATCACAATTTTCGCATAGATAGTATGGTTGCGCTGGTGGGTGATTATAGTGGGATAAACCGCCATCCTGTTTGCACTTGGGGCAGTATGTTCCCGCTACGGCTGTAACATTAACCTTTGTTAGTTTGGGTTCAGTTTTATCTGTACGTGCAATTAGGTGAAATAATTTACGGAGTGTTTTCATTTTGTATTTGGTATTAAGGTGATTGCCATTTTTACTATTTCGTACCATCCTTTGTAATATTCATCAGCAACGCCGAATTGACAGTCATAAGCGGGCTCAAAAGTCCCTAACCTGACTATTTCCCAATTCCATTTGCCTGTATACGTTGGATTTCTATCAGTATCCATTCCAAAGTCTGTTTCCTGAAATACACTGAGTACGTATTTATGCTTTACCCTGAACCAATCTACCACCTGCTGGTATAGCGGGCGTGATACGAGCGTATCCGATTGGTTGTAGTTAATCCAGCCAATTTCGGAGCCTACCGAACCATCTTCATAGTAACTGTAAATGCATCTGGTATTAAACCCTTTAGCTTTAAGGATAATAGCTAAGTCGAGAGGTACGAACATTCTTTGATATTCGTCATACGCTTGCATTATGTTAATTTCAGCCATCATTTCGGCAGCGGATTGACCACCGCCAATTCCTGACGAGGGGTGTAACCCATCATTAAATCCATTTAAGAGCCCGTTTTCCATAACTATATGATGTGTTAGTATATTTCGCTCGGAAATAGTTCGTGGAAGCCACCGTCAAATTTGGTTTGTACAGCATACTTGACGGAGTGGTAGTATTTTGAACCGCTAATGATCACACCAATGATCAGGGCTCGGGTTGAGTCAGGTTTGCAGTAAACCATATCGCCTTCGCGGTACTTTAGGGTCTTTGCAACCTTATTAAACTCGGTTACGGCGGCGTATAGTTCCTTATTATCGTTGTAGAGCTCCAAATCTGTCCTCAGAGCGACGATCTCGGCGTCTTTGGCAGCTTGGGTTGAGTCAGTGATGTGTTGCTGGTATGCGGCTTCTCTCAGGTCTTTATTAACTTCCTGTACATATTGGCTAATCCTGTATCCCAGTATAGTTATTATGCCGAGCATAGCAACTATTACGGCTAAGATAGACCAGAATGATTTCTTTTTGTAGAATGGTACGATTGGTTCCATTATCGGGTCTGTTTTACGGTGTCGGTTTGTTTGCACCCTTTAGGGCAGCGGTATACGCGGGTGGTTTGCACCTTTACAAGATCACCTTGGATGATTTGTACTTTGGCTGGTTCGCCTTTGGCTGGTGGTACGTTGACCATCTGAGCGCCACATTTGCAGAAGTATTTCATAGCTTTTCGTTTTAAAGTTGAAGCAAAGATACAACTAATATTTGTAACCACCAAATTTATTTTACTCTGGGTGTAATTATTCCAGAGTTGGCTACAATCGGGTTATCAGCAAATTTTTTTATAAGTTCGCCCAAGAACACCAAATGGGAAGTCATAAATTGTCCGTCAATAGCTTCGTCGCATAAGCCTTGTATGTTTGCGCACGTGTTGTAGAGGTTGTCTACGTTTTCCTGTGTGAATGTTGGTTCCATTATTTAGGTAGTTTTAGTAAATAAATGTATTTAACCCACTCCATATAATGGGTGTATTTTTTTACAAATTGAAGACAATGACCAACATACAGATACTCTTTACCTATAAGTTTAGTTTCTGTATTATAGGTAGCGTATAAGGTATCGCACTCGGGGAGTTGATCTTCCACCGCTATCCACTCGGGGGCTGGTTTCTTTTTCATTACTCAGCGGCTTTAGGTGTAACACTTGAAAACATTTCCCAGTCCCAGCTCCAGTAGTCTTCCACGCATATATCCAGCAAATACATTTTGCTTGTATCGTCGCGATTGTATACGCCGATAACCTTGGCTTTTCTGCCGCAGTATACAGCCATATCACTGACAAAGCTACTTGGTGTATCTACATCGCCGTTAGCGTCTTTATTCTTTTCGTACCAGCTACGTGGTTTAATCCTGACGGTATCACCGACGTTGATTACTGTGTCTTTAGTTACTTTCATATGAATTAAGGTTTTAGTGACGTCCAGAGAGCCAGCTTTGCCGTCGATATTTCGTCAGCCGTGGCTATGGTAAGTAAAAAATCGTTTTCGTATTTTTCTCGTTCGGCGCCGCCAAATGGAAGTTGCCTGTATGGGTAGTCGTTTTTGCAATTATGATACACCCACGTGCGTTTACCCTTTTTTAGGGTAGCGACATATACGCGGTATTCGGGTAAACCGTTAGACGGTATGTATAGGTCGGCAATTACTTTTACCTTATCGCCGTTTTCTCTTTTAAATATGGATTCTTGTTTCATAGCTTATAGTATTACGTCCCATTCAAGTTCAAAGCAGTTGCAGGGATCGTCTACGTCCCGCTTTTTCATAAATTGAATCAGTGGTCTTCCACGCCAATCTATTTCTTCAAACACTTCGTCTGGCTGATATTCTTTGTGACAGAAATGGCACCTGATTTTGTATGTATCGGGAACCAAGTCTTTGTAACAGCTACGTGGTACGTGGCTGAATGTGCCAGCGAAGTATTTAACTCCGTGGTCAACGCCGTCAATAATGCAGATCATTTTGCTAAATGGTAGACATTCTTCATAGCTGACGATATCTTGGTCTGGAAATCGTTTGAGTAGTTCCTGATGTACTCGGTTGATTGACTCGAAGCGGGTGGTTCTGTTGCCAGCTTTATGTCTGTAACCGCCAAAGCTATCCTTTTTGTTAAGGCGGACGGCTTCGGCTTCGGTAAGCTCAGTATCAATTTCATCATCACTAAAGCTTGAACCGTTGTACTGTTTGGGCGGTATTTTACCATCAACAGCATCAATGTGGCAGTAGTAGTGTTCAGCCTCGTTGTCCTGTCCGATAAACGATGATATGTTTGCTTGTATCATATTGTTTTAAAGTTTCGACAAATATACAACAAGTTTTTGACACCACCAAATCTTTTTTAAGAATTGTGTTGTGCGTTGAACTCTTTCCAATACTCCCGCGACTCTTCGTCGTAGTCAACAACCAGTGCGAATCCGCCACCTTGCTCAGCCTCAGCCTTATCCTTATTGGCTTGGTTGCGTGAGCTGTATTGTTTGGCTGGCTCTGGGCTAAGCGTAAATGTCTTAGTGTCAGCATTATAGTAGGAATCTATATGCCGAGTTTCGAGTTTGATTATAAACATATTTGTTTACTTTTCGTTTATTTTAAAGTCCAGTATATAGAATAGAATAGGTAAGCCGAAATACCATTCCAGCTTACCCACTATCATTAATACTATCACAAATACGGCGGCTATTGCGTGACTTATTCGGAATCCCGCCCAACTTTCTAATTTCATTTTGGTGAATGTTTTCCGAAGAAGTGATACAAAAATTTGAAGCAGTCCACTACCACGTACCAAGGGGTCATAGTGATGTACGGCTGACCTTTTTTGTTTATTTTATACCTAACGCCAAACCAATTTTTCATTATCTCGTAGCACTGGTCGAGCTGTTCTTTGTTTTGTACAATTAATGACATATCATTACTTTGTTTCCGATTGAATGCGGTCGATCTCAGCGGCACAGAAAGCGCCAGCCAGTATCAGCCTATCCTTATAATCCTTTTCCATCATATGACGGCAAAGTGGGTCGCTCCAACTTTCTGGTAGTTGTGATATATCACCAGTACCATGATCGCATATAAGAGCTACAGCAGCCCTTCTTAGTTGTCCGTGAGCGTTATAGTGTACGTCCCATTCCACGGTGTGACCGTGTTTGTTACGCATTTCGCCGTATTCCTTGGCGATTAGTTCTGCACCATTTTCCATTGTATGAAATAATTTACGGTTTATTTAGCACCAGCACGCTTGTTCGCGTATGGCTTTTATCTCTGATTCGTCGGTCATTGGTATAACTTGAAGACCTATGATAGTTCTCAGGTCAAAGTCCTCTTTACGATCGAATTTGTGTGCGTAGTAGCCAGTTTCTGTGGCGAGAAATTTAAGCAACCCACCTTCGGTAACGGCGATATCCTTTACCTCAAAGTAATGTGGGTTTGCCCCATCGTTATTTACCCTATCAACCATTATGTAAAATAGGTCGCCCACCTTTGTTTTGTACGGTGATGTGAACTTAATGGTTGCGCCCTGCCGCCTGACTATTTCGGCGCTGAGAACAGTCATAGGCTCCCCTTCTGGGTGCAGCAACATTTTAAGGTACTTAGCCTTATTATGCTCAAAGATACCCATAACGTTGCGGTGAACGTAGTCTTCACCCGCGTCGTCAATAATGGTTTCACGCATTGATATGCGTAACGCTGCTTCAACGTCAACTGCTATTTCGAGCAGGCATTTGTCAAATAGTTCGGCTTGTGTCATTATTCAGGTTTTTCAAGTTTACTCCAACGTACTTCTGTTATAGCGTGATGCGGGAAGAATCCCATAGCTTTCCAATTTGTATAAGTTGCACCATCGTCTGGGTTGTTGTCCATTTTCTGACGCACAAATATGCGGCTGTTCTGATCAATATACCAAGTCAGTCCAAACTCGTTCATAGATTTGATCTGGTACAGCCTGCCGCTGGTGCTGTCGTCTATCACGATACCAACAACGTGTTGATCTGGCTTTGGAAATACCACTGGCTTAACTACAACTGGTACTTCCATTATTCTGATGGTTGATTTATTCGTGAGAGCTCTTAAAATAAATCCTGCAACAAATGTTATGACTGCTACACCAGCAATCTGGGCGTCTAAGCTTATAAGTATTAACCCCAACACAGTTACTATAGTGAGGATAAAGCTTACTCGTAGTGAAAATAAGTGTTTCATAGTGTTTAGTTTTAGTTGTTTATAGTTTATTCAAGTCGTTTGCTGTGGCGTGTTTGAAGAGCCGCTTGTATTGTTCTATATTAAGGTCGCACAACCTGCTCTGGTCGAAGTTTTCGCGCATAAATTTCCACTGGTCTTGGTCATTCCAATCCAGTAAAAAGTAATAGCCGCGTGGTACCACTTCGGTGCCGTCGGCTAAAGTCTTCATTGTTCCGTTTGATTTGTCTTCCATTATGATACCTCACTTTCTATTACTCCGCCCTCGTCATATTCGTCAATGGTATAGTTCTTCGGAAGCTTTTTAAGCGTTGCATTAGCCCAGATCGTATACTTATCCCTCGCCACCGTATATGAACGGGCGTGTGGGTTTTCTAATTCCTTCATAGCGTCGTTCTCAAGGCGTTTCAGTAATGTATCTAAAGCCGCCTGTTTACTGGTAGCGCAAATGTACCAATTTATACCCCAATTCCTCGGGTTTATATGGTACATTTTGAATTGTGGTAGGTTATCAAAGATCAGGTCGATCTTACCCATAATGGCTTTTGGTTTGCCATAGGAGTCAACGTCGTTTCTGAATAAGTTTTTGGCTTCTTCGCGATTCATATTATTTAAGGTCTTTAATTGCCAGTGATACGTCGTCGGTAAGTAGGTTAGCCTTCATAAGAAAGTGTTCGCCGTCGGTGTATGGTATGGTTTCGTATTCGTTGATAAACTCGATTCCTTTTATAGTATCGGTAAGTAGGTCTTGCCAAGGAATTGCATCGAATATTTCACCGATATCGGGTTTCAGAAAGAAACGTGAGGACGATTTAACCAGATAGGTTACTTCCTTCCATATGTGTAAGCCTTTAACCCTTGTCCTGTTTGTGCTGGTAGCGTCAAACGTCAGGGATATATTGCGTGGTTTCTTTTTGATTTTATCCATTGCACGCTTGCTGAGCGGGTAAAAACCCCTACCTATATGCTTAACAACAACAATGCGTTCCAAGTACTCACGTATTTTATCGTCGCTTACCTTTTTATAGTTGTAATACAGGTATGGAAGCGTGTTCTGATCGTCCATACGATCGAGCGCGGAGTTATACATATAATGTAAACACGACAACGATAAGTCGTCTTTTAACGCTTCGCGTATTTTCTTATAGGTGTCAACAAGGTCTTGTTTACGCATATGTTTATGAATTATGGTATGTAAAATCCTTCGGCTGGCAGCATTTCTTCTGTCATTTCGCCTGTAAACGGGTAAGCAATAACATATTCGCCACTGCTGAACCTACCAATATACTTTTGGTTTTCAATGTTGGCAAATACATTTCGCATATCAGTTTTATTTGAACGTAAAATTTTGAATATTTCGTTAGGCATTTTTACGCCTATGTAATCTCCGCCATCATTGAGCAGGCAGAAGAAATATATATCAGGCGGGTTATTATAGTGTGCGGCGCAGGTAAATACGGTAACCTCGTCGTGCCAGAATAATATTTTTACGTCAGTTAGTTCCATTGTTTCTTTCATTATGCCGCAAATGTACAACAAAGAATTGAGAATACCAAATTATTTTTTGATTTCGCAGTATTTTTTTAATACCTTAACTGGGTAGCTACCCATCATACTCGCCCAAATACCTTTGTATGAGTACTTTAACTCTTTCTCTACACGTACTACCGAACCCTCTGGTATACCGTTATGACCCACAAGTATGCGTACTTTGAACGGCATATTACTTGCCGCGTCTGTCGTTGTATTTTTCTTCTTCATAAAAATAAATTCCTGCTAACATTATTATTCGATTAATTTTAGTTGAAAAAGATTTCTGTTTCCGTCCAGTTCCGCCGTGTCAGACGCATTGGTATTCTCTGCGATCATATACAGGCGACCTTCACACTCGAACGGTTGTCCAAGTTTAACCGTAGGGGTTAAGGTTTTCTCAGCCAGTTTGGTGAGTATTACCACTTCGTAACCGTCGTGTGGCTGCCCGTCAGTTTCTATTTTAAACCCATATGGAGCCAAGGCTACGCTAACCTCGTCAATAAGGTTCAGCGGGCTCATATAATCCCCGTCAAGGTGTGTTTTAAGTAGGATTTCGTCCATAGCTTTACATTTGTGGCTGTGATAAGCCGAGCAGTTCGATTTCTTCGGGCGTCAGCTTGGCTTTTATTTGGTCAATGCGCATTTGCTTTGCCCGTGCTTTTAAATCCTCAATGTCTTTAAGTTTGAGTTTTTCGACGTGGTAGTAATTAACACCATCTGTGAACATACCTTCTGGGGTTGTTACCTGACCTGGAGAACTATACCACCCGCAATTCTTTGCAAACTTATACGCTTCGGTTGAGCTGAGGAAATATCCGTGAACGGAGCTTTCTCTTTCGTTGTCGGGAGCAACAATCTTATGAACCTTCGCTGGGAAAAGTATTAAAGTATCGGGCAATGATTCTGGAACCACGGAACCCGAGTCAATATCCTTCTTAAATGCTGCTACAACATCGTGTGCAAACTCAACTCTTTCGGTGGCGTTCATTTCTTCGAACGGTTTTCTCGGTTTTGTTGTGTTCATTGGTATCTGGGTTTAAAATGTTTGTTATGTCGTCTTTAAGGTTCTGGTAGCTGAATTGCATCTGCCTACCTTCGTTGGTAGGGGTCGCAAGATAGTCATTCCATATCTTTTGCGCTATTTGAGCTGCAAATATACAACTTGTTTCCGACACTACCAAACTATTTTACAACTTTATTTTCTTCCAAGAATTGTTTGGTCAATTTATCCAGTATTTCCTGTGTAACAGGCTCTTTGAACCAGATAGTCCAGCAGGGGTGAGTGCCGTTGTAGATCGTAAGTATCTCAGCGCGGCGTATAAGCGGGTATATGAAAGCTTCTGGGGTGATTGGCGTGCCGTAGCTACCAACAATGCAGCCTTGGAAACGTGTTATACCACTTTCATTCCAAATTGTATCAACGTGTATAAACTCAGCTCCGCGAAGCTTCAGCTTAAACGGCACGTTTTCGTGATACCCACTACCGTTCTTACTGAAATTATCGGCAATGAACTTGCGAATATTAAACGGCGTCGGGCTGTCCGAATTAGCCATTTCGTTTTCTATCTGCCTGTTGAGCCTTAGAAAATCCCTGAATAGTTTTGTTGACTCAATGTCAAGTATAGGGCGAAGTTGGGTTATCAATTTGAATCGGTCGTTTCTCAGATCGGTTAGCTTGTCAAGGTTCATACTACTGGAAATAAGTTCTGTTTTTAAAATTGCGGGCTTTTTCGAAGTCGTCGTCATTTTTGATTACGTCGCAGGCATCTTGATACGACAATGCATATACAAGGGCTGTGCCCCATACTCCGCGATCCCATCCTTGGCAGTAGTGATCGTACTGAAATTCTATTAGATAAGCTTTCATTTTCCTTCGTATTTGGTTCCTTTGCGCCAATCCAGTGATAGATCAGGCTCTGGCATTATTTGTTTAAGCTTGTTAATGAGTGCGGCGTATAAAACCTCTTCGTCAAGCGTTATCCACGCGTTGATCAGTTCTATATCAAGGTGACCTTCGGCACGTAGTTTGCGAAGTATTGGCGCCATTGAGTCAAAATGATTGTGCCATTTGTTCCAGCCGAATGTTTCGTGCGATTTCTTATAGATGAAGTCTATGCAATAATAAATGTCGCGGTGCTTTCTATTACACTCTGGGTGCTCTTTAGCATATTTTTCAGAAGTATATATATCCTGTGTAACAAACCGCTTAGTAAACCCCAAATAGAGTGCTATATAATTTTGACCAACATTTTCTGGTTTCAAATAATGTGGAGCATTATAGCTATTTTTTTCTGGGTCTTCGTCGTAGGGATTATTCCAGCTACCCAATGGGCGGCGTTCTGGGTAGTATTCTTTTGGGTTCCAAATTTTATACATTAGTCTATGGGTATTAGATTATTATGCATTAACTCCCACGCCTGTTTTTCCGACAGCTTAACGTTAAGCTTATCCTGTATTTTGGCGAGTAATAGTTGTCTGGCTTGGTACAGCCTCGTTTTTGAATATGTTGCTTCCCTTTTAAGTATGGTAGCTATCTGGGAGTGTGAATTACCTTTGGCGTCCAGTTTAATGTAAACCTTATAGCTCTCTGGTAATGATTCCAAGCACTCTTTGATCTTGGCTGTGATATCCTGTGCTAAGTGAGCCTGAGCCAAATCCTTTTCCATTTGTTCCTTGATAGATTCTTCGGACGGCTCTTCTACGCCAAGTACATCTTCATGAAATTCGTCAACCAGAACCTCTGGGTGCAACGCAGCAGCCTTCTGTTTATTAGCCTTAATATTCACGGCAATTCCTATGAGCCAAGCGGATATGTTTGTACCTGTTTTGTACCTACGTTTTACAGTCCAAGCAGCGAAGCATGCGTCCTGTACCAAGTCTTCATAGTCGTGGGTTAGCCTCTTGCAGAAGTTGATTAGCTTTGGTAGTGCGTCGGCTATCTCACGTTCCAATAATTTATACCGAAGCCTGCGTTGAACAGCCGCGTCGTATTGATTCTTATAGAATGCGTCCTTTTCTTCCTGTGTAGTCCATTGTGATACCCGTTTTTGGTAGGCTTCAACGCTGATAATATGTTTTTGCTCTTTGGTTAGTGCGCGTTTGCGGCGCCTGTTTCTCTTTTTAAAGAACCTTTTGCGCTCTTCGTCGGTTAGCTTAGCTAAATATCTTTTACCCTCAACGCTTCTGAGTTCTTTGGCTTCTTTAATGTAAAAATCAATATCTTCAACGGTTGGGTTTTCGGTAAACTTTCTGGTGTATCTGCGTTTATCCAGCACAAATTCGTGCTTGATAAGTATTCGTCGAAGCCTACCCTCAATATGGTGTTGTTCGGCTAATGATTCAATTTGTATCTGGGTGTAAGGAACAGACTTTTGGTTATTGAACTTAACAAATAGCTCATTCAGGAAGCCAGTGACGTCCTGAATAACTTCTTCTTTGGTTCTGTTTTTAAGTCTGGTCATTACATAAAAGAGTAAAGTCGGAAGGGTAGTAAAAATTACGATACCCTTCCGACTGAATTAATACCGAGTAGACGAGTTATGGAAGTAATGTCATACAAGTTAGCGGCAGCATACATAGTGGGAGTCTTACAAGCGGACAAGCGGTCTTAGTGGGTATCAGTTTCATCAATTTCAATTGCGCATTCAACTAGGTCGCGTTTATCGAATTCTTTTTCGTTATCATTCATGTATACAGTGGAATATCTCATACCGCTTATTACGCCGTAGCGTGGAAAGAAATAGCCGCGGTACGGGTCAACGTCATGTTTGGTTAGGTAAACAATTCGCTTTCCAATGTTAGCCTTTATGCTTTCTTTGTTTACCTGAAAAGGTTTGTAACCCTTTTGCTTACCGTCGTATTCGAAATATCCTGCCATATCTTAGTGGTTAATTATAGTGCAAATATACACAATGTTTTTGACACTACCAAATTTATTTTCAATATGCGACACCTTCTCGGTTATATTTTTTCCCAGAGGCGTCAATGATGTAGTAATCGGCGAACCTATTACCGTGTTTAATGCGTTCTATGGCACCTTGTAGCGTTCCGCTATGATCAATGGGTTTATGCGAGTCTGGTCTGGTGTCAATGCAGTCGTAGTCAGATATAACCACAACCACATTGAAGCCAGCATCAGGTATTAATTTGTTAGTCGTCATTATCTTCGGGCTTGGTTGAAGCAAATTTACCCAAGGTGGTTTGGATACCAAGTTCAAGTACGTAGTTGAAGAAATTCTTCATCCAGTTATACACGACGTCCCAAAGGTCTTCAAGCAGGTCGCCAATGAGCCACGTAATAGCCGAAATCCACCATAGCAACCACCATCTGGAAATATTACCTTTAAGTTCCTCTTTAAAACGTTTGATTTTATATTCGCGGGTGTCGGATTCGTTTATGTAGGCATTGGTGCCCTTTTTAGCCAAATACTCTTCGTTTGTAGGTGCTTTAATCAGACGTTTGCCGAGCTTTGCCCCTTCAACGTATGTTCGTATGACGGCATATACAAGACCTATTAACAAATACCCGACAATAGGAGCCGCCGTAATGTGTGCCAGTATGTCGTACCCGTGGTTCACACCAAAGAAATAATAAGTAAGACCAAGTAATACCAGTGCGAAAGTAGCCCAGAACCCGTTCTTAGCGAGGTCGGCGACAAGACAGATTATAACAAAGGCTATAAGCACAGCCCAAGTCCAGAAAATTGCGCCCCCGAATAGGAGCATTGATGTGAAGAATGATTCCATAATTGATTAGGTGTTTGGTTTATATTTGGTTTAGTGTATTACGGACGTTTGCCAGTTTACGGTTTATTTCTCTGATCGTGCCGTCACGTTGTAACACTTCGTTACTCAGTTTAGCATTTGCCGACTGTAATTCCGAATTAATTAACTTTAAACGGTTATACTCAGGCAGGCTCACGCCATAACTTGATTTAAGCTTGGCATTTTCAACTTTAAGCAGGGAAACCTCAGCCAAAAGTTGCGCTTTGGTATTGAACAGGGTTTCTGTCGTGTTTTTCAACTCGGTGCAGATGATCTGAAGCTCGGCGATTTTAATATCTTTAGGCTTCATACTCTTACCTACCCGCATCATTGGTGCTTGGTTAACGGTGAAAGGCTCACAAACACCTTCTACAACGGTAAATGGTATCGTGTTAATTTCTTTCAGGTATGCTTGGATAACCTGTTCCACGCTTCTGTCGTAGTGGTAGGTTCTCTCGAACAGTTTATTATCCCTATTTTCCTGTTTTCCATTATAGGAATAGTAGACCAGAGAATAGTCGCCGTGTAACGCTTTGAGTGCGTTAAGACGGTAGTTTACGCCGTATGCGTTAATGGTGAGCGGTAAAAACCTTTTTACTGCTTTGTGGAATGCTTCCACTTTGTTACGTTGGGTTGAGTAATCCATTTTGTAAAGTTATTTATGATTTATGATAGAATTATTTATCTAAGGTTATTATGTATAGGGTGTCGTTATTCTCTACGGTTACAACCTTTGCGTGGGTGTACACCGTATCTTTGGGTATGTGTTTTTGTTCGGTTTCATAATTTGTACTGGTTAGTGACACTATCCAGACAAATAGTACTACAATCGCGCCTACTACAAACACAGGTAGCCAAGGTATATCGTTTGGGTTCATAAAGGTAATCATTTTACTTCGGTATTATTTGAGCGTCGAGGAAATCCAAATCAACCAGTTCCTTTTTGATTACCTTTGTCTTATCGTCCTTATCGTAGGTTACGTTGTACAGTTCCCTGTACAATACGTCAACGGTATCGCGAACGCTGTTATACATTTTCTGGTAGAGTATTTGGTGCTTCTGTTCCGTACCTTCTATTGTAAATGTTCCGTGCTGGCACTGAAATACCACGCCGTACCGCTCTGGTATTGTTGTGGTTGTTAGCTGGGCGTCACGACCATTAATCTTACCCAACTTAACGCCTTTGTTTCCGTTGATATCGGTACCTTTGAACGGGTTGTTATAGTCGTCCATAAGCGTTTCGGTGACCTCAGTGTTGTGCTGTGATGGGCTATAGATAAGAGTTACTACTACCACCTTTTCGTGCAGGGTGTTAGAGTATTCGCGCTTGGTGTTGCAGCTCGTCAGATAAAAACCTACGATTAGAGCCGCCAGAATGGTAAACAGATAGAGTTTTTTCATTGGTTTAAGTATTGATTAGGGTTGTGTTGTTTTCGAAATCTTTTCTAAGCTGGGTGAGCGTTTCGCCCAACCAGTTTGTGCCGAGCCATTTGCTACGGTCGCGGCACTCAGGGGAGTGTTCATAAAAGCCAATACCCCAAAATTTATCATCCAAGCTACATTCCACAAGAGTTGTACCCTTAGTAGCCATAAGCTTTTCTTTCAGGTCTGGGTTTTGACTGAATTTGAAATAGTTTCCTGCGTATACAACACCTTGGCTAATTTTGTCCCACGTTTCCTTATCAAAGCCTTTAACTTCCCTGCCAAGTTCCTTTTGTCTGCGTGGGCTGGAAGTCTGCATTATTTTACTTGCAGTTTCAAAGTCACAGAACACTAAAGCCTTGTTATACATCATATATTGTTCAACACAATTGAACACATTTGCTTTTTCATCCAATTTTTCGGCGTCTTTAAAGGGTGCTATGTACCAGTTTGAGAATACGCCGTCATAAAACAGGGTAAACTGTTCGGGCTTCTCGGCTTCTTCCTTCATTCTGCGACATATTTCGTCGAACCCATCGAACACGGCGTCCAACCAGTATTTGGTTTTCTTACAGAACGGAACATATTCACCATCAATAAACCTTCCGACGTTATTACGGTAGGCATAATGGGAATAATCAAACTCACCATCGCCCATAGCATCCAAGCAACCTTCTATATAGTCCTTTTCAATTTCTCTTAGTGGCTCGTCAGTATCGGCAAGATAACCTTCCAGTTCTTTGCGTGTGGCGTCTTCGTCGAAGTCGTTGGGCTCCTGTGTTGATAAATTGCGAAGCTTTTCCTTCCAGTAGCCTTCGCTCACAAATCCATTAGCCGAGGGGTGAAACTCACGGCAGAACATCCAGTTGCCATAGTCGCCAGTGACAGCCAGTATACCGTTGGTGTTTATGTACTTGATATTGTTGATAACAGTATCGGGGTCTTTCAGGTGATGTACGAGCAAGCCGTCCTGTTTGGTAACGGTGACTTCGTGTTTACCCCAATCTATTACGGTTCTTTTACCTTTCATAGTATTCTGCTTACAATTGTTATTGGTTCGGGCTCATAAATAAACGATTCTTTAGCCCAGTATTCGCAATACTTCCCTATTGGAGCGCCGCTTGTTGAAGCGACCACAACGCCAGAGAATACCTTAGTAGTGTTGGGGGTTGTACAAGTACAAAGAACGGTTGTGAAACCATTTCCGTCAACACCAGACTGAACGTTTGTGTATAATTTACCCCTAACTGCTATTTCCATTGGCTATCTATTGTTTAGGTGTTATAAGTGAAACTTTCGGCAAATATACATAAAGTTTTCGGTATAACCAAAACTTTTTTACTTCCAAGAAATCAGAACCATATCCTCGTTTCTTTCAGACTGGTTAGTTCCAACCTTGTAATCCTCTGTGGTAAGTTTAAGCCTAACATCATCCAGCATCCTCTCATAAAGCCAACATTCATACAAGCCACTTTTGGCTGCTTTTGTTATAGATTCCTGAGCTCTTGCATATTGGCTATTGGCAGCGTTTGTATTTTTTTCTTTTGCCATATTACGGGCTTCCTGTGCGTTCATATTACTTATTTTTAAAGGTCACAACTACATTTTTGTACTTCGTGGCTATACACCCACTTCATACAGGTTTGACAACGATATCCAGGATATCCTGAGCTCCTTTCAAATTCCCAATTACCCTTACTTTTGAACTCTGTATCTATGGTTTCACCTTCAAACTCCTTTCCTTCCTGTTCAATAAAATCATCGATCTGGAATTCGTGCAGGTTACCATCGCCCTGATCCATAACAAAGTTATAGAATTTATCAAGTATCTTATGCAGTGTTGTCATTGTCTTAGTGTTCTAATAGTTATACCGCCCTGTGCTTGGTGCATCGCATCAATAAAGTCTTGACCGTGAAGGGCAAAATCTGCCCTGTAGTGCACGCATTGCTTGCATTGGTAGTGACCGTCACCCCAGCAATTTCCATCTGGCTTGCCTATCTCAAAATCTCTTGACGGGCAGTCGTCGCTTAATACTTCACCACGTGTCTGTTTCATTGTAATAGTGCTATTAATAAGGCTATAAAAGCCAAAATTATTAGGGCTAAACCATAATTATGGTTAGAATCATTAACTTGCTTCGGGGTTTTGCCTTGATTTTCCATAACGTTAGGGTTTACACCAGTGAGTTATTGTGTCCAATGTAGCTTTTGGTACCAATTCGTTTGTGTACCAGTAACGCCAAGTTGCGCCAAAGAAGTGAATAGCCTCAACGCCGTATGGGTGCTGTACTATGATATCTTCTTCCAGTGGTAGTGGACAATCCTCGACGGCTATCCATTTAAGTTTTCTTTTTTCCATTGTTTGTAATCTTTTCTAACTTGCTTATTAATTTCTTCCTGTAGGTCGATTACGTCAACTGGGTACACCAGCAGTCCGCGCTGTTCCCTTGGTGAGTTTGTGCCACCCCAAAACATACACCCGCTATTAACTATATACGCTTCAATGGCGGCGTCTTCTGTACGGTACTCAGTTTTCATACACAACGTATCGTTGTACATAAACAGCTTACCTTTTTTAAGGTCGCATAGCTTTACCCTGCGTTTTTGTTTTCGGAGCTCCATAGTTTAGCTGACTGCCGCGGCAAACCACTGAATTAATTTCCAAATCAATAGCACCGTCCATAGGCACCATACCCAAGCTGGGGCGGCTAATGCGGATAAAATCCACGCAAGAATTATTATTGCTATCATTATATTACAATTTAGGCTGTAAATATAAACAATCTTTTTGACACTACCAAATTTTTATTCGGTTTTAATGTAATATTGTGTAAGTTCCCTGTTCCACGATAGCGAAAGCTCACCGTTCGGCAACAGTTTAAGGTTGTTTATCTTGTTTTCCTTGACAACTTTATTCATCATCTGCCCGTGCTGGTTCCAGTTCAGGATGATCGGCACAGCAAGCGGAATCATTGAGTTCTTTACAAAGCCGAACTGTTCTTCATTGGTGATGATAGATATCCTGCGCAGGTTAACAAAGAACTTTTCCAAGCTTTCAAATAAATTGTCATAATAATCATCTGACAATATGTTATCCTTTACCCATTGGGTTTTGAAATCTACCACACTGAATGCGTCAGTTTTTAATAATGGGCTAAATTTTACAGAATCTACAAGCGGTCTGACAGTATCATAAAACTCGGTCATTAGGTTGAGCGTGTCATTATTACCCTTCCACACGTTGTTATTGATGCGAAGCTTTACGCCATATTTGCGGGCTGTTTCGCTGATAGCTATAATATCCACAAGTGTGAGCGGTTGTTCAGATTCGGTGACAGCTTTTTGTGCAGCCACGTCAAGGCTCATAAATGAAATATTGACGTGAGTTAATCCAGAGCTGAAAATCTTTTCCCTGTAGGCTACGTTACGTGCCAGATTCAGACCGTTGGTGGTCATAATGATCTTGTTCAGGTTGAGCGTTTGCAGGTACTCAATGAACGGTATAAGTATAACGCTGGTAGTTGGCTCACCGCCCAACAATAATGCATCTCTGACCTGCATATGATCTACGGCGAACTTAACCTTTGTTTTGGCTATGTCGAAGTTCAACCTCAGTTTGGAGTGAAGCAGGTCGGCAATACAGAACGAGCAGTTGGCATTGCAATAGTCGCTCAGTACTATATCCAGATACGGTTCACGGTTCAACAGATAGTGCTTGCCGTTATTCTCAAACGGTGAATAGGAATTACCCTTGAATATCTCAAAGTCCTGAATTAGCATCGGTTTCGGTTTTAGGGGTGAATGTATATTTACCTTTAACAGCGGTCAGTATACCAACTAACGGCGTACCGAAGTCAGGGTTTTGTTCATCAAAGTAGTACGAACCATTAAGCTTGTGTATGTTGGTTGTACCATTCTTTATGAGATCACTGGCACTATCTTCAAATACCACGTGATTTACACCAGCGGCTTCGAAATTTTTCTCAAACTTTTCGGCATTAAGCACCTTACGTTTCAGTTTCCAGTACGAAGCAGCGGCTTCGCGATACGACGACATTTCCCAAGAGTGTGGGTCACGTGGCTTACGGATGCCAGCACAGTGAAGTTCATTTTCATTCAATTCCTTACGTTCAACGGAAGTCAACCACTTATGGTATTCGTCCTTGTATGTGCATATAGCGTCCAGCTTTTCGTAGGTTGAGCTCCAAGGCTTGAACCAGAATGGAGCGAAAGCGATAACCATAGGTTCGCCAGTAACTGAATTGGTGGCTTTGATAGTCTTGCCGTTTAATTTGTAAATGTAGTTCATTGCGTTTTGTTTTAAAGTTTAAGCAAAAGTACAACTAATTTTTGAAACTACCAAATTTTACCATAAAAAAAGCGCTGAGTTTGCACCCAACGCTTCCACAAGAAAGGAGAATCCCTGTGTTACTGTGTTATTAATGAATTTGGTTCATAGAGCTGTAATATTTCCTTTGCTCGGGTGATTAAATCTTCCACTGACTGACCCTTTCCGTGCTGGGTTGCGAATAATTCTAAGTTATCAGGTCTATTATCATCACGTTTTCCATTTTTATGATGTACAGTTTCATTTGGTAATAAAATCCTACCTATAATTTGTTCCATTACATAGCGGTGTTCGAGTACACAACCTTCAGAATTGGCATTTGGGTGTTCGGGCTTCCATAGGCGTATATACCCTCTGGAGTCTTTACGCCGACCACCTTTCCAACTTGGGTGCTGTTCGCCTTGTTTAGTTCTAATTGGTTCGTGATAAGCGTTAGCGCATAATTTGGAACAAAAAGTTTTACCATTTGTTTTTGTGTGGCACTTTATTCTCGGAAATTCAGCCCCGCAATGCAAACATACCACTAAATAAGCTCTGATTAACCCTGTTCCACCTAATTTACCGTTTATCGAATTTTTGGTTGCGCCCTCGTAGTTTTTAAACCACCATTGACCATTTTCGTCTTGAGAATATCTTTCGTTCATAGAAATTGACTTTTGCCATATTATATTTATATATATAAACATAAATGGCAAAAGTCAATTTTGTATGAAAATAAATATTACTCGGTTATATATGGCTTAAATTCGCGGGGTAATGGTTTAGTGGCGCCTTGCGGTAGCTCGCCAACATTACAAAAAGCATAATTCATTTTGCTCATTGCAGAATTATATTCCCCAGCCAATGTATTGTAGGACATTTTTAAGCCAGCCAGTTCTTCCTGATTAAGGTTATTCTGTTCCCGATCTTCCCGCGCCCACTCGGAGCGTGGTTTACCGTCATAATCCTTTTTCATTTGGTTCACCTTACCTTCAAGCAACTGAATGCTGGCTACTTTGGCGTCCAATGCTGCGGCTACGTCCTTAAAGTATTCGTACTTTTTGAGTAGCGTGGAAGCTTTGGTTTCATTGTACAGCGTGTCCGAGGCATCATTGGCATAGCGGCACGATGTAAGGGCAACAGCGCATAGCAATGCGGTTGCCAGCAGGAGTGTGAATTTAGTTCGCATCTTTAGCAAGTTCTTCGATGTTTATAACAATTGATTTCACGGCGAGCGGGGCATCCGAAATGTGTAGTATCTGTCCGCCTGTCATAAAGTGCTGGTGATAAACCCCGCGAACGTCCCACCAATAAATGTACGGGTCTGAATCGCCGAATGTACCGTCGTCCTGTATAACTTCGCTGGTTAAAAATTGCTTATTACCTATATAAACAACATTGTCGTCGTAGTCAGTTACGTTAACGTCATTACCCCTACCGATAACAGTTTTAGGTTGTAAACGTTTACCCGAACTGGTTACCTTACCTGCCACGGTTGAATAGATAATACACTGACCCGAATACGGCGAAATACAGTACAGGTACTTAATAGCGCCAGGTTTATTGTCATTCGTAATCCTATCGGCAATTTTACCCTGCTCAACGGTAGTACCATCGGCATTCGTTTGTACTTTTACAGTGGCGCGTTTTACACCGCTGCTTGTTGTTGTTTCTTTGTCAGGTTCACAGCCCGAGTTGGACATTAATACGAACATTGACATTACCAGTAACAGTCCAAGAATTTTTCTCATTGTTTTGTTGGTTTTAGTTTGTTATGATTTGAATTATGCCGCAAATATAGAACTAATTTTTGACACTACCAAATTTTTATTTAAAAAAGTTTTGTCCCAAGGTACTGTAGTATCTCTGCAAACCTATTATCTCTGGTTAGTTCGTTATCGTACCGCCAGTCTACTTCACCTTTTGTGAGCATAAAACGAATACCCCAGACTTCCTTCCATATCTCTGAACGGCTAAAATACACTTTAGCCATGTATACAATATGATCAGTATTAATAGGGTAGTTTTCGTGTTTTACACCATTAGGGTTTACTATAATGGGTGCACTACTATTGATTATATTCATAGCTTATGGATTTAATGATTTGATAACCCTTACGAACTCGTTCAATCCTTCCTGCGAATCAATATGATAGTTTTTCACAAAACGTTTACCAGTAAGCACACCCTCGTCAAGCAACTTAGCTATATTTCCATATGTGTCGTCGGTAATACCCTTTTCTTTAAGCTGTTGTATTAGTGTATTATCATCAGGAAATGCCCATTCGTTTGGGGACGGGCACCCGCAATGTCCAGCGACGCGAATCTGGTCGCCATAGACCATTTCGTGACCTTCACATAACGCCTTTGGATAAGGCTTGTTGTGCATAACCTCGGCAACTGCCAGCGGAAGACCTTTACCTTCGGTATTAGCCATCCAGTAGTACCAAGCTCTGGTAAGAGTCCAATCGCCTACTTTGCCTATGTAGGTGTAAGGTACTTCACTGCGGGTCTTCTCGACCTCAACCAATTCGGCGCCAGCACTTAGTAGCTCTTCGGCTAACACGCTGTTGCATTCTTTTACTCCTGCTAAGTTTTTCATATTATTTTCGTTTTACAAATTTGGCAATATAGTAATTGACGCCCCTATCCTGTTCAATTCCATTTACGTACACAGTATAGCTACCTGTTTCAACCATAGTATCGCCAAGTATTTTACTTGATACGTCATAAAAAACAATAGAATCTGTCGAGCAGTTTTGGGTGATCGGGTTATTTTTAGTCCAGAAGTTGTTATATATTAAAGAATTGTTCTTTAAATGGGCGCCAGTCGAAACAGACGGCGCATCTGATATAACAATGTATACCGTATCAATGTAAGATATGCGTCTGGTTGTCCTAACGCTATCCTTAAAAAAGCCATAATAAATAATGTTAGGCTCTTTAGGATAATACGTATCTTGGTCAGGAACCCATTTACCTATAAATGGTTCATAAGTAGGTTCATCATCACAAGTGACCATCCCCACAGTCAATAGTAATACGAATAGTAATTTACGCATATTATTTCTTTTGACCTTTACAATATACCTGAGTTTTCCTGTCAGCTTTTACGCCAAACTGACCCATACCAAAGCGTTTACCCTTGGCTCCACATACTTTGCAGGTCATTTTATCATAGCCACCTTTTTCGGTAACGAGGCTGGTCTTCTCCCATTGGTGCATCAGATTGGCTGGCTTTGGGGCGTTTACGGCTCTCGGGTTCTTAACGAAGTTCTCTGTCATTGGCTCTATGGCGTCAACGAACTCACGCGGTTTCTCGTAAGGCTTCAACGTTTCGTTAAAACGTTTTACTATTTCACGCCCGTGCTGTTCGGCGGTTACATTATCTTCGACCCAATAGGTCATTTCTTCGAGCCAAGCCTTTGAGTCAGGGTCGCCAGCATCTTTAGCTCTCAGGTTGTAGTGTAGCTGTTTCATTTTAATCTTCTTTGCGGGTTATAACCCAATTAATAAGTGTACTTTGATCAATTCTTGTATCGTAACCCACAGCATCGACCAGTATATTGGTTACGCCTACGTCGCCGAAGCGTGATACCATCCATACCAGTACCGTGGTACCAGCTGGGCATATGTGTCGAATGAAGTTTTCATCCTTTCTTGAATCCTTACCGTTCCAACGGCGCATTTCGTTATCCGTGGCAGTTTCGGCTGTGATGCGGAACTTACTGAACAAAAATAACTGCATAGGGTCTTCCGTAGCCTCGGCTGGGTATTTCAGGTTGAACAGTTCATCGAAGCTAAGCGTCGGTAGCTGTATCGACTCGCCCACTTTCAGGGCTATACAATCCTTAACAAATTGACAGTTTTCCATAGCTTATTTTAATCCATCCCACAAGTGGAAGTAAGACATTCCGAAAAGAAATCCAGCCACAACCAATACCCATAACAGGTAAGTAAGATTATCGCCCAGCTCAATGCTGTGTTTATGTTTAACTTCTTTATTTTCCATCGGTTAATTTGTGTTGGTAAATTAAAAATGACTGCGACATTGTATGCATCAGTATGTTGTTTATGTCAACGTGAATAAGGTTCCACAGGACGCTATCCAAGTTGCCACTTATATCTTCATTAATCTTAATATTGCGCTTCTTTATAAGCACTTGGTAGCGGTCATATTCTACAGGTAACTGTTCTTTCCAAGCGTCACGCCATTTAGCCACATTTTCGGAAGTGGATAGGGCGTTGTCTTCGGGAATTGTAAATACTATTTTCTGGTATTGAGCCCATAGGTTTTTAACCTCTATTCGTTCATCCTCAGTAAATTCTGGATTATCGTAGCTAAAAGAGCAACCATTAAAATAGTCGAACTGGCGAATTGATTTATGAAATGCCTTAAACCAATTATCTTTATACCATTGAGCATTATCGCCACGATAAAATCCAGACCAATACTCATAGTAAGGAAGTAAGCTTTCAAACAGCATTTGCTCTGTAAGCATACTAAACAAGGAATGATAGACTGCGTGAATAGGCTGACCGCCTTCATTCAGTTTATCCATAAATATCTGAGGTAATGTTGTAGGCTCTTCACCCCTTTTTAATCGTCGCATCGTGGTCTGTTTAAAAGTTCACGGCAAATATACAACTAAAATTTTAAACCACCAAATTTATTTTTCGGTAGACTTAGGGGTTTTAGGTTTTTCTTCTATAACGAATCCGCCAGCGTCGATAAGGTGCAGAAACTCCTGTAAGCGAGATTCATCGGACAAAGTTTTGGGGATGTATTGTATTCTGGTCAAGGTTAGCAAAAGCATTTCCTTGGTATATTTGGTCATTTTCATATGTATATTGTTTTGTACTTGATTTTGCATTGACGGTGATAATAGGAGCACCCGCGCTCCAAATGGATAGTTTTAGCCGATGTTGCTGGCAATAAATATCTTACGTCTTTAGGTATGGTCAGGGCGAACCCACAACCTTTACATAGAATAAAAAACTCTTCGTGCTCCCAGTAATCACCATCTGTGCAACCTCTCGGTGGTACATAATGTTCAAGCTCCAATAAGTCTATATTATTAGTTTTATGAACTGTGCCGCACTCCGAGCATTTAATACTACCAACAATTTCCTTTGGCACCAAATTATGCTTATAAACTTCGTTCTGAAATTTATTAAATATTTGTGACAGATTCAAATCAACTTCTACGCTGGCTGGTATGTTAGCATTAATCCACCCCAGAATTTCCTTTTTATTAAGCTTCTTTATTATCATATTATTCCGTTGGTAAGTAATCCCATTTTTTAATTGTTTCTTCCAGTTCCTTGACATTATCTTTGGCTCTTACTGTGTTCCATTTGTGGACGTATGAACCGAACATACCGTTGGTTTCATTCTTCCGTCTGGCTTCCACGAATACGGAGCCTATATATTGACCGCTTGAACGTAGCTGGAAGAACCCGATAAACTGTTTTCCATACTCGTCAAAAAACATCACGGCTCTACCATTTTCTGGTACGCCGTGTTCCCTGATCGTTTTCCATTCTGGTTTCATATCAATCGCAATTTTCCCAAGTGAGCAAATATCGGATACCCTTTTCGTCCATTAACGGAACGTAGGCTTCATACCAATTGTTACCATATGCAGTATCCTTATATGGAAACATTAGATTAATACCGCTGGCTTTTACAGCAGCTCTGATGATAGATTTGAGTATGTTTTCGGCTGGTCGGGCTTGTGCGTCGGCTTCTGCCTGTTCTTTTGCCCACAGAGCTTCGTAACGCTTCAACCCATCCTCGCACGCTTTACCTGTTTTTTCGAAATAAGTATACAGATCACGCTTGTTGGTTTTGAAGTACACCTTCTCGGGGTAATCTTTACCCCAAGCGGTTTTCTTATACCAGTAGTTGGAATTGAAATACTTGTTTTTACTTTCGAAGCTTGCAACAACAAAGCCCCCTACGGAGCCTTGTTTGCATAGCGTTCCATCGAATTGGAAATCGGCTTTGTTACCAGGCTCTTTACCAGACTCTTTGTAAATTCTGATAAGGTATATTTTACCTTGGTAGTCGAGCCATCCATGTTTGTCTACTGGTATTAGAGTAGCCATAATATGTTTTATTAGGTGATGCTAGGGTCGAGAGTTTCAACCGTTACATCGTTGTCTATTGCAGTTACCTTGCATGGAACATTGATGCCGTGCACACCATCCCTTACGTAAAGTTCGCTGGTCATGCCGTCTGGCATATACACAACTACCTTACGACCTGACCATGATCCTTTATAGCGCCCATTGGCGAGGTCTGTAAATTCGGTTGGTTTTGAAATCATAATGTTATTTTTTTTAGTATTTTATTTTATGCCGCAAATATACACATAAGATCGGCAATAACCAAGGCTTTTCTAATATTTATAAATAAAAAGCTATGGCAGACAAATGTTATGATAAAACTTACAGGTTTCTTGTTATCCTGAGCATCATATTCAGTATTATTTTTGGCGTGTTCGTGTTAGGTCATACTGGCATGCTTATCTATGAACGCGTAAAATACCCTGAAAAAAGTAAAGAACGCTGGCGCCAGATTGAACAGAAGTTTAATCGACCACTTTCATCGTCGGCTGATACTTATCTTTATCCTTCGCAGGTTCCTTTGGCTTCTGTGTAAACGTGTTCGATTTGAATAGCGACGCCGATAGAAATAAGATACCCCACGACTGCCAGAAGTTGATATGCGGCAACTGGAACAGGTAAGGCATAATCCAATTCCACACCCACATTACTGGAAAGCCTATAATTAGCGCCCAGAATAGGATATATACAGTAGCCAGAAGCAACGCCCCGACCATTTTACTTACTAAGCTAATTCCTCTCATTATGATTCGGTGTTAGTGTTATTTATTGTTAATTTGAGTAGTTCATCTTCGTAATCCAGAACGTCGAGTTTGTTCTTGAATTTGATGTACAAATCCCAATTTTCATTATAGTTCTTTGCCGCCATATCAGCGCATTCGTCGGCTATGAAAAAACCCATAGCTTCGCTCTGTTCACTATTTAAAGAGGCTCTGTTGTCACATTTACTCTTGTAGTTGTTGACCGCTTCATTATGCCTGTACAGGTTATAGTCGGCAATCTTCTTGTAGTACAACATTTTCTGTATGTACCGAGCTCTTAGGCGGCTATATAACCACCCACTGAGCCATCCTTTTATTACTCTACTCATATATTACTTATTTTTATTGGGTATGAGCCAGCCCACACCCCAGTTACAAAATGAAATATCAAGTCCATCTGCATAAGAAGCCCCAAATGACATATCGACGCTTACATTATCTTTTATCACTATAGCCAATCCAAGATCAAACGCTTCGTATGGTTCCGACGAACCTGCACCATAGTACCCATAGGTTTCAATAAAGACACCTATATTGCCGTAGTATTTATACACAGCCAAGGCATAAGTGCCTTGAGCTTTATGATTTATGGTGTTAGGGTTTACTAAGTAACTCCCATCAGGAATATGGGCGTCAGACATTATGCCAATATTACCTATTAGTATGACGCTTCCAAAAGATTTTTGCAAACTAATTGCCGCATATTTTAGATAGCTATCAATAGTAAATTCGGGTCTACCAGCTTGCGGTAATACAACACCGCCAGTTATTGAGATAGCTGGAAATGCCGCTGTATCACGTATAATAGGTATCTTAGCGCCAAGATTTATATTGGAAATGCCAGCTACGTTTGAATAGTCGCTATGCTGGATGTTAAAACCACCCCTAAATTCCAAATGATCAAACGCACCATACCTGAATTGATTGGTTATTGACGTAGTGGTTGTCCCGAAATACTTACCATAGTTGGCGCTGCACTCATAATCCATTTGATGCACGCCAACGTTGTAGGCTCCAATAGCCATTCCAGGTCTGTCAGCCTTATATGGATACGTTGTTTGAGAATGCGCTAATGTCGAAGTGACAATAACAAATATTACCGCAAGGATGATGCTAACGAAAGCAATAATTATGGCAGTAAGTAATGTAGATTTTTTCATAAAAGTTCGAGTTTAAGTTGGTTTTCTATTTTTTTTGGGTTGTATTTTTTTTCTTTTTTATCTGTTTTGGCTTTAGCTTCCATTGCCTTAATAACGTCCACAAATTCGGCGGTGGTTTTAGTCTTTGTAACGAGCCGAGTCATATCCTTAGCCAGCCTACAGTACTTACCAGTTACATTTTCCAAGCCAATTGATTTGTACCCTTCTATAAAGCCTTCGCTATTCTTCCAGCATTGGTAGCCAGCGTATTCGCCGAGGTATTCCATATCCTTAGCATCTTCATTATTTTCCATCTGAGAGTAATTTTATTTTTTGTTCAACGTTATTCAAGAATTTTTGTGGATCGACGGAGAAATAGTCAATCATTTTGTGTAGCATTGTAGCTATGGATTCCTGCACTTCTTGTAGGAATTGGTATAGGTCGTCAGTATAGGTGAATATACGTAGGCTTCCGTACCCATCGTCGTCATTCATCAACTGCGGTAATATGTTGGTAGTATCATGCCGTTTACCGTTCAAATAATAACCACTGCGGCTGTTATTTTTATTGGTTTCAATGATCTTGTACCTCAAGTCATTTCTTTGTATGTTTGCCTTCTTTGGGTACTGGTATTCTTCTGCCACGAACCATTGAAGAGCAAAACCTTCCACGTCATTCAGATGGTCATATTGTTTTTGCTCCGTTGTGGTCTTTCCTAACCACTCTCTTTTACTTTCAAATTCGTAGTTACTCTCGGAAGTCCGTAGCCTGATTATGATAACCTTGCGGGTCATAAGTATCTTGGTGCGGTATTGATCTATGATGCTCTGAATCTCAGCTTCAACGTCGTTCCACTTCAATAAATTATGGTTACGATTAATAACTTGGTTATTGAGCTGAGCCAATACCTCTGGGTTGTCGGTTGGGTACTCGATTTCAAACTTGTTGAGTCGGGTTGAGAATTTAATGGTAAACTCTCCAACTGGTGCCTTATGTATTTTGGTAATAAGCGGCATAGTATTTTAGATTTGAACCGCAAATGTACAACTAATTTTCCGAACTACCAAATTTTCCTAAAATTTCTTTCCATTGGCGTTGATAACCAATACTTAAATGCTTAATTGGTAATGACTCAATCCAAGCTGACCGTTGTTTGGACTCTTCAACATCGAAACCAGAATAGTCGTCCATTACAAACATCCACTTATGGTGATATATGGGCGCATTATCGCCTTCGCTATAACGATGGTACTTCCATTGGTCAGAGTTTGAACTATAATGCCAATATTCCAAAATTGATGGTTCTGGCGATGTATCAAAATCTGGTGAATTAAGGAGTGTTATATCTGCCGTGGATAAAGATAGTTTAATGATATTAAAATCTGGGGTAACATCCCGAATAAGATTGCTGATATCCATGTAAAGTTTTTCAGCATATTCCTTATGAAAATATAGGCAACCGCCTATACATTTACCCACGTTATTCTTGTACCTTTTTAACATATTTACCCTTATTAATGATAATGAATTTCTTTTTCCAATCCACGTGCCATATTTTAAGCTCACCAGCCAGAGCTATTTTAACCTCGATCACGTAAAACTCAGTCTTACGGTTACCTTGGTATGTTTGCTTCTTACTGATTGTACCGACCCCGCTTTTATCACCTTCGTATATCTGGATGATCATTACACCTTCTTTGAGCCGACTGTATGCATCCCGTATAACCTCAAGGCGCTCTTCTGGGCTCTCTATCACGTTCAGTACGTTCAATAGTGTCACTGAGTCAAATTCGTGGCTCAGAGCCTCTGTATTGTGTTCTGCTGACCTGTTGTATGGGTCGTATACGTGGTTCTCTATACCGAATCCTTCCAGATAATTGGTTGCGGTGCCATATCTGCCGCCGCCGTAATCCAAATTGCAAGAAACGTAATCCTTGCGCTCAGCTAAAAGTTTTATTCCAATTGGTACTCTATTACACGAAGTCCTACAAGAGAAGTAATCAACATTATTTATTAATGCTACCATCCAAGTTTTTAATATATCTTTTTATTGCGACAAGTTTCCTGCGAATACCTACCTTGCCGTTGTCAGCAATCTCACGAAGAAATTCGTTAAGATTGTCCATTTGTGTATCCTTTTTTGCAGAAACATCCCTGTATGTTTTTCTGGCTTCGGCTTGCACCTTAATACCTTCCCACATTTTTTTAATGTCGGCTGTTTCCTTCTCACCTTCTGGACTATTCCTATAGGCTTCCCTTTTGGCAGTCCATTCCTTAAATTTTTCAGTAGTGTGATTACATACGTGTGACTCGTAGCCAATAAATGTATCGCCGCAGAAATGTTTGCCCATATTAATGTGGCGTTCTTTAATCAACTCACCACAAATATAGCAGTAGTTTGGGTTCCTTGCAACAGCCATAACTTAGTACATTAAGAAGTTTTCGAATTTGACGCCCAGCTTATTACCGTCCATTAATATAATGTCCTGAATATCAAGCAACCATATCTTTTGAAATTGAGTTTCTATGAACAGGGAGTTGGAGTTACCACTAAACACAAATACTTTACCATCAGTGTTTTCTTCGAAGTCAAGAATTACTGGCTCATATTGTACTAAACCTTCGCAGCATGGGGAGCCGTTACCCTGAACTGTTTTTATACCCGAAAACTTACATTTTATTTCGGGTTGATCTCTTTTGAAACTTACAGTTGCCATATTAAGAACGTCTTATTTCATCAGCAATCCTGCATAGGCAGTAGCTGAAAAAGATTATTATTACGACGGCTATACCGCCAAAAATCCACCAAAGCATCTTCGCATTAGTTAAAGATTTATTTTAAACCACGGGTAATTTTGTTCCCCCGATTTCACCATTGAACCAAGCTGGGGAACACTTGGAACATAGTTTGTACGAATCCTTATGAATTGACAACTTTGGAAAGTCGTCAACGTGACCAATGTAATTAATGCCCTCGCTATCTACACAGCACGTGTAAACCCTACCATCCCAGCGGATAACAGCCATATTCTTTTTGAGAAATCCACACTTGTTTTGCCACTTCAAATTCTCAGCTGGCGTGTATTCCCTATCGTTCATAGCCCAGTTGTGCATATTGATAACAGTAATGCGGCGCAGGGCGTCCTGAGTTATACCAGTGTCATTAATCCAACCCTGCAACTTATCCGTATAACAGCTCATAATATTAGCTTTTAAGTGGAACTTAGGGTCGCGCTGGATAATGTACTCATAAGCCATTTTGAAAGCGGCTAATGATTTCTTGGTATGAATACTGATTTCTAGGTTGATTATGTTGTTATCGAGCAGGAGCGCTACGTCTTCTTCGCTTAATAGCAATCCGTTGGTATGAATTGCCATATGAACGTTATACTTTTTAGCAAGCCCGAGTATGGTATCATAGTCTGGGTGCAGCAACGATTCACCAAACCCAGTAATTATTGGCATTGTGTTAGGATTTATGAATTGCAGGCATTTCTCAAATGTTTCAGGTGTGATCATACCCCTTGGATACACGCTGCCGTGAGAGGGACAATGATCACACCTGAGGTTACAAATGTTCGTTAATTCTATTGAGTAAATTCTAAGCATTGGCTTCTTTGATGCGGTTTAAAATTTCCCTATTTTTTTCAATTTGTTTCACACGCTTACGAGTATTACTCTTGTTCAAGCGGTTGGTGTGTTTGGGTTTGTGACTCTTTGCCATCGAAGTATTGTTTAGCTTATTTATTGGAATACCATAAATATAGCAACAGCGCGGCAAAAGTAAATAACCTTACCTATGACCCCTCGATTTATCCTTATGCTTCGGAAGCATGCTGGATGGTCTATCGTTGCATATGGCTATTTTACCACATATCTCACATTTGCCGCCAGACTTGCTGATAGTTTCAGGATATTTGTATTCTTTGGCGCATTCGTTACAGTAAAACATAGCTTATTTTGTTACGGTGTCATTATCAATTGTTCCGTCCAGATTTATTGTGATTGTATCGAAGTCGTTTTTTAGTAGATCGCCGTCATACCTAAATCTGTATCCGTAAGCAATAATACTAATTTTATCACCAATAAAAAACATTCTAGCTGGGCTACCGTTAACTACTATTTCTCTTCCTTTACCTTTGGCAACAAAACCTTGCGTCCACTCAGTGTGTTGAGAGTTAGATATATCAACAACTTCGCCTTCTTCAATACCACATTCTTCCAACAATTCTTCACCTATGGTAATACTACCGTCGATATATAAACCGCGCCCAGTGACAACTGCATTTTGCAGTCTGACACGTATTTTTTGGATAAGGTAGCTCATATTATTCATTTTTTTGGCGGATAGCCGCCTGTTTCTGCTTTATAGAGAGCTATCTTTGCTAACTCAATAGCTTCGGTAGCCATACCGCTGTGTTTACGCCTGTACATTGGGCTGTTGAATATACCGAGCAGGTTTTGTACTGATTCGTACAACTCAGGGGCGGCTGCCATTAGCTTGGCATTAGCCTTAAAGGTTGCACCCCCAGCTATTACACCTTCTCCGCCCGTGTAATCTTCATCAGAGGCACTTAGTACGTGAGCGATACAGATATCGTCAGTTACCGACCAAATCTGACCGCATAAGCAGTCGCCGTCATGACAGGCACGCCACGGTGATTTACTATATATTCCCATTTGATTTCCTTTCTGCGCGTTTAAGCGCTAAATATTCTTCGGGTTTTAAACAATAGTCGAAACTGGCTTGTATTGTTTCGGGTGTTGACTCGAACGTTAGCTCAGTATCGCTTTTCATTTTACTTTGGATTTGCCAGCACGAATCGCAGGTATAAACAGAGTGGAATCCATCGTAGTTGTGAACTTGGTGGTGCATTTCTGTGCCAGCGGGAAAGTCCTCGCTACACATCAGGCACTTGTGCGGCTTCCTGATCTTAACTGTTTTATCCTCAACTAATCGTGCCATAAGTAATTTTCACCAAAAGTACAACTAATTAATCATTTTTCCAAACTTTTAATTACTTTTCGCGTGAAAGTAACTCGTACAGGTGATTAATGTTGGTTTTTTCGTTTTTAAGATTTTCTTCATGCTCGGCAATCATCATTTCCAGAGCATGAATTTTACCTTTTTTCCATTCAGCTCCAGTATATCGAGTAGGTGAAGCCTTAGGTATGTAACAAACCTGTTCCATTAAGAAGGTAATGTCACGGACGGCAACAAATTGAATCTGACCTATTGTGTCCTCATACGGCGCCACGTTAAAGTTCCTAATCTTTTCAATAAGATCGGTATATTTTTTACGTAGCTCTGTGTTTTTTATTACAAGGGCTTCGTGTTCTGCTATAGCCGCGTCATATTGGTCTGAATGTTCCTGCTCAGCCTCGGCGTCGCTTAGACCCTTAATATGCTTCAACTCAGCCTTCAAACTTTTAAGCTTTTTACGGGTTTCGTTATCGGGAACCAAATTGAATTTGCGATCTAATTTACCGCAAAGTGTTGGGGCAAATCCGATAAGCACCTGAGAAACGGTTAGTCCGTTTTCAATGTCTTCTTTTAAGTTTTTGTACATTGTATTGTGTGTTAAATAATTATTAGTCTTTCGAGAGCGTAAGCCCCTTTACCTTCAAGGTAAACAACAGGTGTATGACCGCCAAGTATGGTGGCTTTATGGCTTATAGGAGCCGTAAACGGAGTTCCGTGATCGTCCAGCATCTGTACGAAATCGCCAACTTCGTATATTCTGTTGAACATAGTAACCAGTAAATCGTCTTTCGTTCTCATACTATACAAAGCCAAGGTCTGCTAAGCGTTGATCTAACGGCGCCTTACCATCTTCGCGTTCATCAACAAACTTCTTTGCCAACTCTTCCTCAAAACTAACCTGAAGCACCAAGGATTGATCCTCTACTTCTTTTTTATGGTAGTAGTTGGTAACACCCATATCGTTGCAGATAATGGTGTGGAAGTGTTTACCATTAAGGCACCGTTCAACAGTGGTGTCCAGTTGTACACATAGATTAAAATTATAACCTCTGTAGCTAAATTGTTTATTCATTTCGTGTGCCATGATTGTATGTTTTAAAATGGTAAATCATCATTATCAGGAATAGGCTGGGTTACTAGTTTTGTTCTGGGTAAGTGTCTTATATTATTTTCGCTGAAATCCACGTCATTACCAAAACGTTGTAAACCTGTGCGGATATCTTCAAAGTAAGCTCTTACTCTTGCCGCAGTGTCTTCCCAATCCAGATCGGAACGCCGACCTAAGCCCTGCTCTTCCATATACACAATTTGTTGTTCAATATTATGCATTGCGCTTTTTATATACTCTAAGTTATTGAGTACATCGTCACGACCATAGGTGATATGTTGAAACAGTGGGTCTTGTGTGTTCATACTATTCGTTAATTTCTACGCGGCAGTTTTCGCAGTGACCGTCAGGCTCGTCCTCGTCTTCTGGTATAAGCTCAAATGATTCTACCCACCAAGCACAGTGTGGACACTGTTCGTAATGGCGGCGAGCCATCAGAGCCTCGACGTCTTCAACCTTACAATCTAATGCAAATCTGACCAGAGCTGTATAAGCTGGGTTACAGGAATCGCTCAAGTAATCAAATACTTCTTCTTCCTGACCGTCAAATTTATCTTCCATAGGTGTTAATTTTGAGCAAAGATAGACAAATATCTTTTAAAAACCAAATTTATTTTTCCGCCGCCTGATAATTTTTGAACATATTCTCAAACGCTCCGTCCTTTATGAACCCAACGTCTATAAAATCCTGTTCTGTTATACTCTGATCATCAATCTGGAACACGTTATTGGTGAGCTGTGTACCTATATGAAGATGATACTGCATATCCAGCGGTATGCTGACAGGGAGTGGTGATAAACAACCGTATGCTTTCCAGTAATCCAAGTTTTCAACGTACAGGAGCTTAATACTGCCTGCATCCTCACTAATTTTCTGTTCTGTGAGGTAGAACACTATCGGTTTTTTCATTTTTACTCTCTCTCTTTCTTTTCCTTGTGTTTTTTTTGTAGTGATCGCACGGCAGACCATCGCAGTCGTCGTACATTATATTCGGACAATGGCAGAAGCCGAACTCGTCGCCGAATATACAGTTACTCATTGCTTTGTTAAATATCTTTACCATTGGTTTAGAAGTTGCACTATGCGTGATTTACGTTTATCGGTTGATTCATCGTAAATTGCTACAAATTCATCCCAAGCCTCTACATACTGGTCTACCCAAGGCTTAATGTAGTTCTCGTTCATCCACAGCATAAAGCGTTTAGCTTCTTTCCGTGAGTCTGTTTCAACATAACAGAAGCTCATTTCGGTATCAAACCTGATTTTGTTTCTCGGATAGGCTTTTTTGTAGGCTTTTTTGAGTATATCGCCAGCCGCGTTATTGTCAGCCATACTGATACCCGTATCCCCAACATCCCTTTTGGTTTGAAGGAAGAATGCGAAGTTTCCGCCAAGGGAATATACTTGGTTTTCTTTATCGAAATGCGTTTCCTGCTTGTCCAGATCGGCGTCAATGTCGTCGGCATAGTGGCGGTACAGATTCATCTGGTTAAGGTGATGACCAATCGTTTGCAGGTTATCTCTCAGCATGTCAAATAGATCAAGTGTCGCAAACAAATTAAGCTTTTTCTCAGCTTCTATAATTGTTTCGCCCGTGCTGTCGTCAGATATTGTAAACTCTACGCCAGAAATACCGACTATATTTACATTTAGAAATTTATTTTTATTGTATTCCATTGGTTAGGGTTTTACTATTCTGTACTTATCAATTATGTAATCGAACTCTGGAATCCATCTGGTCGGGAACCGCTTGAATTTAAGCATTATCGCATCCTTATTGGCGTGGTATGATCTTGGTACAACCTTGTATCTGGGGCAGTAATCCCTCTTTCTAAGGGACGGTTCATCAACGAATAGTTGGCATTCGTCACTGAATCGAAATATGGTACGGAACGCCCCATGCCTGTATAACACCGATCGCGAGAAATACCGTTTAAAGTGGGTGCTAAGGTATTCATCAACCTCACGTTTATACCCCTTTAACAAAAAATTGCCGTGTGGTGCATAAACAAATGTTAGTGTGAACGCGCCACCCCACCACTCCTGTTTACCTTTCGCAGGTACTATTATTGTTGTTAATTTGTTTTTCATATAGTTAGAATTTAAGTGTTCAACAGGAAACCTACGCAGATACTGGTATGAAGAGCTTATCTAAAGTAATACCACGCAATGATACTGAACAGGTTTCCCGCAGGGGTTGAAGAGCTTCTTAGAATAAACCCACTGAACACTCTGGCAACAAACAACACAGACCTTACAGATTACGGCGGGCTCTGAAACGACCAATAAAATATGCCGTTAAACCAGCTATAATAAGAAATGCAAGAACCTTCAAAGCGACGAACAATGGTACCACCACATATGCGTGGCTGGTAATAAATAAAACGCCAATTACGAACGCTACAAGTATAACTACGATTAATGTCTTTTTCATATTATGTATTATTTTGTTTTTAAATTAGTAGTTATTTCGTCAACCTGCTCTATGTATGATACATATCTCGGGTCTTTTTTAGTATCATTATTACGAATGTCTGGTAAATCAATTTCCAGATGATGCGTAACAGCAGACGGCTTACCGCCAAGTATGAATATATCGGTAGCAAGGAACACAGCCTCGCGTGTATCGTGCGTGACAAGTATTACAGTTGGGTCTAATCCGTTATTTTCTTCAAAAATACGCCTTAGCAATAACTGCATTTCATTCCGTGTACGTCCATCAAGTGCCCCGAACGGCTCGTCCATTAAAAGAATAGTTGGATTTGCAACAAGATTACGTGCTATGGCTACGCGCTGTAACTGACCGCCAGATAATGTTGGGTATTTAGCCCATTTACCTTCGTGACCGCTTAAACCGACTAACTCAATCATTTCCATAGCTTTTACGTTAGCGTCTTTTTCTAACATACCAGCAAGTATAAGCGGCAAAGCGACATTTTGTAGTACAGTTTTCCAAGGCAGTGATGAATATTGCTGGAAAACCATAGGTATATGACTGTTTGGGTCGTGCGGTTTACCGCGTAATAGTAATTGACCAGAAGTCGGCGACATAATATTTGATATGTAGCTCAATATAGTTGATTTACCACAACCAGACTGTCCAAGTAATGCTATAAACTGGCCCTTCCCTATTATGTCGGGTACACTAAAATTAAGCTTATCGAATATGGTTATTTTTCCATCGTCGTATTTCTGAACAATATCAATCAGATCGAATACGTTGGTATTCTCAATTCTATTTGAATTATTCTTTGGAGTAGGTTTAACCTCTGTTATTACAGGCGTAACCGATTTAACCTCTGGCTTTGTTCTTGAAAAGAAATTTTCCATATTTTATTCGTATTTGTATTTGAATAATCTTCTATCCCACCTTTTAAGTAAACGATCTTGTAATGTGCCAAGAGCTATAATAAGCATAAGTATGGCATATATGATATCACTTCTTCCTCTCCCCGCTGCCGCAACTATACCGCCTAATCCACCTTGGTTATTGACAACTTCAATTACTGAAATATACGTCCACCCTATAGCCACAAGAACTATAATGTCAACAAAAACTCTTGACATAACTGAGGGTATATACAGGTGAATCATTTTTTGCCACGCCGTCGCTCCAAGTGTACTCATTGTTTGCTTATGAACTTTCTCAGTTTCTACCACTCGTTGAACAACGACAGGTAAAAGATAAACCAAAATACCAACAGCTAAAAAGTTAACCTTTACACTTATACCTATACCAAAGGCTGCTATAAATACGCCTATAGCCGCTGGGATAGGTAAATAACGTATAGCGTTAAGTATTTTTTCGAAAAGGTATCGCGGAGCGGGGTATAACGCAATTAAAAATCCTAAAGGTATAGCTATTACAGCGGCTTCTAAATATCCAAGCACGTTTACCATAGTTGAGAAACCTATATGGAATAATAAATGGGTTTTGTCCGTTAGCTGAATTAATAGGTCTTTTACGCCATTATACTCGTACCCAGAACCTAATAGTAACTCCCAGTAGGAAGCTATTACTTTTAATGGTGAAGGTAATATACGGTCACTTATTAAGCCAGACGAAGATATGAATAACCACGATAGAAACAACCCTACCCACCCCAGAATACCAAGAAGCCATTTTGTTTTATCGTTTACGTCACCTTCGAACTTAAACAATCCTTTGGTTTGTATCATTTTATTTGTTTGTTTTATGGTTAGTAAAAAAAACGCTCTTTCGAGCGTTTTCTTATTTTCCTACAATATTAATTACTCGTTGATAAAACTTATCTCCGTTCTACGGTTAGCGGAACTTTCGCTTTCACCGTTTTCTATTGGGTATATCGGTTTATCAAACCCCCAACCAATAGGCTTCGTAAAACGATTAGGGTCAAAATTGCCTGTCTTTATCATATAATTAACAACAGACTGAGCCCTTTGTAAAGATAACCTTTTATTGTATGCGGCGCCCTTTTCAGTTTGGTTTCCACTGGCGTCACTATTACCTTCTACCCTAATACGATACCCGCTAAACCCTTCGGCATACGGCATAACATCACGGTCAAGAATGGTCTTAGCATAATCATCCAACTCAGCTGAGCCAACGGCAAAATTAATTATAACTTTAATGGCTGTAACGGGTGTGGCTTCTGAAACCACCTTTTCCTGCGATTGAGATATTGGGTCAAACTTAACAACATCAGGTTCTGCTGAATGCTCTACACCTGTTAATGTGGTAATTTCCTTTATGATACTTTCGTTTGAAATCTCCTTCCAAGAAAGCGGATTCTTAGCAAGAACGGAGCCTTTACCGTCTGGTACTTTAGAATAAATGTTAGCCATTCGGCTGTATAGCTTTTCGCCAGTAACACCAGTGAACGATACATTTAACCCAAATAGGTTTTTATTATCTTCATATGTGGTAAGCCTAACTCCATTTAAACCAGCCATTGCGATCTCAACGCCATAACCAGTGAAGCACTTATCGAAAATGACGGCGGCTTCTTTTTTAGCTGTTTCGCTCTGATTACATTCGGCATTACCAACAAGCCAAGAAGTCATAAGTTTAGTTGCCCACGTTCTGAAAGCTTTATCTTCCAAATCAGCTTTACGAACAATTAGACCGTCCATAATAATATTTCGTGCTTTATCTGTACCGAAAAATTTATAAGAGCCCTCTATTTTTGCTATACAATCACCGTCGTCAGGTGACCAAACAACGGCTATAGGTACTTCGCGGTTCTGAAACATTTCGGCGGCTTTGATACCACTGGCGACTCGAACTGGTACAATATCGTCAAGAGTCATTTTAGCTGATTCCAAAAGATTAAGTAATAATGTTAGCGAAGCGGAAGCGTCGGTATATGCTACCTTTTTACCCCTAAAATCCTGTACATTTTTAATAGTCCTGTCTACTACAACAACGTCGGCGCCTCTTGATATATCGGTAAACCCGATTAAACTAATCCCTAAACTGGCAAGATCGCTACCTTCGAATACTTCTGTTGACATAATATCCACTGTAACCCAAGCGGCGTCAATATCTTTCGATATAAGTGCAGAAATTGCAGGAGCACGATCGTCAAATCGTTTAAATTCCACTTTTAACCCGAATTCTTTAGCGTTTCTGCTTTCAGGGTCGTAAGCCATACCGTTGTTAAGACGTAATTCAGCTCCATAGGGGCTCCAAGGGTTGATCGCTACTTTGCGGACTTCATTGCTGAACCCCATTTTACCGAGCACCTTAGGTGCTACTAAGTAAGTTCCGATGCCTACAAGGATAAGTAAAAGTATCCAGACTGGCCATTTGATTGTAATTCCTTTGATTGTCATAATGTTTGTGTGTTAAGGTTAATGTTAGTAATGTGTTTTTTTAAAGTGATGCAAATATACAACAAGTTTTTGAATCTACCAAAATTATTTTACGGTAATGCGGTAAAATCAGTATAAGACTGAGTTGCAGGGGTGTCCAACGCGTTTGACAGCTTATTTGTAGACTGCGCCATTGTTAGTTTTTTACGACTTGGTGAAGCGTCCAGAACCTTGTTAAAGTTTGTTAGCTCGGAGAATGATTTAGCGTCGTATACTTCCAAGTATTTCTGACCCTTATCTGCGTCCATAGCATTTTGAACGTCAATATTTACTGCGTAATCCTTTGCCATTTCGGTAAACCTTTTGCATTTACCAACGTAATCGCTAACCTGTTTTCCGTATGCGACAATAGCTTCTTCGTATATAGCCCTCTCGTTCGTGTTACCACTAACAATTGATCTGGCTGTTTCAAACGCCCCAGCGATACTTTTCAATACACTGAGATCGTCTTCTTTGATATCGATATCGTCCTTCAGTAAAGCCAATCCATTTGTCCACGATTTATGAAGTTTTTTGGAAAAATCCAAGGCTGATTCGATCATTTGTATACGTGGCAGGAATATGTCAAGGGATTCTTTGCGGCGTTGAGCCATAATAGCATTCGAATTTGCTTTTTCATTCAGGTCTTCGGCATCTACACCTTCTGAACTTTCGGCTAATTCCTTGGCTTTTAGACCAGCTTCAAAATAACTATTCGCTTCGTTGCGGCGTTTCTCCATTTTTTGTTTAAGTAGAGCTTTTTTAGACTCCAACGTTGTAATGGTTACGTTAAGTTCTTCTTTTTGTTCCAACCACTTATCGTAGGCATATCTCATACCTGCGATCGGATTAGCGTCTATCATAGCTTTCCACGCCAATTTAATAAAAATATTATACCAGTATGATACCATATTTCTATTTTTCCAAATAAGTACAACCGTGCCAATAGTGATAACCACTGTTGCCGCGAGCTTAACCGCAGCCCAAATCATATCGGTGGTATTAGTGATAGCCGCGGTTATAACTGGGAATAAAAAATACATTGCATAAAGTAATGCACCGATTGCCGCAGCGCCCACGAAATAACCGAAGTATTTCTCACCGCCTTGCAGCTTGCCTTTTGATTGTGTTGTAGGAATTAAGTTGTCCATTTTTGTTTATTGTTAAGTTAATGATTAGTAATTATTTTATGTAAGATTGAATTTTTTGGATATCGCCATTGATTTTACCAATCACAACCTGAAAAGCGTTATCAAATTTTGATTTTTTATTCAGGTTTTTTTGCGACTCACCTTGAATTATTTGCAAATTCGTGTTAATAGTCACAGTATTGGTACCAACACTTGCTTGTATATCAACTATTTGTTGTTGAAGCTGTGCTATTTTAAGCGTTGCCTCTGAATTACCCTTTTCAAGGCGTGTATTTTCTTCTTGTTTTTCCTGTAGTAACTTGGAACCCTCATTTGATAAGAATTTATCAAATTCCTGTTTATGAACGGTAATTAAATCAACGTACTGTTGCGCTGTTTTAATAAGTGCGCTTGACGTTACACCCTGTGCTTCAAATGAAACAAATGCAAGTTCATAAAGACCTGATTCTGTTAATTGTGAACCAGATTTTTCGTACATTTTATGTAATGTATTGGCAAACTCGAAGTAGTCAAGACCAACAAAATTTTTACTTTCTAAAAATTTCATAAAATGGTCAAGATACTCTTTCTCAAAATCGGTGCCCAGATCAGGAACTTGTACTGGCGGTGGCATAGGAAAGGTTGTATTATTAGGCACTGTCATAGTGCTTGTTTGGAAAGGCTGTAACGGTTGAACAGGCTCCGATGGTGCCGTTGTAGTTTCGGGCTTTTCCTCGACAGAGAAAAATGGGTTATTTTTAAAGAAACCCCTCACCGATTTTTCGTTTGATGTTGCCATAATATTTTATGTGTTATTAATTTTCTCAGCAAATGTACAACTAATTTTTGATACTACCAAATTTTTGTTAAAATTATTTAATTCTTTCGTAAACCCCATTGCCTTTATATACAAGTTTATAGTCCCTGTTAGAAAGCCACATAAAGAAACAGAGTACAATTAAAAGCATGAGCCCGTATATAATCGTTTTTTTATCTTTCATAAATGTACTTTGTATCAACACTTGTAATATCATCTTTTATACCATCGGTTAATAGACGTAGCCGTATTTTCGAGAAATTTGCATTGGCATGGAACGACCAGAAATAGTTAACCCAGTCCTTTTTATACACGACATTACTATCCTTCATAGTTAACTCAGTACCAAATTTAGTTGTCTTATCTGGAAATGAATCACGGTTTTGTATGAACTTTTTTACATCATAGTATTTGCTTGGTATCTTACCATCCAGACGTTCGCTGACAAGCCTCATAATGGTATCTTCGATAGACACAGTTGACGTCACTTTTGGCGTTCGTGTAAGTGTAATAACAGCATTTCTAAGCATCCAATCCATTTTGTCAGCCAAGTCCTTAGAGTTTTCGAACGAATACGTACCATTCTCAAATAGGCTTTGCAATAGCTCGGTATTCCTTATGAGAACGGGACAACCATTAACAGCGCTATCAAGTACCGATAGGTTCCAAGTGGCATATCCGCTCAAATTACAAACAGAAAAGTACGCATTACGCATTACATATCCATAGTTTTTAAATGGAATCTTTTCGACCTTTACATAGTCAAGGGAATTGAGTGTATTGTTTAACTCAATTTTCTGATCATCGGTAAACCATATAACGAAATCGTCACGAAGATTTCTAAGCTCGGCGCCAGCTTGCAGTACTTCCTTCCAGCCCGTTGTTTCGTTGTTTCTATGGTTGAACAGAATTATCTTTTTGTTCGGAAGCTCCATAGGTTCATCGCCGAATATGGTAGGCTTTGAGTAGAAGTAATCAGCGTCGTATTTGACGCTTACGCCTAAACGAGCCAGTTCTTTATCAAATAATGACTTAGCATACGGCGTATGAAAGTAATTCATATCAGAGTTTATAGCTCCATCGATCTGTCGCCAGATGTACCCACCTAAATCAGCGCCGTACTTTCTGGACTCTTCACAGTCAATCCAATGGAAAAAATTAAGAATGATTGGTTTTTCCCTGCGCTGATTGAAATAGAATACCCGCAAATTTGCGGCTATTTCGGGCTGGTTGCAAATGATTACATCGTAGTCAATCCCATAAGGGCTATACTTAGCCAGCATTTCGCGGTTAAAGTGGTAGCGGTTCTGGTGTATTGACGTGGAATAGTTATACGGCAACAGCCTAACTTCCCTGTCAGCGGGAAAGAAATCACGCGGTACGTCTGGTGGCACCAATATGGTGTACGACCAATCAGCTGGTAGGCTGGCTATGGTGTTTCGGGTAAAGATAAACCCGCTATCCTTATCATAAATAAACCTCTTGGCGATCTTATCGACCACCAAGGGGTTCATATATATTAATACACGTAAATTCATATTAAAATACCTTTTCGTAACGTGCACGTTTGCGAATTTCGTCCAGAGCGTATGTTTTAAGAACCACGCCGTCCCTGTAGATAACCTTCAACATCGTGTTATCTTCTTCCTCGGGCGTGCATTCGTCGTGTGTGACGTATTTATGCTCGTCGTCCCAAGTTAGGGATAGCAGACCTTTGTGCGATTTCTTTTTGTGGTCGGTAATAGGGTCTTTTTCGATAGCACGTGGAGAGCCGCCAACTTCAACGTAGGTAGCTTTTACGGCAAACCCGAGCGTATCACGTGTCCAGTTGCGAAGAATACCACCTACACCGATTACCAAGTTGGTTGTGGCATAACCCATTTCCATAAGGCGTTTCAAGGTGCGCTCGTACCTTTCGTAGTACATACCATCACCGTAGATCAACCCTACTTTCGGATTGAGTACTTTGTACCCTTTGCTGTTTACGGTTGAACCGAAAACTTCATCCAGCTTCCGATCTAAGCGTATAGCACCCTTCCATTCTGGTGTTCCTTCTGGCGCGTTAGGGTCGCCGCATATAATATACTCAGGATCACCACTGTCAGGGCGGAATACCACTTTACCCGATCGGGCAAGTATCTGTGATTTCAGACGTACTGCGAAGTCCGTGAGAACGGTGTATACGTTGAACGTATCTGATACAATACTGACGATGCCAGTAGGATACAGTTCAAGCATATTCTCAAAGGCGGCTAATTCGTTGTCCCTGCCGAACGAACACATAACACTGTGCTCCGAAGCTGGTACTGAACCCATAATAGCGTCGCGTTTTGGATTGGCGTTGTAGTACTTACGGGCGCAGTTGAACGCTGGCACAGTATCACTACCAAGGAATGAAATAAGGTGGCATACACCGCTAAGTGCAGCGCCTTCTTCCGACTGGTCGCCACGGTAGCCGAAATCGTGTACAGTCCAATCTTTCAGGAAGTACATTTCAGGGTCAACGGTCAAGTCGAAATAACGGTCAACCAGTTTCCTGTACTTGTACGAGCAGGAAGCAACGGTGATCGGATACCACAGTTTGATAAAAAGGCTTTCCCAGAAACCAACAGCCCAAGCAAAATCGGGATGTGTGTTGGTGATTGTCATTAATACGTTGTGGATACCCATTACGGTACCTTCTTCAACGGCTTTCATTTCCAACGGAATGTAACCAAGCTGGCATAACGCGCGAGCTTTAAGCGCTACCTCAGTCGAACAGGAACCAAGAATGTTCTGTACGTGGTAGATAAATTCCTCTGCCATCCAAGGCTCCAACTTTTTGGAAAAGTAGCGTTTTAGATAATAACCAGTTCCGAAGAATACGGTTTTATCGAACGTCTTGTCACTACGGGTTGTAAGGTAGGAATAGACTTTGGTGGTTCCAGGTGCGTATTGCACCATATGACCCATTTTATAAACGTCCAGAGCTAACAGCGGGTTTTCTTCCGTTGTACTCATAAACACCGAAGGGTCGAAATTGGGGTGGGTTACGTTGTAAATTAAACCAATTGCGTGCATAATATAAGTTTTTGAGTTTATTAAAAGATTGAGCAGTCGGTTAATATGTCGACCATTTGGGTCTGTATAACGAAGTCAGACTTAACGTCTTTTACAGAGTTGGTGGTGTAAATATGCTTGAAGTATTTCTTCAATTCATCTTCGCCGTTTGAGCCAATGTAGTGTGATACGATCAAGTACTTATCGCCAGCGTTGCGGGTGTCAAGTTCCTCAGCCATAGCTATGAAGGTTCTGCCGCCGTCCAGAATATCATCAACTATGTATACGTCCTGACCTTTAAGGTCGTCAACGTTCACGGTAGTATTCAGGATTTTACCTGTTGCCAAATCACGAACTTTATCACAGATTACGATTTCGTTCTGACCGCCCATACGTTTTCCTAAGTGTGCAGCAAGGCGGAATATCTTTTTGTATGCGCCAGCGTCGGGTGACACAAGGCGGTAATCCCTTTTTCCTGCCAGAAGATCACCAACAAATGAGTAATTTGTGATAACGTGCGAATTATTAATAAGGGCTGGTGCTACGTCGGAATGCGGGTCAAACAGTATAACTTTTTTAAATCCCTGTAGATTTATGATTTGAGCAAATACACCGATAGACATTGGCTCGCCATCAACCATTACCCTGTCCTGACGTGCAAACGGTAGGAACGGTATAAATAAGCTCACAGAGAAAGCCCCAGCGCGACGTGCGGCATCAGCAGCCAGAAGAATAAGCATAAGGTCGTTGCCGTCTTTAAATCGGCTAACGATCAATACGTCGGCTTTATCAAGTTTATTAAGAAGTTTGATGTGCGGCTCAAAGCCACTGGAAAAGTTGAAAATTTTTGTGCCGCAGTTGCCCGAAGATACGTAGCAGAAAGGGTCGAATGTTGGGTCTAAGTTTATGGTTACCATATTATTCTCCTATTAGAGCGTAAGTGTTAATGAATAATTTTCTGCGAACAATCCATACATCGGACGTATCGATTCTGTTCTGGCAAATAAAGTCACCAACGACGCAGTTTTGTCTTAACCCGTCGTCGTGCGGTTCACCATACTGACCAATGATATAGTAATTTCCGTCCTGTTGACGATTGGGATGAATGTTTGGGTTTAATAATGAGTCGGTAAATTCATCAGTTATTTCAAAGCAATTAACCGAGCTGTTAGCGTCCTGTTTAGGGGTACATATCATCCAGCCGTCTTTGTCGATATCAACGATATCATATTTAGCAATAAGCTTACTGGGCATCTGTTGCCAAGCGTCGTTGGCTTCACCAATGCAAATAACCACACCATCGGCAAGGGGCTCCTTACCTTCCAGTGTGTCAACAAGAAATTTGCTGGTAACGGTTTTATCTACAAGTAGATTAATAAGCGGCTTCGCTTTTATGCCTTTGACTTTTTTCGCAATACCCCATTTAGGAATAGTGTTAATATCAATTCTCATAGTTTTAATTTTAGACCGCAAATGTACACATAAAAAATGACACTTCCAAATAAGTCAAAAAAAAAAGCGCCACGCGGCGCTTTTCTTTATTCCTTTTCAATGTATTTCATAAAATGTTTCCAGAGTTTCTCGGAATTACGATTGTATTTTCGTAACGACCCGCGTGCTGGGTTGCGTAAGAAGTCCCAATTTCTTAATTTATAAAATAATATAATGTCGCGTGTAACCCTATCATAATTGGTTGTAGATGACATGTATATGCTAGACATCCATGAAATAGCTGGACTTACAATAATCGGTATACCCATATTAACAAAGTCCGCTGTAACAATATTGAAGCTCTCGCTGAAACTGAGTTGCAGCCCTAAGTCCATTTCGGTAATAAGCTCTTCAAATTTATCATGAGTCATCCAATCGTGTACAACCAAGTCGTGACCACTATACTTGAATATCTGTTCCAAATTACTCAATACTGGGTTTGGTTTAGCGTTAGGTGCGCTCATATCTGCGTTGTTTGTAACGTGGAAGTATAAATGCTTCTCCATTTTATTTGCAGCGTGAATAGCGCAAAGAGCTTGGAATGCCTGATTCTTCATTGTTCGTAATGCCCCAAAGCAGGCAATGTCGATGCGCTCCCTGTTTACCTTGTGAGGCGGGGTTTCGTTCTTAATGGTGATGATGTTTGGAAGACAAACAAAGTCATACCTCAGCGCTTCGCCGTAGTACTTATTAAAGTCTTCATGATTGGTGCTGATATACAGGTTTTGTTTACCGAGTTCGATGTAGCCGTTCACTATTTTAGACGCCATAGTTTCCGCACTTAAAAAACCAATATCACTATGTATTCTAACGATCCACTGAATATTGGCATAGCGCGGAATTTCCATAAGCTCATTTAGTTTAGCTGGCATAACCCATAATGCTTCTATAATAGCAACATCTGGTTTATACCTAAACAGCTCTCTATCAATGGCATTAGCGTCTATTACTGAAACTAATTCACATTCGTACCCGAGAGTCATTAAATATTCTGCTACCTGCCAAGCAGAATTACTCAAGCCATAAGACTTGGATTGGTTGGTGTTATACGCTCTATCCTTGAGCAAAAATAAAACTTTCATTATCTAATTTGTTACACCCATAAATAGTAATTTTATTTGCAATGTATATGCAAAATGATAAATATTTATAAAAAAAAATGGCGCCCGTAGGCGCCATTTTCTTATTCAAATCTATCAAGTATTTCCCCGATAATTGGGTTTCTGACAATATCCTTTTTCTCGAACTCAAAGAGCCCTATACCGTCGATTCCATTAAGGTGGTTATACGCATATACTAACCCAGATTTGTCTATATCTGTAAACCTGTCAATCTGGTTTATGTCACCAGAGAGTATGAATTTAGAGTTATGACCTATACGGGTAAGCAGGGTCTTTACACCCTTTACGGACATATTCTGGGTTTCGTCGGATATGAGTATGGCATTGTCTATGTTCTGCCCGCGTATGTACGATATACATAAAGGCTTAATTATCTCCATTTCAACCATTTTCTTACGATTTGTTTCACCAATAATTCCGTCAATAATGTAATAAATTGAGTACAGATACGGGGCTAATTTATCTTCCATAGAACCTTTAAGAAAACCCAAATTATCTTCCACTTCAACGATAGGCGTAATGATAAAAATCTTACTGTACCCGTTGCTGCGATCTTTATAGAGTTCAAGCGCTTTAGCCAAGGATAGATAACTCTTACCAACCCCAGAGTCGCCAGTACAGATCGTAATTTGGTTATCTTCGATCAACTTTACAAACTCCTTCTGGTGATCGTTTTTGCACTTTAATACGAATTTGTGCATAACTGGTTCATTGGTTTTAGGGTTGTCTACTACGTCCCTGACGTCAAAATCTTCGCTGTTATACTTGGATTTGCGGCGTACTGGTTGTTTTTTGTTGCTGTTCATAACATTGTATTTAGGTATTATTATAAAAAAAAACGCACAGGTGAAAGGATCACTTGTGCGGTAGGTTTAAGCGGAAAGGTGTGATATGATTAAAAAAGAAAGCCACCATATCCTATAAATATGGCGGCTTCCAGCGAAAATACAAACTACAGGTTAGATTTTTTCTTCCTTTTCGAACAGGTCGAAGGTGAACTCAAGTGGGAATCCGTCTAACGTCAGGGTTAACTTATTCTCGTCGAATGTATTGAATTCTGTGAACCATTTTTTCGAGAGAATGAGCGCAAATTTAATCTGCGCAAGTTCCTGCATAATTTTGCGTTTTTTGTAATTCAGGTCGTTGCTCTTGCTGATCAGATAAGCCTGTAATGTGGCTAATTGCTGTTCAGGGGTCAACGATACAAACAACGGTGATACCAGTTGGTTGTTGTACTCTTCCAGCGCCGACTTCAAGAGCCATTCGCCAGTTTTTAAAGTAGTACCAGCAGCCAATTTTACGGCAACGTCTTCCACCTTAGGCAACGAGGACAAACCTTTGATCTTGGTAGCCAAGCGAACCGACATATAAAAGTCAGTAGACTCAACAGCTTCGGTCTTCGGTGAGAACCCGTTATAGTCGGTGATGCCAATCTCTTTTAACCAAGCAGCGGCATCAGCGCCATAATCTTCGATGAAAGTGGTGCTTTCTTTCGGGAACAGTTGTTTACGGTAGTAATCGTAAACCTTTTTATCGCCTTGGAGCTTCAGTAATTCCCACTCCTGCTTTGCTAATGCATCGGCAGACAGGGCTTTCACCATAGCTTTGTTAACGATAGGCAGGCTGCTGAGGTCAAGGACAATGAATCCGTCGATAATCTTGGCATTCAAACCTTTTTCCACAACGATCTTTTTCAGCTCTTCTGTATAGGACAGCGGAAGCTTTTCAACGTTGACAATACCATCCTTGATCAGGGTGTAGTTGTTGTACTTAAATGTAGGTACAATTTTTACTCCCCACTGGTTGTCTGGTACCTCAACGGTGCCTTCGGTGCGTACAAGTACTGACAGGTTGGCACGTTCTTCGTTCCACACAAGGCTGGTTAAAGGTGAACCCTTATCCCCGCTTGACGTGAATTTAAGCTCGACATTCTTCTCAGCAAGTTCAGCTAAGATAGCCTGAGCTCCCTTAACGTCTTTTGCCTCGGCTAACCGTTTCTGGTCGTCGTCTGACAGATTGTCGCCTTTTTGAACGCGTTTACGACCGATGCGGTTATACACGAAGTCTGGGTGGCTCGGGAAGAATAAGCAACCGTCGATAGAGCCCAGATCATAGATCAGGTTCATCAGGCAGTATGCATCATCTGGTACCTTCGAAATTGCGGCTTGTCCATCAGGATACCTTTTGGCAAGATCGCCCACGCATTCTTTGATGTTGGCTTTAAAAGCATTAAGCTTCTGTTTGCCGAAGGCTTTCAATAGTTCAAGGTAATAGTGTTGATCACCGAGTACGTAGAAAATCTTCTCTGCATCGTCATTCTTCAGTTTGTCCGCAAGGACATACACGGCAGCATATAGCGCCGTTTCTGGCTTATTTTCAGTTCCAATGGCGTCAGGTGAAAAGAAATAAATCTCTTTCACGTCGCCACCCACCATCACTGAGCACCCGTGTTCCCCCTTTTGAATGTCATACAAGATAACACCGCCATCTGGGGTAACTGAGTACGCAAAGTCGTACAAGAATGGGTCAGTAATCTCAACGACAACCTTTTTGCCACCCATCAACGGGGATGAAATCCTTTTGTTGAAAAATGGTTCAAATTCTTCGAAGCTACTGGCAGATATCTTCTCGCCGCCAACGACGGAAGCCATCTGGGTCAGTCTTTGCGAGTCAGCATAGTAGCCGTATTCAACGAAACAAGCAGATGCAAGGTCATTTTCCAGACTCTTCAGTGTTGTTAGCACAGATTCGTAGGAACAGTCGTTGTTGTACCCATCGGTAAGGAATACCATTGAGAAAACGCTGTCAGGTCTGTTTTTCTTAATCCTGTCAATTACTTCTTTTGTCAACGTTAGCGGTTTGCAGAACGCTGTAAGACCAATTGGTTTAAGCCAACGGTCGATTGCATTATTAAGGTCTTCCAAAGTTTTCAGCGATTTCACCTCAACTTCTTCCTTTAGAATACCGCAATCGTTTCTTCCCGAGAACCAGATAATAGTGATAGTGTCCCCTTCGTTCATAATGTTCGAAAGGTTGTTTTTCAACTGTCGCCTGATTTGGGATAATTCACCAGACATTGAGCCTGATACATCCACAATGAAAATGTGGTTGATTTTTTTTGCGACCTGAACGGTCTTGTCGTTCGATACAACCTGAGTGGTTAAATAGAACTTCGCATCGATTTTAACGTGATTTTTCATTCGATTTTTGTTTGATTTTTTATTGATTTATTGATTTATATTGTGCCTTAAATATAGACATTTTTTTTCCATTAAACAACACTTTCAGGAAAATATTTTACTTAATGGTGTCGCCTATTTTACAGTTACAATATATACTATCTGTCCACTTGTCATAGTAACCCCTTTGAGTGTATAACTCCTGCAATTCGCCATTTCTATCTTTCAATATTATAGTTATGACTGGTTCAGACCACCTTGCGTGCTTGGCGTATGATGTATCTACATAAACCACGGGATATTGAAGCTCTGGTTTATATGGGCTACAGGAAAATAAAACTACAGTAAGAAAAATTATGACTAACATTTTCATTTTGGCAAAAAATTTCCATTAATACATAAACATTTCTCTCTCACTAAACTCACCTTCAAGAATACCCTGTAAGGTATGGAAATCTGGCTCGAACCCAGCCGCTCCCTTATGTCCACCGCCGCCGAATGCTTTGCAAATCTCTGAGCAGTCAATACTGCCGTCGTCGTTGGTCAGGCTGAAATGCCACATTTTACCATCGAACCTGAAATACCCGCTGCCGTCAAATCCATCCTTGTGGTAATCAATTCCGTAGCTGGGCGGGTTGAAGTGGTCTGCATTAAACAGTATGAAACGCTTGTTGTTTATAACAACGGCAATACCCTTTTTGTACAACTGCTTAGCTTCCATTGCTTTATAGTCGTATATAACGTTACCCTTCTTCATATGTTCACGAACTTCTGAGCCGTTCATAAAAAGAAATTGATCGGCTGTATCTGGGCTGTCGCAAATAGTCTGTGCAGCCAGATTAAACCATAACGCAAAGTACTCGTAGTATTCGTTTTCTGGTTGTTTATGCCTGAAACAGTCATACATACCAAGTAGTTCAACAGCCCACGGTGTTTTTTGATCTGGGTGGTAGTATTCCCACGTTAATTCGCAGGCTCCAATAAGCTGGTCGCCTTCGGGAAGTTTAACATTCCAGAAGAAGTCCACTTGTTGTTCATCCCAGTATGCGTGGAATTTCTTTATGGCTGAGGCGTGGTGGTCAATCCACGTAAAGCTTGCGGATTTTTTGGCTATTTCGTCCATAACGTCCATATCAAAGGCGCAGTCGCAGATGATCACGTGCTGGTCTGGTGGTATGGTAGGTACTGGGTCGCCGTAGCTGTACCCTACAAGTACAACGTCAGGGTGTATGCCCTTTACAATTGCGGCACTAACCCAGCCGTCGAGGTCTACCGAGTGGTAAACACATAAATGTCCCATATATTTGATTTAAGTAATTTATATTTCTTTGGGGTTTAAAATCCATTTGTCACATTTAGGGTCGAACATATCGATCATTGCCTTTGGGTTTTTGCATATGCAATTGCACTCGGCAATTTTGCAGAACCCAGCCGTAGTCATATAAGAAGCGAAATTCAGGCAAGTCCCGCAACATTGCATAAATGCCTCGGTTTCCTGCCTGCGGTCTTCTTCGGTATAGACGTAATCGCTCATACTGGTAGCATTTCTTTGGCGTACTTATATTCGAGCCCGTCGTGTAATACTTTTTCAGGAAAATATTGTTCCATATAGTAGTTTATGTCGTTGTAATAAGAATGGTGTTCCTTAGCAAACTGCAAAATAACTTCAATGGACGTGTCGCCCCAGAACTTACGAGCCCTGTTACTAAGATCAGTATAGTTTTTAATTACGTGTTCAAGCTTTTCTTCCACAGAATTATACTGTTCGGTAATATCTGTTGGGTCGAACGTAACATTATGTATTTTATTATAGTGACTAATAGCTATACGAAGCCACGATAAATGAGCGCTAATAATATTGCCGCCACCCCAATCTTTAAGCTCACCCTTTTTCCATTGATGCGAACATTTGGTGCAAAAATTTACTTCGTTAGTATCCATACTCCCGTGTATACTTCCGCCAAAGCCAAAGATACTACCGCCCATACTACCGTTAATTTCACCCTGTAGCCTCTGAATATGCTCGACAACGACATTATGACCACATTTGGGGCATATTGAATTACGTTTATCGTATTCTTTTTTAGCCTTTTTGTAGTTAGCATCCGATTCTTTCTCGGCTTTTGTTATTATAGCCCGATATTGTTCTTTTTTCAGAGCTATAAGTTCTGGTGATTCAACCTCTGGAACTGGGGTCGTTATAACTGGTTCTGGAACCTTCCCGCTCCACCAATTAACTATTGTATTTAACCACTGTAACATATTATTCGTCTTTAGTCATTATTAAGCCCGCTAAGGTGAGTGCTTCCCGCACTCGGGTCAGTACATAGTAGGAGAAGAGATCGTATCCTGCGCGGCTTAATTTACCTTCTACAGCCACTTCTTTAGTTACATCTTGAATTATTTTCTGGATCAGATTGTTGTGGTTACCAAAATGTAGGTTCACAAATTCATCAGCACATTTTTTAACGTTGCTCTCGCCTTCAATTATTACCTTTGTCATTGAGTATTTATTATCGGTTTAGTCCCCCATACCAAAACAATATCAAAAAAGAATATCGGTACGATAAGATTGTAAGCCTTACCATTATTCTCCATTGGGAATGTGGTCAGAGTGGTACCAAAAAGCGGTAGACACAGGCAAGAATAATCTTCCTGTATCCACGCTTCGGTGATAGCAATTACGTATTTTGTCTTGAATAGTAACATGTTACTTATTTTCAAGGATTAATCCAGATAAAAATTCACGATCCTGTGTGAAGATCGGCGGGTTAACAACACGCCACTTCATACGTGTAACACCAGTATCTGGGTCGTTAATGTCGAAGCTCTCGGAATTATGAGGCTTAAACTCTGGCACACGCATAATAACGCGTCCACGCTTCAACCCATCGTCGTAGTCATTCCAGTTCTGACCCTTCTGAAAGATCAGTTCCTGTTGCTGGTCGCCGTTTTTGTTTTTTAATTCCGAAGCTGAGCATAAGGACTGAGCAACCATAGCTATGCTGTTGCGCGTAGCGTCCTTCTGTCGCCATATCAGGTAGTTTATAACTTCGGTTTTGGTCGGTATGGTGTACGTGCGGGAATCGAACTCAGCGAACTTCATTGAACTAATTTCCGTGGCTGTAAGCCTTTCTGGGTCAATTAACCCTTTACCCGACTGAACATAGTTCATCAGTAAATACCTGTTGAACTCAGCCGTAGCCATAGACGCCGAAACGCTTACGATCTTCTGGATATTACCATCAAACCAAGCCGACGTATTAAGGTCGTCAAAGTCGGTTAATACCAAGGAAATTTCGTCGGACTGAACATAAGCCAGCTTGCACCCCTGAACCTTTTTGGCAAGGTATAGCGCGGTCATATTCATCATATTCACCAAGTCTTCGTCAAAAGGTCTTTTGAACCTCTTGGTAAAGGTGTGGAAAGCCTTACCGTCCACCCTGATAATGGTATATGTGCGCGGGGTAAGATAATTGCGATTAACGTTCTCGTATCGCTTCATTCGTTCACTTAAAGCATCATTCATACTAAATAGGGTTTTCGTTAATTTTATCTGGGTCTGCGCCCAATTTGTCAAGTACCCTTTCTTCAAGGAAAGCCAAATCATCGTCGGTGAATATACCTGATTTAACGAAGTCTTCCAGCGTAGCCCTGATTTCATCAAACGGGTAGCTGTATTCCTCGTTAGGGTCTTCTTGTTCAAGTATACCCATTTCAAGAGCGGCTTTTATAGCGCACTCAAATGAGTAACTATACTTGGTATTAACGTAAATTTCCATCAAGTCTACCTTGCGTATTGATAAAAGTTTAGGCATATCCATAACGCCGTATAAACTGGCGCCGTCTGATACGTATCTGCTATACTTTGGCATATATTTTTTATTTAGCTACTTGTTATCACCAATTAATTGGTATTTGGTTAGTTCGTCCCGCGAGTCAGATTTATTTATGTTAACGAGATAATTCTCTATGTTTTTAATAACTTTTTTTGAGTAAAAAAGTCTTAGGTAGTCAAGGGTCATTTTTTTCTTAACCAATGATTCTGGATTTATATTCTCTTTATGAACATACTCACTTACCGCCGATAATATTTTATCACGATAGCCAGTCTGGAAGGCAATTATATTGATAGCCTGTTTGGTTATATACCCATTTACGACTATACGTAATTGATGCGTTTTCAACCCTTTTAAAAACGTAACATTATATTCGTCATAGCCCGTTTTAACAAAGCCACCGTCTGCGTTCTGATACTTAGCTACTTTAAACTTTGTTTCCATATCTGGGTTATTTTATTTAGAGCACAAATATACAACTAAGTTTTGACATTACCAAATATAAATAAAAAAAAATCCCCATCGCTGGGGATTTTCCGCTAAGATGCGCCAATTAGGATTTGGCATCATATTCTGGGTTGATATATTTGACGGATAGGTTATTGCTGTACTTGGTACGTATAACCACGCCTTCAACTATAATACCAGTTTCGTCCTTCACCTTTTTAAAGTATTCGTGAGCCTTGGCGATTATCTCGTCATAGCTGAATACCCCGCTAAATAACTCCTTGGTATATTCGAAGCCAAGCTCTTCGCATATGGTTTCAAGATTGTGTTCCTGACCATAATGAATGCGTCGAGAGAAGCCTTGGCTCAGATCGTCAACCCCGAACCATACCACGTGGGATTCGGTTCGTGCGTCAGAATTAAGCTTATTACCGCTACCCTTGTTGCCAGCGCCTATAAGCTCGCCGCGCATACACAGTTGCCGTTCATACTTTTTACAGAATTCTATAAGTTTAGCAAGGTACCCGAATTTCTTATCGGTATCAATCCAAGCGTCCTTCTGAATTTCCATAACTGGCTCGAACTTTTCAGCTGCTTCGGCTTCGGTATAGAAGTCGCGGCTCTGGTCGTTCATCCAACCCCTGATTTTAAGCTCTGGGTGAAAATATTTGTGCAGAACAACTTCCCCATCCTTGTATCCAGCAACGTATTGCTGGTCAAGTTTCTTTTCCCATTTACGGGAGCAGATGCCAAATTCGTATTCTGTCAATAGTGACTCGTCGGCAATAGGATTAATACGACAGTACTCTGTAATACTGGAACCGTCACGCTTCTGTGTGAAAGCCAGTACCTCTTCGTCGGCGTAGCATCGGTCAACTGCCCTGCGGTGGTTCTGAATGGTTTCCTCGTCAGTCTTGTACAGGAACGACGGAAACTCACGTTCGGTCATACCCTTCGGCTGGCTACCTTCCAGATTGTCGTCGGCAACGTATTTCTCCACACCTATTAATTCCATCCAAGGAAACTCAGGGTGGTTAAAATTAATGTCGTATAAAAAATTAGTACGCATTACATCAACGTCAGTACTTGGATGGGTATACATAGCATCATTCATAGGAAATTCTATATCTCTAATAGCACTACCTTCTTTATCCAATTCTGCGGAAAACCAGTCAAGAAAGTTGCTCCACGGCACCAGAATACCATTGCTATAGATAGGCTCAGTGGAGTTCTCAAAGCTCAGGTTAAACTTTATGGCACGGACACGACCCTTCTTACCCAAGCGGCTATTTTTAGGCTCGCCGAACGGTGCGTGGTACTCCAAGAACAGTTCGTTCAATGGAATAGTGTAGTCGGGCTGGATATAAATACCCTGACCCCCAATTTGATGTAGTCCCTTACCTACGACAATATCGTACTGTATGGACTCACCATCGGAGCCCTTAACTCGGGCTACTTCAATGGCGTTAGCAGGTACCCCTTCCTTGAAGATAGGGATAAACCGCTCGATTGTTACAAGGTCAACTGCTTTCATTCGTATTGTTTTGTATTACTTATTATTCTTTGTCTGGGTTTAATTTCTTCTTGAGTTTATCGTACTCAGATTCCAGTATTTCTACTACGTCGGTTGGTGGGGTGTATTTGCATCCAGTAGGGACGGAAATTAACATTTCATCATCGCCAAAGGTTAAACCTACTGTACTAATCCAAGCTATACCTCGTTCACTCGAAACGGTTTGCGGAGCTTCGAAATTAACTATTGTGTTCAGCTCGTCGTAATCAATGGTAGGTAGTCCTTCAATCAAAGCACAGTCTTTTTTGTTAGAAGCTTTGGGGTAGTAAAGGTGTTGCCATTTTTTACCAACAACTTTATAACCTTCTGGCTTTGTTTCAAATTCAATGGCACTCAGACCGCCAGCCAATTTATTTGACCTATGACAATAACGGGCTCCGCCAAGTAGTGTAGCCATATTTGTAGCCTGTTTACTAACATCTTTAACACGTTCTCTGAAGGCGGCAAGCTTCTCAAAAGTTTCCGTGCCTTTAACTACTTTGAATTTCATATTTGTAAGTATTGAGTTTATTATTTGGTTAATTCACGCCACGCGATAATTTCAGCGAAAGGAAATTTTTCATTATCGAAATTGAGTATCGTTCCGTCGTCGAATAATACTTCAAAATCCCTATCTTTCGGCATAGCTTTTAGGTTTTCATCACTATAATTGATAAAACGCCAATCATTGTTTTCAAGTGTGTTCATTCGTATTGTTTTGTATTACTTATTATTTCTATGGAACTCAACGCCACCACAAGTGGAGCAGGCTAAGTTTTGTATGTCGTCTTCCGAAACATACCCACTGTATTCCTCGGAATTACATTGGTTGCATATCCAAGGCTGTGGAAATACAGGCTTTTCGGTTTCTACCCAGACATACCGTGAATACGGATTCTGGTTTTCCTTTACCTGTTTCTCGCACTTGATTATTTTGTAGTAACACTCGGAAAAGGCATGCCCTTTATTCGTGTCGATAATCTTTTCTTTTGGGTGGCTGTTATCAAAACTTTTGATTATATGCGGATCAGCGGGGAACCCAGATATAAAGTCGCGAAAGTCAAAATTATGTATAACCCACCCATCGTTTTCGGTTTGCCTTCCTTGGGCTATAGGATAAACCTCGTCGCCGTGATGTAAACACTCATTTGATAGGGTGTAGCGTATTCCGTCGTGTACTCTTTCTACTTTCATTGTCGTTATTTTAATATACCGTCGTATTTAGTATTTTAACAATTTTGGTATGCAGGTTTTGCAACCAAATGAACTCTGGGCTTCTTTTGGTACAGATAAAGTTCCACACCTCACCTATTTTAAATGCTTCCTCGGCGTCCTTTCTGTCGAACCTATCTTCTATCAGATAATAGTCCAATCGGTTGGTAAAGCTGTGTTCAAACATATTAACGAAAAACTCGTCAGCACGTGAGTCTTCATAACCTTCACACTCACGCTGAAAGTCTTTCAGGTATGCACGCATTTCCTTCTGAAACTCCATATGCTGATACCAAGGCATTATCTCGTCGGCAATATGCTTCCTGAGCGCGGTAAACGTGGCTCTTACGTCCATTACGTTGTCTTTGTTGTGACCCATTAACCTACTGGCAAAATAGTCTGAATTTGTACCGCAGAGAAACGACTTTAAATCGCCGCCCATAGCACCCCAATACGTGGAGTAATTGTTTCGAAAGCTGGTAATGGTTAACTTTCCTTGATTAGGTTCAAGGTCTTCCAATAATACTTCCGTGTCGTCAATCTTGATTTTGGTAACTGGCACCACTTCCATTGTTGCCTCTATTTTGCTCATATTTTACACTATTTTAATTGGTTTTTCACAAATTACACATTTTCCGTGATCATCCCAAGGCTTCTCGCACTGGCAATATCGATCTACGCTGTTTGGTATGAAAATGAATTTTGGTACAAATACGTCCAATTCCATTATTCTGATATAGACGGCGTTGCACATATCCATTCTTACATAACCATTATGGGTGCTAAACTCGTAGCCAGTTCCCACTTGGGTATATTCCATCATCATATTGCAGTCAGTGGCGGTGTCCAGTACATTATCCAATATACCCCTTTCATTGTAGGTTAGTATTAGATTTCTTCCGTTGTATTCGAATGGTATTTTCATAGTATTATTTTTTTCCGCAAAATCTGCAATATGGGTCGTCAAAACTGTCTGGCGCTGGTATGTATTCGTGCTTACCAGTCGGGCTTTTTAAGCACTTTTTGGGTTGCGAACGACGATCCTCAACCCGTTGCAGTATTTCCAAGAAATGGTTGCGCATCAACGGCGGTATAACCTGACCAGTTTCCTGTTCGTGGTCTTTGAAGATTTGCCAGAGGTCAGTTTTGCTTATCATTCTGTAGGTTTTAATTCGGTTATGTCCTTGATCTCAGCTATAAGCTGCGTTTGGTCTATTGCTTTGGCAAGGTATTTACGACCTTCCCGAGTGATGATCTTTGCATCACCTTCGCTATACATACGCATTACCAAGTCTTTATTATAAACATCGGCGCCAGCAACATTCTGTAGCAGCGTTAAATCCATACCAATAGTAATATTAGTCTTTTCGTTGTCCACAACAATAACACATCGGCGGCATTCCACGTAGCTATCATCTTCAACGAACGTGTAAGATGGAATGTGCATTATAGGGTGCATAATAACACCCTTAATGGTGTTTACCTTGTTACCGCTTCTGAATGGTTTACCGTTTCCGTATTTTCTCTGGGTAGCTTTGCATACCCTTTTACCGATATTGAGTTCATAGTCTGCAATACTTTTGCCTAAATGTTCGGTAGAATCTGACGTTATCATTATAATTGTATTTAAAGTTGCCGCAAATATACAATAAAGAAATGAGAAATACAAATAAAATCACATTTTCACATGATATTTTTAATTATCACGCTTTTTAAAACAAAAATATTACCTTACAAAATTGGTAAATCCAGCTATATCTTGTTGCGAACCCAGTATGTAAATCTGCTCTGGGCTTCTAACTGTAATTTGAATCCCTTCTTTGGTTACAGTAGATCGTTCAATACTTGCATCGTACTTATATGATCTAATTCCTTCTGGGGAGAAAGAAGACGGGTTGTTATAAGCCCTGTATTCTTTATTATAGAGTTCTTTTGTTTCTGAGCTATCTTCTGATTTTGGTATGATTAACGGATTTGTAACATTCAAAAGTACGCAATTAACAACATTTCCATAAGTACCTTGTATAGGTGAATATGCAAAATACGTACCGAACATATTTTCCCTGAATTTTTCAATTTTTTCAGGGCTACTATGGTAAACAATATCCTTTATTTTACTACTTGGAAATATAGTGCCAAGATACCGAGAATACTGTTCTTGTGTACCTATCTTAGCCAATTCAGGGTGCTGTTGGTACACAAAATTGACCGCCGAGTTACCATTAGCGTCAATATTCTCATTAATAAGCTTTACCCTATCAATCATTTTTCTAACATCGTCAATCATAGCGTTGCTTTTTCATATAAATACTTAAATACAATAACAAAAAACCCCATATTACTGGGGCTTCTTGCTTAAATTTTGTTCGAAAAAACATCAGCCGCATTGTAAAAGTTGCTGACTCTTGCATTTTGTTGGGGACTTGACCAGACCGCGTTTCCTATAACGTCACTACATAGTACGTTTCCGCTCGCATACGTTAGTGTGGATTCTTCATTCAGACCTTGGAAGGCGCTTACGTCCATAAGATATTCACTATTGTTGTGGAAGTCTAAGGTTGGTGAACTTGCATAGCCTATACGACTTGTACCGCCTACGCCTTGTGCTCCAACAGAACCAGTTGCCCCTACACCATATGTGCCTGATGTTCCAGCCATACCACTACAACCATTTCTACCCACGCTTCCTAATGTTAACCCCGCTGGGTTGAACCAAGGGCTGCCATCTAAGATCAAGTCCCAAGTTAAAAAGGGCGGATAATGAGTTCGATTTGGTTCATTTGGTCAATGTACTTTTCGTCCAGAGCTCTTACGAGTTTATAGGCGAGAGTTTTGTCGTCTTTTTCGAGCACTGTGTACGGCTCAACCAGAATAATGGAGTCCATTTTTTCTTCTTCCTCTTTATTAAGGTCTGGATGCCAGACAACTGCCGCTTGGAATAATTTTAATCTTCCCATTGTGGTAAAATTTTAAGTTTTTATACCACAAATATACAGGCTATTAAGAAAAAGGAAATATTAATTTTCTTTAAATCCCGCCTCACGCAAAAAAGATGTGCAGTTGTACCCTATTTTAGGCGCCTCACCGAAATTATGGTTTGGTGTGTTCTTACGCCGCTCAATTTCATAGTGATACTGGGCTTCGCTTTTAACGCGGGTACAGGCTATCCAATCCCTTTCAATCCAATAAGGTATACCGAGTTCAAGTAACGGTGCAATAAGCATACCAGCAAAGAGTTCGTCAAGCTGTCTTTTAAGGTTCAAAATATACCCCTGATCAGCGGTGGAACCCATACGCTTTAATTCGACGTACTCACCAAGCATCCGAAAATAGCTCAGCACAACGTTTTCCGCTGTGGTATCATACTTAATAGCCAAGTTCCTTACACGTTCGGCAAGAGCCAGCTTTTGGGCATCAGTCTGACGTTTTATATATGAAGATCGCTTGTGGCTCGGCATATTGCACTCAGCGCCAAAGAATGTGTCGTATATCCAATTAAGGAACCGACCACCCTTGCCACTTTCAATAGTATTTTCGATTCTGTCGCTCCAAGGCATACTTCTGAGCGAAGCTTGGTATTCGCGCTCTTCCGCTCTGGCATCGGCTTTGTCGTTAGCACGTCTGCGTTCTGCATCACGTTTTACCTGTTTTTCTACTGCGCTTAAATTACTCATTGTTTTAAAGTTTCAGCAAAGATACAACTAATATTTGACACTACCAAATTTATCCTAAAATGGAAAAACTGGGGGGATTAAATCCCCACCAGTTCTTATATCGACGCTAAATTAAGTGCGGGTTAGTGGACTCGAACCACCACGCATAGGAACCGTGCTTCCTATAGGTCTAACCAATTGCCTTCAGACCCGCGTATGGTAGGTGCCCTTATATCCTGTGGACACCTACCGAAGTTTAACATATGTATTATGCTTCTAAGGCATAACTGATCTTTCGATCAATGTTTATCAATGCATTTACGAAAACTTATGCTAACAAGACTACAGTACGTGCAACCCCCGCACCCCGAGCCCATATATTTTCATTATTATTTGAGGGCTCGATTTGATTTGAACAAACGACCTTACTGCCTGAGTGTGATTTCGTAGCATCAATGGATAAATCTCAAGCTTATGTTAGTGCTCAACGACATTAACAAGTAAAGTTAATATCACGGTTTAGTTAAGCTAACATTGATGCTTGAGCATTATTTTCAATATTTTTAAGAACTGTAAAAGTAAAAAAGATGTTGCTGGTAGTCTAATTCATTTTCTGCTATATCGACTATGACCCGACACAGATTGGATCGTTACCCCAGCAACATACTTTTATTTGCCGTCGTGAATGTAGCTGAACAGCTTGTCGCCAAGTACTGATTCAACAACTTCAACGTCATTGGCTTTTTCAAGAGCTTCAACAACAGCCTTGTGGAGCAAATCCAGACGGGCGATCATTTCTGCGCGTTCACGGATGGAAGCGGCGCCTGAAAAGTCCTGCGATGTGTAGTGACCGATGTTTACCTGTTCGGTTTTGTCGGCTACAATCGGGGCGCGTTTTGCGTCAGGGTGTGGGTCAGTAAGTATATACTGCGTTTTCAGCGTGGTTTTTGCGAAACCTTCGTCGATTGTGTCTTCGAAGATTTTTCCGCCACGGTCGGCGTAAATGTCGTCGGCGGTTGGTTTCCACAGGGTGGTTTCCGAACGAACAGGAATGGTGTTGTACATAGCTTTCAACTGGTTGTTTTCCAGAAAGCCTTTCAAACGGAGTAATTCGGTTGAGGTGAACTCGCCCCACGATGTTCCGCCTACGGTAAGCTCAGCCTTAGCCAAACCAGAACCGTTGGTTTTCTCAATGGTAAAGAGTTGTTTCAGGTATTCAGTATTATACTTTCTGAACCAATCCAGCTGTTCCTGTACGGTTGAAGCAACCTTACGAAAAACACGTTTATTAGGTTCATCAGCAAAACTGTCAAGGGCTTCGTATGTCTTACGTGTGCCTTGGAATAAACCTTGCTCACTTTTGAATTTGTTTACAAGGTCGTTGAGTGCATTCTTAAAAGTCGTTTCGAACTTCTCCCGCAATGCTAAGAGGGTGTTGAGCTTTTGCTTCATAACGTTAAAGTTTTAGGTTAAACAAAGTTTTCTTTTTTAATAGAACGGCAAAAATACAACTAATATTTGGAACTACCAAATTATTTTGAAATTATTCTTGTGCCTATTTCTGTTAATAATGCCTGTGTGCTGTAATTACTCAGGTCAGGAAGGTAAAGCGGCGTGGCTTTAGCTACTACAACTGGCGGCGGAGCCTGTGCTGGTTGTGCTGCTTGTATTGGTTGCATTGGTTGCATTGGTTGCATTGCCTGTGCAGGTTTGACTACTTTAACCTTAGGGGCTTTATCCTGTAACCTCAGTATACCCAATTTGGCGATGGCGTCTTTCGCGGTTCCAAGCACAACATCATTTTGAAGATTGCTCAGAATATCGTTATCATTAATAACGGTTGCGATAGAAACAGCATTTTTGCGGCTAATATAATTAACGCTGGTGTTGCTGCGGCATTTACCATCGCCCATTTTCTCAACCAGCCCTATTCGCTGTAATGCGGTGCCAAAAGAACTACTAACCTTATTGGTTTTGGTGAACTCTTTCCACGCAATTTTTTCACCTTTTCTGGTGTTTAACTTGTTTAATACCACTTGTAACACACTGGCATACTTTTCTACATCAAATTTTTTCATTGTAATTGATTTTTAAGTTTATATTATTTATTTTGCCTTAAATATAGTAAACGGTTTTTAGAAAACCAAATTTACTATAAAATATTTTACTATAGCTCTGATAAGATTAGCATTTCTTTATCCCACGCACCCAAAATTTGGTAGTAGAAACCGAACGGACTTTGAGCAAGTAAGATCGGATCGCGTTTCTCGTAAGCCTTACGGAAATCAGCGGGCTCAGCTATCACGTAATAAACAGGGCTCTTACCAGAAATGGCTTTTACCTTCTTGGTGTAGTCCTTCATTATTTTGATAGCATCGTCTGGGAACTCTGGTACAAAAATATCGGACGGGTGCATTTCCAAGGCGTATTTAGCCAGTAACTCGTCGATCTTTTCCTGAGTGGTGTTTTCAAATTTGTCGAAAAACGCTTTGTTTTCGGCATACTGCTTGCGGTTGGTTAAACGCTCAATAAGAGCTGTAACTTCCTGCTTTGCGTAGGTCTGGCGAATAAGCTCAGATTTAGCTTGTAACACCGAAATTTTCTCGTCCAGATAGTTTACATCGAACGGGGTGGGTACGGTCTGCAACTCATTGATCACGTCAATAGGTTTGATAATGATCTTTGCAGGCGGTGTAAATGGTTCACCACTGCTGTATTGACCGTTAACGGCAATGGTACCGCCGCCATTCCAACTGGTTCTGTAGCCCTGTTTGAAGTCGAACAGGAAGTTGTCACTTAGCGACTCGCTACTACTTAGCGTTGCGCCGTAGTCCTGAATTACAGTGCCGCCAAATAGGTGCACAATGGATTCTTTTAGTCGGGTTCTGAATTTGTTAGGCATTGTTGTTAAGATTAGGATTAAACGATTATGAATAATTTATCTTTGGGTCTGGTAACCGCCGTGTATTTTATTCGGTTACGCTCGATCAAATTCGGGTTGTTGTTTATGTCGTAATTGGCGACAATGGCGTTGGTGTACGTAGAGCCCTGCGACTTGTGTACCGTAATAGCATAGTTGTATTTGATTGCGGCAAATTTATCTCGAAAGGTATACCAAGTGGCAAACCACCCCTTAAACTCCTGCGAACCTTTTGGGTACAGGTAAGCCTGATCAGTAAGGTATTTCTTAACCGCAAAATAGTCTGGGTAGCACTTTTCTTTGAGTATCGGTACGCTTAAACTTTCAATTGTATCGGAGCCCTCTCTGCTAACCTTTGTATCATAGTACTCAAAGGTTTTATCAAATACATTCAACTCACCATCAACAAAACCACGTACAGTAATCTCGTCGTTTGTCCCATATATCATTTTACGGTGTACCAACCACGGGCGGTCAAATATAAGCTTTTCGCCAATAACCAACTGTTCGGCGTCCTTGCCGTACTTCATTTTACGGATAATCTTATTGAATTTATTGACACGTGTATTCGTCCACGCCAGTACCTTGCAGTAGTCAGCATCCTGATCAAACTCTTCCGTAAGGAAATACTTACGGATTACGCTGACCAGAGCTTCCTTCTGCTTATGCATAAAGGTTATCTGTGACACATTTTGGAACTCGGGCATACAGGTTAACTCAGAAATAATCTTTGGGTTTTCCAGTCCATGCTTGATCTTGTTAGCAAAGCTGATAATAGGGTTGCCGTGGTGCTGACGTATGATAGCTGTAAGCTCAACTTCCTTGATATTATACTCAGCCTTGGTTTCTTCTTTGAAAACCATACTTTCAGGATAGTTAACAGGCGGTATTTGAACTTTATCACCAACGAATAATACCTTAATCTGATAATCTTTTATTTCGGTTAATAACATATGAAATAGCTCGTCGTCAATCATAGAAGCCTCGTCCACTATAACATAATCATAGTTGTTTATCTTAATAGATTCAACCTTTTGATTAGTAAAAATTTCCTTACCATCATCGTCTATGAAGACCTGTCGCCCGAGAGCCGAATGAATAGTCATAAAATCTAAAGTAGACTTGATATGCTGCGTTTTTCTAAGTACCTTAACTGCTTTGTTGGTCGGGGCACATAGTAGAATATTACAAAAATAAGCTTTTTTAAGGTAGTCAGCAATTTTACCAGATAGGTATGTTTTACCTGTTCCAGCACTACCACTAAGTAACATAAATTTGTTCTTATTCTTCGGGTCGAAAAATTCGATAATCTCGTCGAAAGCTTTGTATTGACTTAGTTGTAATTCCAGTAGTATATCTTCGTATACTTCCGTAGTCTTAAACGCCGCTTTTAAATGATTTACCCCACCCTTTTTAGGTTTACTCTTAAATTTACTTGCTGGCATATTTTTATTTTACATACTCTTTATACTCTTGAAATTTACCTAAAAATAACGCCTTAGCTATTTTAGGCGGTAACCCTACATGGTTTTGGTGTTTTATAATATTAAACCGCTCCCACTCAAGCTGTTGTTTGTCCAGAACCAAAACTAATTCTGGGTCATACGGCACTTCAAATTTGATCAGTAATAGGCGGCGGATTTTATCACCTAATTCAACCAGTTCTGGAATAACTTCTTTAAGCGGTTGAATATTATCACCAAGTATTGACTCTTCACAATCGTGCATCAATATACCAAGCCTTTTATGCTTTGGCGCCCTTTCAGCCGCCATTACGCAGTGTTCGGCAACCGAAAAATAATCTTCTGGTTTGCCGCCCCAACGACAAATATGTGATAAATTGTGCGCTACATCATCAATACTAACTGGATCGACATTAGGGTTATTTAAGTCAATGGAATCGCCACTTCGTGTAGTCATAACTCCATGAGGTCTTACGTTTGTCATACTTGTTTTATTAAAGTTCAGCAAAGATAAACAATAAAAATGAGAAAACCAAATTTATTCTATTGTGCGAGGGCTATGTAAACAGGTTGAGCGCATCACCCTGCCAGTAAATTCCATTACTGTAATCTTCTCTTCGAAATAAGAATAATGGTAATTTCGGCGATCCCACCCATCTGGGTCATATATAATAAACTCACCTGTCGGGTACAATTCTTTATACCATTCGTCGCTGGTCTTTTTAATTTCACCAACAATAGGCTGCTCTTTAAGCGGTTTTAGCTTCATAAGAAAAGAAAAAGCTGGGGATTAATCTTCGTCCCCAGCCTTGATGTTAAAAATAGGTTTGATACGCTTGACGATATTTACGGTATCGCCAATGTTAGCCATGATTTCGTCGATTGGCTTGTAAGCCTGCTTCGATTCGTCTAAGGTTGATTGGTTGGCAGTCGTACTGTATACGCCAGCATCCTTCAACCCCTGCTGGTACAATTCTAAGGATAAGGAAGCCTTAGCCTTTGAACGGCTCATTAAACGACCAGCACCGTGAGGCGCCGAGAAGTTCCAATCTGGGTTACCCTTACCTGTACAAATCAACGATCCGTCTTCATTGTTCATTGGGATAAGTACCAGTTCACCGCTCTGAGCTGAGATAGCACCCTTACGCAGAATCATAGTATCCAAGTCAATGTAGTTATGGATTGTAGTGAACGATGCCACCGCCTTCCAACGCATACCAACTATAATCGTTTCAGCGATAGCCTTACGGTTCAAGTCGGCATACTTCTGCATTACGCCCATATCATTCAGGTAAGCCTTCAGTTGATCACCTTCCAAGTAAGCCAGAGCTTTTGGGATATTCGTAACTGGCGCAAGTTTCTTCAACTCAGCCTGAATTTCCTTCTGACGACCCTGTGAGTTCAACGAATCAACAAGCTGGCTCTTTTCCTTACCTCGCTGCTTTAACAGCTTGTAAGCCAAATCTTGGTGAAATTCACATACTTGGGTACCAGCCTTACGGCTACCAGTATGGATAACAAGGTACACGTACCCGTCGTCGTCAACGTCCAGCTCAATGAAGTGGTTACCACCACCCAAGCTACCCATACTCAACTTAGCTCGCACTAAGTCCACATTGGCAGCCGAAGCCATAGATTCCATTTCGTCCTTGATCTGGTTGTAGTACTTTAAGAACGGCACGTTACGCACGCTGGTTCCCAACGGTACGAACTTCTTGATATTCTTATCCAGTTTAGCCAAGTCAATTTCGTGAGCACGTACATCCAGCTTAACTGTATGCATACCACACCCTATATCCACGCCGACTAAGTTCGGGACAATCTTTTCACCGATGGTCAATGTAGTACCGACAACACAGCCTTTACCAGCGTGCACGTCAGGCATAACACGAACTTTGGAGCCAGACATAAATTCTTGGCTACACAATTCGATTAACTGCGATGCAGCGGTTTCTTCGATGTTATCCGTATACACTACGGCTTCGTTATATTTTCCCTTGTACGTCAACATTTTGTTTAAGATATAAGTATTTTTCGTTTAATGCTTCGTGAAATTCATCATTATAAATCCAATCCCAAGAGCCTCTGAATAATATGTTGTATCGTCGATACATTTCTCGGGCTGCCTCAAATTGAGTCATTGTAGTGCAACTCTCTATAACAGCGACAACTTTTATCGCGGCAATATGCGGGTCTGGTAGTTTGATCATTTGAGCATTGTGATCGTTAACAATGTCTGTTCTGCTAATTCACACAGCCATCTTTCCAAGCGTTTATACTCTTCTGATTCTGAGTCGTGATCGCATTGCAGCCCGCCAATATATCGGTATTTGCCGATGTATTCTTCCTTTACCAAGCTGTCGGCTGGCGTGAAGGCGAACTGAAAATTTTTGCTTGAAATGAACACAGTGTTGGTGATCACGTCAATGCGAAACTGTTTGAAATATTCAGCTTTAGTCATTGTCTTATTTTTTGCAAAGATACAACCTAATTTTGGATTAACCAAATTTATTTTTGATACACTTTCACGTGACGTACAGCCATAGGTTCTAAGTTGTCGGTGTCAAAGCCTTCCTGTACCCCAGTTCCAATAATAATACGCTGTTCTTCAAACATACCGTCAAGAATACGTCTGTCAGTTATGTGTCTAACTAAGTATCCATTGTAGTATATTTTGATGAAATCGGCTTCCCACCATACAGTATAATCAACATAATCCTGTGTTACCTTATTCGGTAACCTATGAGTTCTTGCACCAGCTGAAATACTCCCGCCAGTTCCATCACTTATATGCACATTGGATTTTAGTTCCTTATTTTTATGGTAGTCTACGGTATCATCAGAATATGACTCGTTGAGGTCAATTTCGGGCGGCCAGTTCCATCTTCCGCTCAGCCATAATGCGCACCATAAGTACGTTCCTTTAGGTAATTTTGCGCGAAATGTAAATATACCGTATTTCCAAGAACCCTTTGTCCTCATTACCCCAATGGCAACTGGAATCGTAGTATCTATCTCTGGGAAATATTGTGGCTTCATTACAGCATTAAATATCGCGCCAACAAAACCATCGGTATTTTGATTTATCTGGGCATTATCGTACCACTGTTTGAGGTAAGACGTGTGATAAGGCGGTATACCCCATTCAGCCCCAGTGTCCCAATTAGCTTGATATGGCGTGGTAAAGTCGTCTGAAAAAACCTGATTATACTCGGTAGGTACTACAAGAGCGCCTTTCCTTTTAATACCCAGAATATACCTAACGTTTGATTTTAACTCTAACCATGTTCGTATAACCCAGTCTTTAAATGTTGGTTTTAATGTTGACATATTAGTTTGTTTTAGTTTTTATTGGTTCTTTTGGCGGAACAACAATGTTTCCTTGGCAATTCACGCAACGGTAAATTTTAACAAGTTTATTTTTCTCGTTCTTGTACTGGGTTAACTTATAAGTTAACTCCGAGTTGCAGTGTGGGCATTTCATAAATAGTAGGTATTAGATACTTATTAGTCCGTAGTAATATCGTCAAATATTACTGGCACCAGTTCTTTTACCTCTGATAATAAAGGTATCATTACTTCGCGCATTTGCGGGTGTGCCGCAGACGAACATCTTTGTTTGAATATTGTGCGCCACTCCCTGAAATTAGCCGTCACTACTATTTCAGTTTTAAGTGAGTTTGGAAGCACCGATCGTGCTTGTTGTGGCTGCCACCCTAATTTTATAAGGTCATTATACGCACCTTCCAGAATTGACATATGTGAATGCCATATGTCAGCGGCTTCTATTGCTGGCGTATATGACGGGTCGCCGTCTTTCCAATTTATGGCTTTACCCAAATCATCTTCATTTATCCAATTAGGTAGTATAAATGTGATCTGATTGTCAAATTTATCCTTTGAATAATTGCAATAACGTGTACTTTCTTGCGAAAATGATGCTAATCTATGGCGGACTAATTCGTGCGACACCCCACGATCTACTATAAATCTTACGGTCATACCGCCGTGTTCAATAACAGATTCGTGGTGTCTTCCAAGTATCATTTTAATAAAATCCTTGGCTGAAGTAGGTGTTATTTTATCTTCACTTTTGTAACAAGTTCTCCCAGCTTCTTCAATCAGCTGAAGTAGGTAATCAGTATCTATTTTACTGATGATTTCATAAGACGGTTTAATAAGCTTCATTTTTGTGTGTTTAATAATTTATGGCTTAAATATATGCAATAATTATTAGAAAAACAAATGCGATATTGAATTTTTTCTATTTGTGTTGATATTTATATTAAAAGGTAGACCTATGATAGGCGTATATAGAATAGTTAATACAGCTAACGGCGACGCATATTACGGCTCGTCTAAAGATGTTGATAAAAGATTAATTCGACACCGCAATGAATTGCAAAATAATAAACACCATAACTCCCACCTACAACGGGCTTGGGATAAATATGGTAACGAAAACTTCACATTTGAATTGGTTGAAGAATGCACGTTCGACTTATTACTGCAAACTGAACAGCATTATTTAGATAAGAACCCAGCATATAATATAGGGTTGAAAGCCAGCGGCGGGGATAATTTAAGTAAAAATCCAGATAAAATTGATATAATTGAACGTATTCGAACTACGGTTAAATTAACATTTGACTCTATGACCGCTGAAGAAAAAAAGTTTAAATTTTCGCGTCCTCAAGAATTAAACCCAAATTGGAGAAACGGAAGCTCAGTTAAATATTGTAAATGTGGTAAAGAAATAGCACCAATAAATAAGACCTGCCGTGAATGTAGAGATCGTAATAAGGAAAAAAACCCCTTCTACGAAAAAACACATACAAAAGAGGCTAAAGATAAAATAGCCGCTCAACGCATCGGAAAGTACTTTGGTGAACAAAATAAACCAATAATAATTGACGGTGTAAAATACCGATCAGCCAGTTATGCTTCCACAATATTAAACATACCTATGGTTACTATTAGGTGGCGGGTTCTGAGTTTAAATAAAAAATTCGCTGGGTATCAATACGAATAATCATTACAGGTTGCTTGAAATTTTCCAGATACGGTCGTATTCTGGTAGGTCTGAAATGGTATCGAATTTCATTGTATTAGTCACGTAGTCGTCGCCGAACATATCCCTGAGCAGTTGATTGCAGTCAGGACATATAACCTTGTCAGCTTTACCTATAACGGTGTCTATTAAAGGTTTATCGTATGTTATACATACGGGGCAAAAACGGTGCATAACACGCGGAACTTTCATTATTATGCGTGGTGACCTTTTATTGTAGCCGCTCTTGCTAATAGTGTTGCTGTGGCTGTAAATGATATAAATAAATTCATTCTCAATATGATAAATGGTGTCAGTTTGGTGAACAAATTGAATATCCCTAGGCTGTATGTTTCTGGCTTTCTCAATATCTTTGAAAGATAAAGCTACCACAACCCTGCGTATCTGACCCAGATATAAAACCCTATTGTTTTCAATAACCTGTACGTCGTCAAATAGCTTAAATTTGGCATATATATTAGCATAGTTGTTTATTGCTATAGACTTCTTTACTGGTATGCGATGGCTGGCGTATTCAAACTCTTCGGCTTCTTCCTCAGTATCGGCATGTCTGAAATAGGCGTCCATTTCGGTTAACTCCACGTCCCAATTTCTCAACATTGATTTAAGGTTGATATAATCCTTTTGGCGCTGAGGATCGGCATTGATCTCAGCGTCAAAAGGCGGAGTAGATGCTAGGAATATATCAGCCATTAATCAGTGAGTGAATAGCGTTTGAGCGGCATTTGCGGGTCGTCCATAGGCTCTTCGAGTAATTCAGCTATATGTAGCTGTATTGGTTCTTCTATTGGATCAGTTATATTAAGCTTTTGTTTTATAAGTGTTTCAATTTCTTCAACTTTAACTGGGTTCATACTTAGTTAATTCTTATAAACTTATTGCGCAACGCGGCACGGTAATAGAACACCATATTATTGTACCCTACGACGTTCATCGTGTGAATCAGAATTTGCGGGAATATGATCGTATTATCGTGGCAATATTCAGTCAACCACTTCAGGCAGTCGTAGCCTGTCATTTCACGTTCGTCAGTACGTTCGTGGTATGCAGTCCAAGCGGCTTGCTTTTCAGCCTCTGTCGGTGGCGTTAAGAATGTTTTGTAGTGAATATCTGCAAGGTCATGATCGAAACTTATCAGCTTAGGCATAGGGTTATTTTTTATATACTCAACAAACTGGTCGTAGTTTCTCACTATGTCCCAGTTAGGGTAGGTATATATGGTATTTTTTGTATAACCATAAATTACTTCGGGAGTCCGTTTTTTATCGTCGTCCAGAAGTAATTTAGTGGCGTCATACAGGTAGTGATCAATAGCATCTTCGGGTAAATCAGGCGTAGAATTCATCGCGTATTTCAATTAATAGATTATTAAGCAAATCGATATCCACGTCTGTAGGAAGTGGTGATACTGGTACGAGTTCGTCCAGCAATTTGATCTTGTTTTCGGCGTATTCCAATAGTTCGGCGTGTTCGAATTTTCCATTACGGATATCGAGCAGGTATTCCCTGTCTGGGCGCCTTACATTAAGCTCACCAGTACGAAGCATTTCTTCCGCCATTCTGAGAAGTCGGATACAGTGCATCATATTTTTGGTGTCGTACCCTTTGCCGACTTCCATATTCTTGTCATATCGGTGCGGGTTACGCTTTTCAACCCATTCCCAGTACTCCTTGTACTCTCGGCAATACGTTGAATACGCGTCCTTATTGTAGAACATCGTAGTCATCATCACAAAATCCTTCGGGATTGAGCTCAAATGAACTTCGTTTGAATCGTCGAAGCAGACACCGCGTAGAACCGAAGTACCGCTATCGAGCGAACACCAGTCATAGAACAAGCCGTAACCATCCTTAATATGTGAGAGTGCCGCCAAGCCACAATATTTGGCTTTCAGGTTGCGGCGGTCAAGCCATTCGGTAAGGCTGTAGGTTTCACCTTTCTGGTTTGGAACGTAGCAGAAGTCCATAGGGGTCTTTTTAGCTAAATCCATCGGCTTAACAATCTTTTTGTTCAATCCGCGGGACTTCCCGATCTGGGCAATAGCATATCCACCAAATGTATTACGAATGTTACGCGTAATAAACTTGTCTTTATGAGCCAAGATTTTGTCGAACAACGGGTGCTTAAACTGGATACAATCTTCTGGCACACCCAGCAACTCCACGATATTAGGGTTCTGCTTGGACAATAGGTCGATAAAACGCCTTAGTTCATACAGAGTGGTGTCGTTGGTGTCGTCGGAAGCCTGATCTGGCAAATTGAGCCCATAGAACACGTTTTTAGGTGCAATGAAAATACCGCGTAGATCGACATCTGAAGTCGGCGTATTCAGCCCATAGGCGTGGCTCCCTGATTTTGACAGGAAGAGAATGTTTTTAGGGTCGAGGTCTTGGTATTTCATCGTATAATTTTTCTGCAAATATATGCAATGTTTTCGAAAAAACCAAACAATTATTAAAATTTCGTTAAAAAGATTTTGGTGTACTGCGTCTTTCCTTTTCTCGCGTCTTCAATAATGGTACCGATACCCTGACCAACTAACGCCCGCCTTATAGCTGTAATTACCCTGATGCATTTACCTATCGGGGCGTCATATATGATTTTTTCCAATTCAAATACGTCTGAATGTTTGTTATATGAAATCACGAAATAAAGCTTATTTTTGTGTACCTTCACTTCTTTAATAATATCTTCATTTAGGTACTTAATATTTTTTTGTGTTGCAGCTAATAAAACATAGGTATCATAATAAGAAAGCGCAAATGTGGTTGTTACACCCTTTTGAGCCGTTACGTCCTTTTCAAAATCCTTTACATTATGGTCTTTGATGTACCTATGAATAAAATCGGTCATTATCATAAGCTGATCTTAAAGTGAGTAGTAATATCTTTGCGGCTTATGTGCTTGATCATATCGTCTATATCATCCTTGGGTATTACAATAATACTCTGGAATGAGTGAGCAAATGCCTGATACATTGACTCGTCTTCGGGCGGAATATCGTTGTCTACTATATGCACAAACACATTATTACCGAGCTTAAACATCGGTTTCAACGTCTTACGCTCGTTAATAAAGAATATCTCATTATTCGGCGTAACCCTGATGTGTTCCCGAAGGCACCAGTTTGTAAAGTCCTGTATGTATTTATCTTGAACCATTTACAATAAATATTAAGAAATCCGTTTGCAAATGTACAACTCTTTTTCGACCTTTGCAAACTATTTATAAAAAAATCGTTTATGAGCTTCCTATCCAACTACATTGCCATATTTTTAGACCAAAATTCCAAAGGTGCTCTCGGTAAGCTAAGGAGCTTTGTACCAAAGGATTGGGTTTGGTATGGTGATCATATGACCATCAAATTTTCCTACGACCCGATGTACTCCGAAGATTTTCCTGAACCATATGGGGAACTGGCACGATCACGCAAGCAAGTAGCTTTAGTAGCAACACATATCGGTTTATCAAACCAAGCTATTGCCGTTAAGGTAGAAGGATACCCGCTTGAAGGTAAACTGGCTCACGTCACATTGGCAACCCCACAAGGCGGCTCGCCAAAGAACTCAAATTTAATCACTAACTGGAAGAAAATAAAGAGTTTCACTATGCACGGAACCATTATGGGCAACGGCGATGCTGGTGAAGTGCTTGGCGAGATTGATTTAACCTCGGATACCGTTATTCCTATGGGCGACCGATGGAATGACCAGCTGGACGGTGGCGACTACACAACATCAGCCCTATACCCGTCAACAGGTCACGTAAAATATAGTGGGTCTATGAGTGAGTCTATTGTTAAATCATTAACAAAGAAGTTGCTGGAAGAAGATTTTAAAAGTCAACAAGCTAACTACATAAAACAGGGTTTCGATCAAAATATTGTAAATCAGTATGTGACTTATTTTAAAGAAATAAAAAATAAAAACCTGAGAGAATTATACTCACAGAATGTTCATATATCTGTACCAGTTAACCAACGTAATAACATAGACGCTTATAAGGATTTTAGGGAGTTAGAACAGGTAGTAGATTATGTTAGGGGTCAAAGGTCTACTGCTACTAACATAGATACCGATCCAGAAGAAAACGCCGAAATTTCAGGTAAATTAATATATAACCAAAATGGCATCGAAGTTTTCTACGCGGATAGTGCGAAAGCTTGCATCCAATATAAGGGTAAAATACCGTATGGTTGGTGTATAGCCAGAAATGACGCGTCTAATATGTACAATAGCTACAGGTACGCTGGAAACGAGCCTGCGTTCTACTTTGTTAAAAACATTGAGAGAACAAATGCTGAGTTGGCAAAATGGAAAGGTGGAACCTTTCAAGATAAATACCATATATTCGTTGTACAGGCTCAATACAATGGATACGTTGTTACCTCAGCCAATAACGACGGTGATAAAGAAATGAAATGGGATGATATAGTTAAGCTTGAACCTAAACTTAATGGGTTACAGGAATTATTCAAAGCCGTTCCATTAACTGACACCGAAAAGAATAATTATGAACGGTTTAAAAAAGATATACCTGATTCAGAATTCGCCGCATTATCATACGAAGAAAAAAAAGCATTTTTAGAAATATACCCAAATACCCAAAATAACGGTATATCTGATTATAAGTTTAGTGTTTTGCCAGACGATCTAAAAAATAAGTATATAGGACTCGGGCTCGGGTTATCTGATGCTAAATTTAATACTATACGCGGCAATGATAAGCTTATAAAATACTTTGCACATATGGCTCGTATCAAAGCCGACCAGATAATGAACCACGAAGCTTGGGGTGTTAGAATAAACCCAAATGAACTGGAATTTCTGAGTTCTAACGAAATAATATTTTTTATGGGGTTTGAGCGCAAACATTTAGAAAATGATAAATTATTTAGTTTGCTGAACGACCAAGATAAAGAAAAAATATTAGAAAAATTAATAATAAATCAGGACACCCGTTCTAATACTTATGACCAAGAACAAAGGTTATTAGCGCGTAGGTGGAATGCTGTGCCGTTTGAAAATAGAAAAAATGTCTTATATAAGATTATGGACTTTTTTGATAAACAGAATGAACAATTTTTTGATAGAGGCGCTTTATCTGAACAAAATAATTTCTATCTACAAATATTTAGTATGTTTTCGGATAAAGAAAAACCATCTATTATCATAGAACTGGATAACAAATTTAGGATTGATAGTCAAAGATTAATAGATTTACTATACGATAGTTTATCACCATCATTACAGCAGTCATTAAAGCCATATTTTTTAAATAATTCTACAAACGTGCCACGCATTTTATTCAGCACATTAACAGAGCCAGAAAAATTTACATATTATATGAATATGTTAAAGTTCCCTAAATTAAGGTTATTTTTATCCGTTGACGGTTTACATAACTTAACGCCAGAACACCAAAAAATATATGTGAGCGCACTGTTAAATAAATTTCGTGATCAATTATCGAGCAAATACGTCGAAGCACTCGATAATTTTTTAAATAAGGTTCAACAAGTAAATGAAAATATACTTAAAGAAGAATTAGAGTACAAATATAGTCCTGATTTAACAACACGGCATTTCTGCTGGATTACCCCAGATAATAAGTTTATAAAAGTGGGGTCGCACTTTGACCTGTTTGACCCACTTTACAAAATAGACGTAAAAAGAATGGAAAAAGATACAAATGGGTATCTGGCTGAACTATATAAACGCGCATTTAATGACGGATATATAAGGCTTAGTTATGCATTTTTGAGCGGCGGGCCTCACCTAAGTCTTGAAGGTAATGACAAGGAACGAATCAAAAATATTCTACTTAGAATATACTACCCATTTATGGCGAAATACCCAGCACCGCAATTTTTCATTGATATACCAAACCGTGGAAGTTATCATTTTAGATTTCCGTATGATAAACCAAAATGGTTTATCTTTGCCAACGGAAATTCAGTAACAGAAGATATCGTGAAAAAATTAGCACTTAAAGAAATTGTAAGTACCTTCCCATACAACGTGGGGAGCGCTCAGGCAACATACGACAGCTGGACTGACAGGGCTGGCGATGAAAACCTTAGAGAGATAGAACATACCGACATAGCAAAATTACCTTTCGTAACCGAAATAGAAAAAGCTGGCGGTAGGGTATATCAGGTTGGCGGAGCCGTGCGCGATACCTTCCTAAACACAGTTTCCAAGGACTTGGATATTATGGTAGCTGGCTTGGATGCGCAGGTTGTCATTAACATATTATCGAAATTTGGTAATATAGCCAAGAACGAAAAGAATGATACTGGATTTGTCGGCGGTAGCTTTGCCGTAATCAAGTTCAAACCGTTCGGCGATAAAGAAGATATTGACGTAGCATTAGCCCGCACCGAAAAGAAGGTAGGTCAGGGGTACGGCGGATTTGAAGTTACAGCCAACCCGAGTATAACACTTAATCAAGACTTGGAACGCCGCGACTTCACGATCAACGCTATTGCCAAGGATATACACGGTCAGATATACGACCCGTTTAACGGTCGGGAAGACCTTAAAAACAAGATCATACGAATGGTCAGCCCAAAAGCCTTTGCGGAAGACCCGCTCAGGATGCTGCGTGCCGTACAGTTCGCCGCACGGTTCGGGTTTACCATTGAGCCGAATACGTGGAATATGATCAGGCAAAATGCTGAAGACATTAAACATATCAAAGACGAGCGTTTCGTTATTGAATTTGATAAAATAGTTCACAAAACCGACATTAAGCAATCAGCCGAATTGTTGGTTTCATCTGGGCTATATAGAGCTATTTTCGGCGACGATTTTAGGGGTACATACGAACAGTTCCCTAAGGTTAAAACGCTTGCTGAGTTTATCTTCCTACTTACAAAGGATTCCAAGGAATCGCCGTCAAGTTTTTATGTTCAACGTTTCGGCAACTGGGGCAACCTGTCAAAGATTATTACAGCCTTTGAATTGACCCGAAAAGAGATCAATACGCCAGCTGAGGAAAGATGGCTAATGAACGCAGTCAATAAAATCGATCCAAAAGCCGTAGGAAGCTTTGTGGTGCAAGATAAGCTAAAAGACGCATCAATGCATCCAGAAGAAAAATACCCCCGCAAAGCGGCTGATTTAGCCGTTACAGGGGGCGAAATTGACGCTATGGGTATTACTGGTGGTCAGCACGGTCAGCTAAACACCGATTTATTGAATCTTATCTACGGTGATAAACTTGAAAACACCCGTGATGCCGTTATGGGCTACATACAGCAAAACTTCGATAAGTACAAGTCAACCCCGCAGAAAATACGCGAGATTGCGGTTAAAATACTCAAAGAAAATAGCAATAATATACCAGACGTATACGAATTTCAAGACAGACACGCCGAAAAAATAATACATACATCTTGGAATGGAGCTGGTGGTAATCAGTGGAGATATAGGTTTGAAAACGCTGGCGACATATTGCGGGAATTGGGTAAATACCATAACCAATTTTTGGATGGAAATTATATATTCGAAAAGATTAATAAAATCGAATCATTTATTAATGCCTTCGGAAACGAAAATAGACTGCATTACGACGACAAGTACAGCACGCTCAAAATATTGAATGCTGATAATTTAAAAGCCCTGCGCCACGCCTATGAAATACAGCCAGTGGTAACAGAAGCGCAAAAGGTGGCGTTGCAACTAATTTTTAACTTGATCGACGGGAAGCTGTCGGAAGCCAAGCAACAGATCGAATATTTTGATCAATTCCGCGATGACGACGGCGAGGTTAAATTAAAAATGGCTAACAGGTACCCTAACCAAATAACTAATACTCCACAGAAAATACAAGAGCTTACGGCTAAAATATTGCGTGAAGATTTTTTGGGTGTAGTTAATTATATCAATAACGGCGACGATATTGAAACTATAGAAGCATTTAAAAACCCAAAGTCAATCAGAAATTTAATACAAAATATTAGGGGTTTTATTGATGCTAAGACTGGTGATTTATATGTTATAAATGGCACTGGATATTTTCATAATGAAATAATTCAATGGGTGAACAATAAATTGAATATGCGTTTTCCAACAGATTACGGTCTAATATATAAAAGCCCCGATGTGTTGATTCCAGTTCAAAGGGCTGGCAATACTGACGCATTTAAGTTAGGTGAATTATACCCCAATAATTTTGATACTGATATTAACGGTAGGCGTGAAATGCTTGCTAAAATAAAAAACGGTTTAACATTAGCCAGACAAAAGAATCCAAGTATCGAATTTATACACCAAAGGATTCCTGACCCAGTTTACAAAAACCGTGAGTCGTTAAATGAAGCCGAGGGTAATCTGGATGGTAATTTCGAAGCTCTGGTACAACAGGTTAAACAGCGTGTACCGTCGCTGGCTAAGTATAACGAATTCCCTGAAGAGAACTACGACCACTTCCAGCTAAGTAAGAGAATTGGTAAAGCCGATGTATATTGGCATAACCAGCAGGTGACCCTAACTAACGTGGCTATTATGTCTGAGTTCAAAATGAGCTACCGAAACTTCAACGAAAAGAAATGGTATAACTTCACACTGAAAAACCAGATTTTCTTTGATATACCCGACACGTTTGGCTCTGATATGGAACGGTTTGTTATGCAGACGGCGTTCAATATGCTGAACGATAAGTATTCGTACCATAAGGAACTAATGGTTCCCGAAACGTCTACCTACCAGCAAGCAGACATTGATGCGATCATAAACGAAATAAACCGTAAAACATTTGAGTTTGAAGATCACGTTAATAACTTTACCCGCACTGAGATATTCGAGCAAAAACTCCACGAAGCGCCACAGCAGCAGTTCAAGGACTACGACATACTCAAGGTAGAGAAAGCTATATTAGCCGAATACGGCGAAACAAATGTTACCCAATGTGGGTATATTTCACCAAGTGGGTATTGCATTAATATACGCGGCGCTGGTGGAAATGACCATAGGAATATTATGGGTACTATTGAGAATTTACCAATAGATTGGGGGTTATATAACGGAAAGGCTTATGAGAACTCGTTCTCAAAATGGTTATATATCGCTCTCGATATGGGCTTCATTCGTGTTATACCAGAATCTGGTAATATAGAAATGCGTTCAATGCCGACGCAAGACCAATTTACCCAACTACGTAGATTTTTTCAGCAAAAACGAGGTGAAAGCCTAATTGACGTTTATGGTGATGAACAAACTTACCTTAGATTTGAGGAAGATACACCAACAGATATGATAATCGAAGCTATTAAGCGATTTTTCTTGTACGGTGAAAAACCAGAACAATATGACGATAGCGAATACTGGAATGAATCTAAAAAGAATTATACCAAAAATATTGTAGAAAATATAACCAAGACCATATTAGAAGTTCGCCACGAAAACTACAAAAACTACGATGTTAAATCAATGGAGCCAATAAACGACGATGAAACTCTGATAGTATATCACGGATTTAGCAGGCATAGCACAACTGACGCCAAGTTAGCGATAACGTTTGGGCTGTCTGGTCAGGAAAATGTTAGTAGAATTTATAGTTATGAAAATGTTAATAACCCAAAAGGATTATTCGTTAGTATTGATTTTAACATAGTTAAAAAGGAATTTGCTGGCTCAGGTATTATCATAGAATTCGCCACAAAGGTTTCAAACCTTGAAGCACCAGTATGGGCTGGCGGTGGCTCTTATTTTGTACAGGGTGACTACACCAGTGGTTTTTCAAATGATGAAGAACGCGAAGCACAACGCATACAAAACAGGGGTAGGTATCAGGCAAGTCCATACCCAGCCATATCACAAAGCCAAAGACCAGAACTTGGTCAAACATTATTCCAAAATGCTGAAAAGCAGGCGTTATTCATAGGCAACTTAAACCCCAATATGATACGCGCCGTTTGGGTTAATGAAGCACTACTTCTAAACGATAGATGGGGCGGTCAATGGGTTAGAATGAGCCGTAAGGATTTCTTACAAAAATATACCAAAGATTTGGTGCGTAAGGGTGATAAATATTACGATAAGATCAACAAGTTATTCCAACCAAATGACGATCTGAATATGGATCGTCTTAAATCAGAGCTCGAAAAACGCCAATGGAGCGTTGATCAATTCATCGAATATATTGTAAAAAATAATGATGAATACGCCTTGCAGCAATATTTCTATCCCAAGCAAATTGCCCAGATAAAGCAAATGTTTAAACTACAGGCGGAAGAGAAAAAAACAAAGTTTACAAAACAACAACTACAAGAAGCAATTATGGAAGCACAGAGAAGCCAGCTAAAGAGATTGGTATTGTTTGATATGGATAGCACGCTTATCAATAGCCCTATGCCCGAGTTCGGCAGGGAAGAATACAAACAAAAAACAGGTGGCGATTTCCCGAGCGAAAAAGCTTGGTGGAGCGTGCCTGAAAGCTTAGATACCAACGTCTTTGAAATTACAGCTATAGCCCCAGTATTCAACCAAATGCGCGACGAACAGCGCCGATCCGATACAATGGTTGTGGTTATGACTAACAGGCTGGATACGCTGGAACGACAAGTTAAACGGGTACTCAGATTAAACAGGATAAACCCTGACGCCCTGAATATGGCGTCCTATGCGATGCAGAACAAAGGCGAACGCATACTACAGATACTAAAAGAAAACCCGAGCATACGCTACGTGGCTTTCTACGATGATCAGGAAAAGAATATTACGGACGTCCGAAACGCCCTGCGTAAGAAGGGTATTACCTACGATTTATACAATTGCCAAGACGGGAAGATTCGTAGGACGTAACTTATATTCTATCTTTAACCTTTATTGATAGTTCCACGCCAAACATTTGTAAAACTTGGTTAACTTTATCCATTCTTAATGTACATTTCTTACCTTGCTCTATTTCCCGTAGCAACCTAAGACCAACACCAGATTTTTGGGCTAATTCTGGCTGGGAAAGCCCAAACTGTTTTCGTTTACCTTTTACGAAATTTGATATTATTTTATATGAATTATCTTCATACGCAGTTTTTGCATCTAACTTAGCTGTTATTAAATCTTTAACTGTATTATGTTGTTTATTCAGTAAATAGCAGCCATCTTCAAGCGATTTATATATCCAATATTTTTCTCTCTCGTCTAAGTCCTCTGGGTATTCCACGTACTCAATAACTCTAATAATGGGCGCTTGCCCAAATTCTTTTAATTGACCAACCCATTCACGTATTTTATCAGAATGTGACGCTGACATATGTTGCATAGGTCTGGTTAGATAACTTGTACTCTTACCTACATAATGCAAATTGTTTGTTACTGGGCAATGTAACCCATATATCAGGTATTTTGTTGTTGTATCCATATTATAATTTTACTTAAATATACGAAACAATCATCCAAAAACCAAAAAACCCCTAAAATAGGGGTATTTTGGTTTGATACTTGCGGTTGTTACACCTGAACCTGTGCTGGGTTGTCAACACGATCCGACACGGTTCTAACCATTGCTGGTGTTACCTCTGTGTAGGTCAATGCTCCACCAACGCTTGATATATCAGCCGAAGTTGAAGCCTGAACTTGCTTTTTCATTGATGGCTTGGTAATAGTTAAGCTACCGTACACGTTTGATTTGTCGTTATTGAACGACACTGTTGTACCTGTTGGGATTGGGTCAAGAGCTGGTTGGTTAGCTATACCTACCTGTGCAAAATTTGCTGTTGTCATTTTTTTGTAAGTTTAAGAATTCTTATATCAATAAATAGTTTGGTTATTGTAATAGTTTATTATGTTTGGTCTTTTAATAATATTTTTGTGTGAAAAATCTTATATGTGTTTGACGAAGCATTCATAGTAGAAAACATATGCATATCTTGACCGTCAGCCCACATGGAACAACCACCGCCTGTATGGTCAGCTGCAATAGACATTGCAGAGTCCCATAAATAGTTTCCTAAAATAGGATTTAAGTATAATGGCGATCTTGGGTCAATGGTAAAACTACCGTCTTGATTACGTTTTATAAGACCTAACTCCCTATTCCCTTGGTAAATACTATTAGTAGTGTTTATACCTGTTCCAAATGCCCATAAATATATTGTGTTATTCCATAAAAACGGTACAATAGCGTCTGTATGAAGATTATGCCAAACATCCGCGGTATTATTTGATAAAACTATATTAGAATCGGTAACTTCCATTGTACTTAAATCTGGAATAATTGCCTCAATAAGCTTCCACGTTGATGGAGTAGAGTTTAACCTATCGCAAAAATAAAGATGACAAACACCGTTAAGCATAACGGCACCGCCAGATATCGTAACGTAGTCTATGGGATAATCAGGAATAATTAAATTAGCCCCAACGGAAGTAACTATGAAGTTATCATCAAAATATACTGGCGCTATAGCCGCCAGACCAGTTGATGGAACCGTCGTAAAAAATGAAAGGTAAGAATTATCTGCAAGTTTAATAGGATTAGACATAGGGTAAACAACGGAATTAGCTATAGAAACCCCAGGTATATTAAATACCCCCTCACCACCTGTATACATATAATTACCCCCATTAGCATATGACCACGTATTTAAGTCGTTGCTTGTCATCAAGCCTAATCTAATAGGGTTTCCATTTGTATTGGTTCCGCCAACAATCATTCTATAAACACCGTCGACCCCGCGCCACATACCATTTGTTTGCATACCAAGTGAATTCCAAGTACCAGCTGACCCTAAAGCCGCAATGCCTGTAAGTTGTGTAAATGCATAATTAATAAACGGGTTAAAAAATGTTACTGTGTTTCCAGCTGCCAAGGTACCAACAGTTTTAGTAGCCGAATATGTTAAAGTTGTACCAGATAAATACTCAACAAGTTTTGCATTTGCATAATCTTTGCATAATCCCCATTTATAACCGCTTCCATATACCGCAACGCCAGTTTTTACCACTTCTGGAATGGCTTGATTAAGAACAATCCTTCTATTAGTGGTGTCTATTGATGCAATGGTGAAACGATTCTCCCCAGCAACGTTATAATTATCTAACTGAGTGTTACGAACCACAGCCATTCTTAAATAATTTTCGAATGGAAGTACAAACGGACTGGCTACATCATTCAAATGTACTAAACGTATATTCCCCGATTCAACATCTTTTTTAAGTACGACCTTCTGTGTACTATTATACATTACATATCTATTTGCCATATTAATAAATATTAGTATAAATAAAAAGGGCTTACTTATCCCGAAGTTACGCAGCCCTAATAATTGATTCTTTATCCCGAAGTTACAGAACATTGAAAGCGGGCGTTACCCGCCTGAGTTAACAGCCCCCTTGTGTGCAAGAAGAGCAATGCGCGATACGGCGCAACATAAAACGGACGGTTACCCAAGTATTCATTGTTGTAAGGTTTTAAATATTTATTGGTTTCCTATAAATATAAACATCACCCCACAAAAAATAAATACTTAAAACATTAATCCGCATTTATGGCATATGCGCCAGCCAGTACCAGTTCCGTCAAAAACATCACCGCCACAATTTGGGCACCCATTACGTATTGTAGTCGAATGCGCCATAACTGGTACGTGCGGCTCCAAGTTTTGTACCATTTTTATTATCTCCCTGTAGCCGTCGGCAGATATAATAGGAGAATTTTCTTCGAAAACTGACTGCGGATATAAGTCGATTTTTTCTTGCAACTTTTTCAGTAGTCGGTTTTGAAACTCCGAAGCCCCAATCATAGCGTTAGCTATTCTCGGTGATAACTCCATATGATTGGAACACCGCCTTGACGTCGCTACGTCCAGCGCGTCAACCCATTTTTTGTGTAATTCTGACATATTTTTAGTATTATTCGTCTTCGGTTGGTCTTTGACCGAACGGACGGGTTAGAAATTCTGGGATAAAATCTTCGCGACCCAGATCAACGAAATCAAGCGTTTTGCCTGCAAAAGAACGGCTGTAAATATCGGTGGTATAATTCCGTTTATATTTATATGTATGTGTTTTAATCCAAACGTAATTAAGGTGCTCCCTTGGGTCACGCTTGACACTTGGGGTATAATCCAGTACGGTTTCAAACACGGTAATAGGGGTGCCATTAATCGACTTTTCTTCGCCAATTAATACCACCTGACTTCGTTGCAGCATAATACCTGTTTCTTCCTCAGTTTCACGAATGCAAGCCGCAAGAGCATCTTTGTCATCGGGTTCTGTTTTACCACCCACTAAACCCCATCCGAATGGTCTGGTAGTCCTGAGCAGAAAGAGCATTTCGCCCTTCTCGTTGATAATTCTGTTTACTACTGCGGTCTTCATATTTTTTTATTTAGCTGCAAATATATAACTAATATTCGACACTACCAAATGTTACGTAATATTTATAGAAAATAACGCATTATGGATAAGCTTTTATTCGAAGAACTGAACAGGTTTAGGCAGCTCAATGAGATAACCTCAGCCGTTCCCACCGACATATCAGGAAAAGATGTTAATAAACAGGTGCTGCGTATGGCTATTATTTCCGAACTGGACGCCGTTAGCCTATATGAACAAATGGCAAGCAAAGCCACAGACCCACAAGTTAAAAAACTTATGCTGGACGTAGCCAAAGAAGAAAAAACACACGTTGGTGAATTTGAAGCCATGCTTCTTAAACTGGACGGCGAACAAAAAACCGAGCTTAAAGCTGGGGAAAAAGAAGCAAATAAACTATTAGGTAAATAATCGGTTATTGCGGTACTTCCTTTTTCACTAAATTTGACTTTTCTACTAAATCAGATATTTCAAAAAAACCAATATTCTGTGGGATATCACTATAAATACCTTTTTTTATTATATCTTCAAACATATATATATAAGTACTAATGGTTAGCTTCGCTCCGTGCAGTCCAATATTTTTAAACCCATTAACAAATAATTCAGCAAAATTTGTGATGTATATCGCTTTTTCAAAAAAGTCAAATCCATTTCGTTTTTTAAATGCTTTAAACGCTTTAAACGCTTTATAAGTATTATACATACCAAAATCGTTTTTATTGTGTTTAATCCAATCCCACATAGCTTCCGAATTATTTATATTCGGGGCTTCTTCGTGACATTCTTCACATAATAAAACGTAATTACTTGGTGTATCTTCACCACCTAACATATCAGGTATGATATGGCATCTTTGAGCGTGTTTTGTTAAATGCCCGCAATTCCAGCACACACCATCAGCTTCAGACCAGTCAAAATTTAACTCACATTCGTCAATACCTTTATTTACCCAATAAGCAACAATTTGCTTTTTAGTGGTTTTCATAGGTTCCCGAGCCATCATATAAATATTTTTTTGCAAATATAAAACTAAAAATAGTAATAACCAAATAAAATTTTGCGGAAGATGCAGTGATCGAAACTGCGCGGGAATTACCCCGACCACCGCTTTCGAGGCGGGTACCTTTCCACTCGGTCAATCTTCCAATTATTTAACCTGTAGGTAACAGTAACTTAATCTGTAAGTTAGACTTTCTTTAATTCAACTCATACTTATTTTAAAACATTAAGTATGGTAAAGACATTCGTTATTTTCGCATTCATCTTGCAACTATTCTCCACACCTAAAACCTATCAGGTAAAAGACGCAATAACTCACGAAACACTATGCGGCGTTGCCGTTAAGGTGGATGGAAATACAGTATATACAGACATGGACGGTAAATTTGAATACCGACCAAACAAACAAGCCCGCGTATCGCTCATATCCTACAATGATACGACTGTCAACCTTTCAAATAACACTATTTACCTATCTCAGGTAAAGTAAGTAATTTCCAGCTACAGCGAACATTAAGCTCTGAATTAGAGCTAAAACTACCCATAGGTAATTTTATTGTTAAATGTTACCGTTACAACGGTAATTTTGAGCCGTCTGTGAGAATCGGACTCACCAAACTGGTTTTGCAGACCAGCGCCAACCCAATTGACTTAGACGGCATTTTTTGCGGAAGGCGGAGAGCACGATTCCCATACCCTTACGGGTACCGTATGCTTAGCAGGCATCGACCACCCCTCGGCGGTTTCACCTTCCCTATATGTGCCTCAGACAGAAGTCGAATCTGTATGCGCTAAGCGCGGCAGTTTTTGAAACTGCTGGGTATAACCAATTCCCCCACTAAGGCAATTTATTTAGCGGTAAGTTTATTTTTCGAAAATACGAATTTTGCTCCGCCAAAGACTATTTATAATAAAACAATTAATGAAAGCGCTATTTAACGAATTAGAATTTAGTACGGCAAAATCATATGATAAGCTTCCGTGCCAATGTAAACAATGTGAAAAAACTTTTTATTTAACTAAAAAGAGAATACAAGACGTTTTTAATCCTAATAAATTAGATATTGGTGATTTTTGCTCAATGAAATGCTGGGGTGTATACGAAAGAACCAGAAAACAAACCACGTGTGCTAATTGCGGTAAAAATTTTAGTAAACTACTTTCGCAGCAAAAATCAACTAAAGGAAACGATTTCTGCACTAAATCCTGCGCGGCTACGTATAACAATACGCATAAAACAACTGGTAACAGGCGTTCAAAACTCGAAATTTATCTGGAACAGGAATTACCCATTCAATTTCCGTTATTAGAAATACACTACAACAAAAAAGACGCAATCAACTCCGAATTGGATATTTACATACCGTCACTTAAACTGGCTTTTGAATTGAATGGTATATTTCATTATGAGCCCATTTACGGAACCGATAAACTATCTCAAATTCAAAATAACGATACACGTAAATTTCAAGCGTGTATCGAACGCGGTATTGAAATGTGTATTGTTGATGCTTCTGGTTTGAAATACTTTAAACCAGATAGAGCCAACAAATACCTACAAATTATTATTAATATTATTAACATAAAAATGTCAAAGAACTATTAGCGGAAACGGTAGAATTCGAATCTACGAGCCCTTGCGAGGCTGCCAACTTTCCAAGTTGGTGGATTAAACCACTCTCCCACGCTTCCAATTATTGTAGGGCTGGTGGGATTCGAACCCACACGTGCCTTACGGCACAACGGATTTTAAGTCCGTCTTGGCTACCAGTTACAGCACAGCCCCATTTTGTCCAAAACAACCGCTTATTTATATATTCGCAGTTGTTTCGGCTAAGCGGAAGAAGGATAGCACGATTACCAGACAGTTTTACCCGTCCCCTCGGTTTTCAAGACCGCGACCAGCCCACGCCAGTTTCATCTTCCAGTTTTGTCTGGAATATCCAGACGATTTTATTCAAGGTAGCGCATAGGGGAATCGAACCCCTGTCTTTTGGCTGAAAACCAAACGTCCTAACCCCTAGACGAACGCGCCATTATTTTTTTATGTAACACGTTATAAAAGTCCGTCATTAGCGATTCAGGTATTTTTATACCATCGAACTGAGATATGATTTCTCTGGTTGTGAATGACCCCTCAGATATTCCGTCAGTCCATTCCTGTAACCAAAGACCCCAGCTTTTTTTACCGATAATAACCCCTTTCAATATATTTGGGTGCCGCGTGCTTAAATTATACAGCTTCATAACACCGTTTTCGTATTCTTTGAAAGACACCATACCATCTTTACCGTTCACGTTGTACGTGACTTTTACTTCCATACCGCAGAAATCCAGTATTCCTTTGCGGTATGAATGTAAGAAAAAGTTAAAAATTTCAATGAACTTATTAGAGTGTTTTTGCCGCCTTCTTTCTTCTCGGCTTCCGATCTCTTTTTTTCGGTTTTCTATCCTTTCGTGTTTAGTGCTTTTAGCATAATATTTCCTTTCTTTTTTTAATTTGTCTGGAAATTCCAGACGATTTTTATTAGTGTAGTGCGTGTGGGATTCGAACCCACGAACCTTTACAGGGACAGCTTGAAGGGCTGCCTACTTTGAACCGCTTGTATAACGCACCGTTTGTGGATACTGTGGGAATCGAACCCAAATGTCTTCATTGCAAGTGAAGCTCCCTACCTTCGGGATCAGACCCATTTTGTCTGGAATTTCCAGACGGTATTGTGGATCGTAAGGGATTCGAACCCTTGCTCTTCTGCTTGCAAGGCAGACGCTTTAAGCCAGACTAAGCTAACGACCCATGTTTGTGTGCGCGGCTGGACTCGAACCAGCGCGGATTTAATCTATAAAGCCCACGGAATGCAGTTTCCGTTGTCCACCTGTTTTCCCCAATTCCTGCCTTGTAGGGTACACTGACAAGCGCGTATACCAATTCCGCCACGACGCACACAATATTTTTCCAGACATTCAAAGAACAAAAAACAAAAAACCCGACTCTTTTGGAATCGGGCTGATCGAGCTCTGGTAATCAAAAATTCTTTACCTCACGTACATACCGATTCCATTCGTAGTGGCTAACGCCTCTGACGATGCTTCCAAACAACTATTGTTATTTCCTTTCAGAATAAGGTTATTGGAACTGGTTATGTAGGTGATCTTTTTCATTGTATTTTCTTATATATAGTTGTTAGTTTCAAAAAGTGCTGCAAATGTAGACATAATATTTGAATAAAACAAGCTTTTGTGAAAAAAACTTTAAATTATTTTTAATTTCCTTACAGAATAGGGTTATGTATGGTTTTATCTTTCGGTTAAAGTGTTGATTATTATTATTTCCTTACAGAATGGGGTTATGCGCAGTGCACTGATGATACTGCACTGGTGTACATATTATTATTTCCTTACAGAATGTGGTTACGCACCGTATCTAAGTCAACCTTCTTGAATTGCTCCTTATTTTTATTTCCTTACAGAATGAGGTTATATTAGCTAAGCATAGCATAATGAGTTTCTGATTGTTATTTCCTTACAGAATGGGGCTACACACATTGCTGGTTGTGGCGCTGTGCAAATACAACTATTTTTATTTCCTTACAGAATAGGGTTACGTACAGTTGGCAATGCGATTACCTGCGATGTATTATTATTTCCTTACAGAATGGGGCTACACACAGTTTTTCCAACCAGAGGTTTATTATTCCGTCGTTGTTATTTCCTTACAGAATAGGGTTATGCACAGTTTTTAGAGCTTATGTGTTCAACTTCGATTAGTTGTTATTTCCTTACAGAATAGGGTTACACACAGTAGGTAATAGCTTTGTTCGAGGGTGTCGGTAGTTGTTATTTCCTTACAGAATAGGGTTACATATAGTTCAACACCTTTAACCCTTTCGAAAAGTTTTTATTTCCTTACAGAATTGGGTTATGCACAATTGAAGCTTCTATTTGCCTGATCTTTTCGATGTTGTTATTTCCTTACAGAATAGGGTTACACACAGTTGACGTTATGGGTTACTCCTTCGTTTGTGTATTATTATTTCCTTACAGAATGGGGTTACGCGCAGTTTTTAAGGTATTGCGCCATTTATTTTACTACTTATTATTTCCTTACAGAACGGGATTACACACAGTATAAGACTCTGGCTCTGCTCAATTATCATAATTATTATTTCCTTACAGAATGAGGTTACACACAGTCGTATTCGAGGCGGGCACCTTAAATCACTCGTTGTTATTTCCTTACAGAATGGGGTTACTCTAACTGGACTGATCTGGTAATTGGTCAGTGATTATTATTTCCTTACAGAATGGGTTTATGCGCAATAAAAACTAATGCAAACTCAACCGCATATGTATTACTATTTCCTTACAGAATGGGGTTACGCACAGTTGGGAACGGTAAGGAGAACCCGATGGTTAGTTGTTATTTCCTTACAGAATGGGGTTACGCACAGTACAATTGTTTAAGAGAAATGTACCGATTATGTTGTTATTTCCTTACAGAATGGGGTTACGCACAGTGTACCTATGTGTAACCCCTTAAACATTAATTTACTACACCAGATTTGTCAAAGAACAAAATGGCTTATTTCACGTTTATATACCCTCGTAGTCGAAGTTTAGCAATTCCTGAGTTATATACGCAATGGCTTCTTTATTAGCCTTTGAGGTAGCTGATTCACGGTCGTACCCTGCGAATATCCTGCTACTTTTGGCAATAGGCGTGATGAATAATTTGGAACCAGCATCCTTGTCTAATATAACATTAGCGGTTTCATTATTTTCTTCGCACACAATTGCATATGAATTTTCCGAGGCGTCATAACTAACCGCCGTAGCAACTATTTCGCCTACTGAGTATGAACTGGACTGATTAGTGTTTGGAAGAGCCATAACCAGAGCTTCGGCAATTGCAGGGATATATTTATCGCGTATTGACTTTGGTACGATAAACATTTTACCATACAATTTGGTGTCTACTTCTTTCCACCCGTCCTTAATGATCGCGTCCATATATTCAGCGGCAATCTCTTTGCTCGGAAGTAAGATATCATTGTTAAATGCGAACAATCTGGTTAGGTCAATTTCAATATATCTTTCGAACACCCCACGGGTTAATAATTTACCACCAGCTAAACTATGTTCTATACCTTTTTTTCGAGTATCAGCCATTTCGTCGAGAAATTTTTTGTATTCATCGGTTGTTTTTGGAACCTCTTCGTACTTACCTTCTGTCTTTGAGCCGTCTGATTTTTCTGATTCATCATCATCCTCGCCAGCTTTTTTGGTCTTTTTCTTTTCCTGTATAAGGGTAAAACTTTTTTCCCTTACCCCGTGACCTACGGCAATTAAATCATCGATGGATTCAACCAATAATGGGTGTATTGGAAACATAGTACTAATATTAAGTGGACTTTCCCGTTTAATATTATTAGTGGTTACATTCATATACCCACGTGTCATAGCCTCTACGTGCCTCGGGTCTTGTGAAATACCTTTTGACGCTTGCTTGTGCTTTTCATTGTAGTAAAACACAAAATCCGCAAGTGGTATACCAAGCAATTCACACACCTCGTTTACGCGGGTAGTTTTTTGTTGCTGCCCAGACGAATACGCAAGGTATTTTCCATATGTTTTATCATATACTCGTTTTTGCCCTTCTTTACCCACGCAAAATAGGGTTGGGTTATTGTAATAAATAACCTGTTTGATTCTTAATCTTTTAGAATTTAACATTTTTGTTTGATTTAGAGGTGGATAAATAGAATTTAAGTTTAAGCTGGGATATAAACACATTGAAGCAGTCCTTATTGAGCTGTATAATAGTGTTATTATCCAATATATCGATTGTAAAATCATCTTCATAAGTTTTAGCCATTTCAGCTAAGTTCTTACTAAAGTGAGCCACTGACCAAGAATTAACCAACTTTTCAACGTCAGTTATTCTATTTCTCATACCAGCCTTACTTTTGGCGAAATTAATTAACTGCGTTGATAGTCTATCGGTTGTAGCTATTATTTCTGGGGTACTCAGTATCATAAAGTAGTAGTTTTTAAGATTAATTATATCTTTCTGTTTAACTTTTTTATCTTGTTTGAGATTATGAATGATATCATAAAAATTATTTGGTTCAAAGCAATGTTTTTCCAAGGTATCTCCTTCAAGTATATACCGAAAGCTTTTTATATCCCAAGACTCAAATATCTTTTGAATATACGCTCTTTTACTACCAGTTATTTCGGTATGCAATTTCAGGAAGTCGTACACGTAACGCAGGTCTTTAAGGTCGACGGTAATATCACCATACGCTTTATTTGTATCACTAAATAATTTGACATTAATGTTAAATGATTCATCTGCATACTTTACCGCGAGGTTAATAAAAAATTGGTGCCAGCGAACTGATTCAAACCTTAAACACTTATGTTCATCAACAATAGGTTTTTCGTTGCCGCTTTTATCTTTTTTCTTTGCCGTATAGCTGTTTACTATATCATTTACGGTCATATCAACTGATTGGTCTTCGGTATTAGCCAATAACCATATACCGTTCCACGTATCACACTGGTTGCCTTTGTAATTGTAAAACGTATTATCCAATATTTTATCTCGGTATACCAACCACCCTTGGTAGATTTCATACAACACTTCTGGGTGCCCTATTCCGACCGAATATGATTCTATGTTAACAAATAGATTATCACCAATCTGAGCCAAATAGATATCTTCCGTAGTTAATGCGTCTATGTTTCTCATATCAACCTGTGATCTGGTCGCTTGTGATTCCCCTTCCGCTGGAAAATCACGACCTATTGAAGTAGTTCTATTACCAGACGCTATTTTTTCCAGATATTCAGCCATACGTTTTTCGTATGGTTTTGGTTTTTTGCCACCATTATTATGAAATGGGCTATTTGTTATGCTTATAAAATTCTTTTCAGACTTTGGGCTATGGAACACTTCAAAATGATTCTCAAAAAACTCCTTTGCTGAGTAATTCGTTGAATTAACCTTATTGTATTGACGTAAAAGTATTCTACCTAAATTTATGGCTTCCATATGTTTTGGATTAACGTGGCAAATATATAACTAATTTTTGAATCTACCAAATTTATTTTTAGATGTTAAATAATTCCGCGTTCAAAGCTGTAGTTTGCATTGGGTAAAATGTACGGTTCGAGCCCGCAGTCCATTTTCTTTAGCTCACCTAACTCATTATGTATAAGCACATTCTCTATATGCCTTGACAGATAGAACACTGGTATTTCAAGTTCGGCTCTGGATTTATAATTTCTCCTATATTCTTCCACGTCGCTTTCCAAAATCAAGATATCATTGGACTGGGTGAATATCTGTTCGAGTATGTCGTTTTTTTGATTAGTTAGCTTCTGCATAATACAGTTACCATCTGCGTCAAATATACAGTTTGTGATAAGGTTTTGATCATCCACTGTATTAGGGTATATTGCATCAATCATCCCCTGTATGCTTGATTCTTTTAGTATTTCGCCATCTTTTAAAATATTCCACGTGGCATTTACTATACCTTCGTTATAACCGCCAAGCTCGGTTCTAATAACTTCACCCCGATTAGTATGATTCATTCGTGTCTTTATTACGTATATGGGGCAAATACGGTCTGGGGGTCTATTTCTATCTCTATTAATACGACCACCTCTTTGTATGAGTGCGTCAAATGGAGCACAATAGGTAAATAATACATCGTAATTAATGTCAAGGCTAACCTCAACCACTTGTGTTGCTACGAGAATACCACCGTCCTTCCAAGCATTATTATCAAACAATTCGTTTTCTTTAACAGACCTATCTTTACGTCTGAATCGGCTGTGAAGTAGCGACGACTTATAATGTGGATACCTTTGTAGTATATCATTATATATTCTTTGGGCAACGCCTACAGTATTAGCTACTATCAAGATTTTTTTCTTATTAGCCACTGCTTCGTCTATAGTTGGAAGACAGTCAGTAAAACTATCTCTTTTATAAATTATATGTCTATCAAATGTGTCTTGCTGCTCGCTCGTTAATTCAATTATATCAACGTTATCTTTTCCGCCAAGTATTTTAATGATCTTATTTTTTAAATCCGTTGGAAGTGTGGCGGTTCCGAAGTGTATACGACAATTAAATAGCAGTAAAACACGAATAAGCGTTAATATAAAAGATTTAGCCTCTCTATTATAGGAGTGTATTTCATCCATTATTATATCCTGCCCGCTTATATCAAGTATGGTCTGCTCAAATCCAGACGACCCAACAAGTATTTTTGATATTTGGTATGGTGTTGCTACTTTCAGTCCGCATCCAATTTTATCCCGCAGTACTGCTTCCGCTACGGTACCCTCTCTTTCTATAATAGGTACCGATTTTGAGTGAAGTATAGAAATAGCCAAGTTTGGGTTTGTTGTTGTTAGATCGTGTTTAAAACGCCTAAACATAGCGTCAATTGCCGCTTGGAACGGAAGAATATAAAATATTCTACCAGTTGCGCACCTTAGAAGAGCTTGGGTTTTACCAGCCCCAGTAGGTGCTATAATAAGTGTATGCTTATGCTTTTTCTCCTTTTTCATATCTATAACCGAAAGAGGATATAAGGAATTAGCCATTTTGTCATAAACACTAACGTCTGGCTTTACAAACATACTTTTTTTAGTTGATTCAAATGAATCCCTAAATAGATCAAGGTGCGATGATATATGGTCGGCGGCATTGAGTATTCCGCGCCATTTAGATATACCCTTACCTGTTTTCCTTATTTCTCTACAATACGATACAACGTAATCATAGTTGGCTCTGGCTTCGCTGTAGCTAATAGGCTTAGTTTTAATTTTAAGATAGCCAAGTATAGATAAAGCTGTTTTTGACCACTCATTCCATTCCTCTTCCGTTCCAGCGTGGCGTTCAAATACGTCTGGGTTATTGGCTATTAAAGTTAGTAGCCCCTTATGGTTACTACCTATTTCATTTCCGCCCCGTAGATAAACAGATTTATGGTGCCCAATAATAAGTTCAATAAGTATATCCCAGTATTTTGGCTTAAATAACGAGATAAAAAGTATGGATGATATTTCGTGTCTAAACGGTATTATCCAGAGGTCGGAGCCGTCATACGGTGTACTGAGCCTTGATTGAAATACTGGGTGGCATTTGCCTATGTCGTGCAATAATGCGCCATTTTTACTCACCCACTTATTAAACTTAAAGTGGCGTGATAGTATGTTCATAATATACGCAGTATCTTTCAAATGTTGAAAGACTGACGTATTAGTAGGACTACCTTTAGCTCTAACGTGTGATAACAACTCTTCCATACGTTTTACTGTAATCATCGTACCTATTGTTTCCTACCAGTATAGCTTGTGAGTCTGCTTCGTTGGTTTCAACAAACTCAATACCTTTCAGATTTGAAAACTCTTCGTCGCTGCATTCATTAAACTCCTTTGGCAATAACATATCCTCTTTGCGGGATAATCTTATTGTTTCAGCATAAGCTCTTTTGGCATCTTCCTCGTTTTTAAAAGCAATAAAACAGGACACATTATAAAGCAAGCCTCGGGTAATGACCGATTTTTCCTGTATTATATCTTTGTTCTTGTTTTTTTTAACTGAGCACCTTGTTACTTCTTCCTGAGTATTGTGTATGCTCTCATATTGTAACTTACAACGTGATATTTTTTGCAGTTTTACGGACTTATCCCTCAAAAGCTCTGGGAATAGAAATCGTTCTATACCTTTGAGTGTTGACGGAATAACGAAAGACCTGCTTTTAATATAGGTGTTCCTGCCAGTACTGTACGGCGCCATAAACGCAAAAACGCCAGAATATTTTATCGTATACATAGTAATTTATTTTGTGGGTTTAATACAACCTAATCCAGTACCTGTTGATTTACCTACGCCAACGTCAAGACAGAATATTTTCTGCTCGTTAGTGCCGTTGATGATTACGGGGCAATAATTTAATACCAGTTTTTTATTATCACTATGTTTCCACACGTGAGTTCTTTTGCTTGGAGATTTGGTATCGAATGCTATGCTAAAACCTTCTGAATTGACACCAGCTTTATCCATTTTCAGCTTCATAATATGGGTCATAACATCCGAGCTATTTGTATCTTTGAATGTTATAGATTTATTTTTTGAACCGATTTCAGCGGATTTTTGCGTAAGGTGTATTGGTGATTGAAACAAAAAGTAGTCACCAAAATCAGCAGATGGGTCAAATACAACGTAATCCCTACCTATTACCTTCATACCAAATATAAATTCGGAGTCCTGATCAATAGCAAAAAGAATTTTACTTATTAATCCAGTATCATTCGAGCTGAAAACAAATTTTCCGCCATTTGGAAAGTCTAATACGCCATCTTTAGACGTACTATCTTTACCCCAAATGTCGGAAAAAGTATAGAATGATTGCTCGTTATGTATTTCATTATTTCGCCCAAACCATTTATGTAAACGGCTTAGTGCGTGGCTCCGTGGGTTTGAAATTGGTACTTTGTTTTTACTTAAATGTAGTATAACTCTCATACGGCTTTAATTTATGCCGCAAATGTACAACAAGTTTTTGAATCCACCAAATTTATTTTAAATTTTTTCGCTTAGTAGGTTTATATCCCCTATATTCTTGCCGATAAATTCGTGGCAATAGGAAGCCCTCGGCTGTTCATCCCACTTCATACGTTCTTTCTGTCTGCCCTTCATATCCTTGCGTAGGACGCCGTTTTTGCTGGTAGGCTTCCATAGGTCAGGGTGGTTGTTTCGGTACTCTCCAAGGGCAGGATTTACGGTCTTAGTGAAGTATCTGTTGCCAGCCAGCACATAACTGCCCGCAATGAAGTTACTAAACAATGAACCTATACCCATTCCCTGATAATCTGGCATTACTACCGTCCTTGAGCCCCTGAATGCGTTTTTTAGATAACCATTCGGCTGGGCTAATACAGCAACACAGGCTATCGGGTTATCGTGTAACGTTGCCACGTATAATCTGGCGCTGTTATTCAGGTTTTCGGTTAGATAGTGATGGTGTTTAAATAAGTCCCACGCTTCATACTTTGCACGAAAGACTTGTAAATCGAGGGTTGGTCTGTCGCAGACTTTTTTTTTTGATACTCGCACGTTTCCGTGGAGTAAATCCAATCTGGCTGCAACCATTCTATAATGTCTTTATGACAGCTGGCAAGCACAACCTGTTTATTCTCCCTGCGAACCCACTTAGCCACAGCCACCGACATAGCCTTTGCCACGTCACGGTCTACAACACTGGTAAACTCGTCAATGAAGCAAACACCATCAGCCTGACTGATACGCATTGCGATCTCAGCCCTGAATTTCTCGCCGTTGGATAGAACGTCAAAAGGTTTTAGCCAGCTGGGTACAGATGCCAGCCCTACGCTTGCCAGTACCTTACAGGCTTCCTGCGGTTGCAGGTGTGTGAAATTAGAAATGAGTGCTTTGTCGCTATCAAATGATATATTCATATCGCCGTCGTAACTCCTGAGCAGGGTAGATTTTCCGCTTCCAGAGTTGCCGTAAATGAGCCCTACGTTCCACTGGTCAGTAGGTATGGTAAAATCGGCTACGTGCGTTACGACCGATTCTTTATTCTGAATGTCGTAGGCGTCGTACACCCAACTGGTGTAATCATCGTTAATGATTTTACTCTGTAGTTCCATTAGGCTCGAATTGATCGATTATTTCAGCAATATCACCATCGTCGAACGATATGAGTCTGGCTGAATATTGTACGTTCTCAACTAATTCCATTTGGGATGGGTTGAATATTTCGTAATGTGCCGTATCTGTGGCGGGAACCTGCGGTAGAAAATCTATGCCCGAAAAATACATCATCATCCACCTTGGATATGAGTATTCCAGCTTACCGTCCACGTATTTACCGACTATGGTAAGGAAATCTGATTTATTGTTACTCATATCATTAATTTGGTGCAAATATACGCTTATTATTTTAATTAACCAAAACTTTTTTTTCTTGGTAGCTCGGGTGCCTGTTTAATGTTTCTTTCATGTTACAATAGGCAAGTGAAAAATTATCAATAAATTCTGGGTAGTCGTCAAGTTGATCGTCTGATAGGTGTTCAACAGCGGCAATATCCCTGAATACTTCATAAACTATTTCAGGTTCAGTGCAGCCGCTTCTCAGGAATATTAAGAATGCCGCGTTAACAAATCCAGTAGCATCCTCATTGCCCAAGTATTCTGTAGCACGCGTCTTTTCAACAAAGTCAAAAATATCTTCAAGTACCCTGTATGCCTTTTCTTTATAATCTTGGCTCTTGTTATCCATCCTATCACCCACGATAAAATCCCACTGCTCCCGAAGACCTTCGGCAGTAAAAACTAACTGGCGTAAACCACCTAATTCCATACTATACTATGTTTAATGGTTTTAGTTTACCTAAAGTGAACTTTGGCTTTTGTGAGCCAGTAATCACACTAATCTTATAAAGTTTGGAAAGCGCCGTTAGGCGATCAAACAATTCTTGTTTGAAATAATAGTTGCCTCTGCTCGGATCGCCAATAAGACTCAAATGGTCTACGATAAGTGGTTTGTAGTCGTCTTCTCTCATAATGATAGTTGTCTTAACTTGGTGAATAATGGTGGTTTATAATTGTCGCAAAATTCGACTATTGCAGACAATTCTGGATCAACCTCAGCTTGAAGCGCGTTTGTACGTTCCTTATAATGGTTAAAGATAAAATCGTCTGTAGCATCCAAAAGATGTTGTATATCTACCAAATCATCGCTACCAGTTACAACACGCCTAACAATAGGTAGCGTTAGTTGTAGCCGTAAATCTTGATTGTCGCTATCGGTAGATAAAACACGCTGTACAGCGGTTTCAAAATACTGTGCACAAGTATTTTTTTTCTCTGCGTCTAATCCTTCAAGTAGTCCAAGATCATCCCATTTTGCAAGAATATCAGGTGGAGTTGTTTGTGGTTCAAGGAAAGAAACTGGTGTATATAGTATGTTTGGCATTAGAATTCTATTTTAAGTCCTAATTGATCTCTGAAGGCGATTAAAGCTTCCGTGTTGCCCATAGCATCATCCACTGGATTGTGCGTATGGCGCGTTTTACGGTACTTTCCCTTCCAAATCTTATTGGCGTTCCCGCTCTTAACAAGACCGCAGTACAGGTCACCTATTCGCCTTCCACTGAAGCCAAAAGGGTTGCTACCATAAAACTTATGAAAGTAGTAGTTGATCCACTGCCAGTCATAAGCTGGGTTGTCGGAAATAAACGTTGGTTTACCATCCGAATTTTTTTTAAGCCAAATACCGAACTGGTTCATTGTTTCAGTTGGGCTCGGAAACAGTAAATGTTCCTGTCGGCTTATCCCTGATATAGCCAGTGCCGCTGGCTTCCATAATGTGCTAATTGGCGCTGTTCTGCCGTAAAATGTTTTTGTTGGGTCGTCTACCTTGACTGCCCCAAAGCATACCATTGAATAATCGGGTGGGTATTCACCGTCGGACTCTACGTCCATTGAAAAGTAACTCATTTAATTTATTTGTTGAAAAAGATTTTCTGACATTGCGTACTTTATCCACGTGATATATTCGGCTGGTCGTAGCTCAGGAGTAAAATGGTGGTTCCAATACCGATTCTCCCGCGTATCTATCTCCCACGAATAAATTGTACCCTTTACATTGATATGGTACATCGCAACGCTGTTCACTATATGTACCAAATGAGCCGTTGTGCCGTTTATTATTTCGTGTAATTCGTGACGCATAGTTAGAAATTATACCCAAATATAGTCATTAAAAACGAAAAAACAAAATCTTAGGAAAAAAATTATGCAGTTAGCTTGCTGAGCGACGCAGTTCCGCCTTCAATTAACCAAGAAGCCAGATCATTACGCTGGTGGCTAATGTCAAATATATGGTCGAGAATAACCACCTGTTGCACTGGGTCTGATTCCTGTGCCAGCTCTTTAATATTGGATAGTAATACGGCACGTGCCGCGTCGGTAGCCCGAGTAATACCCTTCTCGTCTTGGGCATATTCGTCAAACATATCCAAGTCCTCTTTATCTAATTTATACTGGGCGCAGGCTTGCTCAATATACGGGAATATCTGTTTTAGTTCGTGTTCGTCCCCCATCATACTCAGCTCTTCCCGCCACCTATTATATAGGGCGAAATAATCAATCATAGTATTGACTATGATCTGTAAAACATTATGGGTAACAATATCAATTACGTTCTGTAGAGCCTTTTCGCTGCGAATAAACCCATACCTGAAAAACTCAGTTCTGACGCGGCGCCACATTTCGAATGGAACTACCGTCCACCTCTGTTTACCGTTAATGTTACGTATAAAGTTATTTATGGTCGGCGCAACTAAGTTTTTAAGCCTTGCGTCAATATCCGAGCCCCCTTGGAAGCCTTCTATTAGTAAATTAGCTTGTAAGATGTGATATAACTCTTCCATTGGTCTGTATACTTGTGCATCAGCGTGCTCGCCAGATAGTGCACTAAGTGCCTGTGACCCACCTTCAACAAATAACGCGGCAATATCGCCACGCATATGAACAACGTTAAAAATGCGATCGCATAATAAAAGTTGTTCTACTGGGTCTTCCGCCTCAATCAGATCGTATGATAACTTAACAAGTGGAGCAGTAGCGTAATCGCTAAATTTATCATCACCTATATAAGCGTCTAACCTGTCAAAAAATTCTTCTTTTGTATACTGTATTTCTTGTCGATAATCTTCTTCGGGCTCTGGCGTACTAATAGTTTCAGTATTATCTGGAAATTGTATTTTTAGTTGGTTTGGGTCAACAAATTTTTTACGTGTCGTAGTATGTGTTTTAAATTTCAAACCATTGATTTCAAAATAATCATCCACTATTTCCTCTGGGTGCACCTCAGTGTGACCCACAAACTGCGTATTAGCCACTAATTTAGCTATATTACGAATGCATATGTATTTAATCTCTTCTACGCCTTTTTCGTCACGAACAAAACCATACCTGACATAATCTTCCCAAATTTTCTTTAAACGAGGGAATTTGATCAGTTGCCAATATTCATGTGTTTTACCTTCCAGAATATCTTCAATTATTTTTTCTTTCTGGCGGTCAAATATTTCGGAAAACGTATCCCAAGCATCCCTGTAATCAGAAGACTCAGCTAAACGTATTACTTCGGAGATAAGCTGGCTTTTGGTAAATAACATTAATAGACTATTTACTATAAATATGCCGTTATCACCAAAAATGCACATTATCATAAGGTATGTAAATCGTGCAAAAACAATGATAATAGGTTGTTTGTCAGTAAAACAATACAAATCCATTGTTATTCAAAATAATAAACCTATATTTGCACAATAAACCTGATTGATTTATCATACAAATACAACTTTACTATGAAAGCTTATGGGTTAAGAAACAAATTTCGGTACGACTACACGGATCATCACCCCAAAAAAGGGTGGTTAAATTGGTGGGAAGTTGAACTGGGGACTGTCAAGAGTAAAAAGACAGCCAGACAGGAAGCCAAAAAAGTTATACAAGAGGAAGTAGAGTCAGATTAGCGCTTTTTAAGTATTTTGACGTGTTCCTTTTCCATCCACTTAATCTCCACACGTAACGAGTCTAACTGCTTAGTTAGGTCTTTAATCATCTGTTGGTTAGAATCTATGGATATACCATTTTGCTTTACAGCTGGTTCAATGTTATACGTAACATTATTTTGGTGGTGGCATAACTGAATTGATATAACTATCAATAAACCAGTTAGTAGCACTATACCATAATCGCGTAGAAAATGCAACGCCTTGTGAATTTTTGCTGCTTCCATATCTTGTATTTTATTATAAATATTAGGATATTACAAAATGTTTGAGCCGACAGCCAGACTTGAACTGGCGACCTTTACCTTACCGAGGTAACGCTGCTACCAACTGAGCTATGTCGGCAAATGGAGCCCACGGCTGGACTCAAACCAGCGACCCACGCATTACGGGTGCGTTGCTCTATCAACTGAGCTACGCGGGCATAAAAATGCGAAAAGTACCGTTTATAGGTACTTTTCGCAAAAAAGACCACTTTGGAAATGGAGCGGCTTCATTGTTATTCCCTTTCAGGATTGGGTTATTGCAGTGAATCGTCGTCTTCGAAAGTGTTTTGCAACCCTTCCAGTGAAGCGATGTAGGTCAGGAAGTGATCCGACATACCACTGATTTCTGCCGTCCATACACCCTTGTAGTTTACGCCGTGCTTTTCAGCCGATACGTCTACGATGTAGTTGTTCTTACCGAACGGTTTCGGAACCCTCAGGTGCGGGTAATCGCAGTCCTGAGAGTCTGAGAAGATGATAATCCTATCAGGCACTTTTGTAGTTTGCGTAGCGATGAACTCCAAGCACTGACGTGTGAAGATACCACCACCACCTAAACTTTTCTTACCCATATGTTTGTACTCAGCGATCTGGTCGATCAAGCCGAAACCCTTCTGCGGGTAATCGATTTTTGCAGTCTGATGGATACGTGAGCTGTCACTACCTGCTGTACAATAGATATCAATGTTTTCACACTGGTTTGCTGCTAATACAGCCATAGCTGAAGCTGCGTCAATCCTGTTCACGGTGCTCTTTGAGCTGGTACGAGAGTTCATACTACCCGATACGTCTACGACGAAGATAGTGTAGCCTGTAAGCTTAGGTAATCCTGCGTAAGTCCTCAGCATCATCTTTTCGATATCAGCCTTGAATACAGGTACCTGTGCGGCAGCCGTGGTGAAGTTCAACGGGAGCAACATTGCTGAGTAGATCGATTCAAAACCCTGACGGATTATGTTGTGATCAACACCAACCTTGGTCATATTGCTCAGGTTCCTCAGGAACGCAAGCGCACCCAATTTACCTTCAACGATAAGACGTTCCCAAGTTGCTTTCTTATCACGTCCTGTGCTTAAAGCTACTTCCCAAGTATCTGGGGTTTCCAGAGTCCTCTTGATAACCTTATCGAACAGTTCGCTTTCTGCGGCGTTCCTCGGCTTAGGGTGTACAAGACGCATAACGTCACGTAACTTGATTTCGGAATCCCTGTCATACTTAGCGAGCTTGTACTCGTTGAAGTTATGGAAGGAATCAGCCAAGCCCTTTTTAACCTGTGCGGCAATCGCTTTCCTCTTGCCGTTAGCCTTCCAGTACAGAGAAAGGAAGTCGGTGATCTGGTCGGCACGTGTGATAACCAGCGGAAGAACTTCGCCTACGTATTCCCTATGTTTAGGGTGCTTGAGCATTTCGGAAGCGATGTACAAAGGTACGTGCCTCAATTTCTGGGCAACGCGAGCCTCAATAGCGATCTCAGCGACAGTCTGCGGGTCAACCTGTGCGATCAACTTTGCAATGTTATCTGAGTTATCGGTACCAGAGCTGTAGAACAGGTCTTCCCATAAAAGGCAAGCCATAACAGCCCTACGTAACAAGGATTCGGCGTCCTGCTTAGCAGCCAAAGCGCCAGACCCACCAGCTAAACGCTGGGTTGAGAATTTGGATTCTCGCTTGATGGTCGGATTTAATTTTGACATAAATACGTGGTTTTTATTGGTTATTATTATTGAATTATTTTTGAAACGGGTTTACCGCATAGGATGGGTTTTCATTGTGCCGCTCTATCCAGTTGTTAAACGCCTTCTCAGCGTTTTCGTACACCATAGAAGGTACGTCCATTCTTGTTTCGGGGTTTGCCTTGTAATAGGCAAACTCGGCGGCAAATGCTATTGCCATTTGTTTTTGTGACGCTTGTTCTGGTGTCATAGTTTGTAGTGTAAATAAAAAACCGTTAAGGAAAAGGACGACAGAGCGTTTTTAGCAAAATCCAAATTTGTTGATGTAACTCTATCAAGCGCCATTATCGGTTTATTTTTTATAGGTGGGTTCATTGAAAAGTCTTTGTCCGCTTAGCATACGGAATAAATATACGCGCCCAAACCCACGTACACCGCCTCACCAGCCGTGACGACTGGATAACATTTACCTATCCACAAAACAACGACCTTGCTTAGGAGTCTAAAGGAACCTAATTACTTCTGCGGTGTCGGTTAACCAACCACATTCCTTTTTTAGTTTGCTTCAATCAAAAGTGTTTCAATGAACCAGTGCCTTTGAACGGACTTGAACCGCTGACCCCCCGCTCTGGGAAATTACTTTCCCTCGGCAGTCGCTCTAACCAACTGAGCTACACAGACATATAAAACAAACAGGGAAAAGGCGTCAAGAGCGTTTGGTTTCAGTTTCTGATTTACGAGTCGGATTGAAGTAACTCTTAACTAACACCACTGTTTATTTCATTTTTTTACCCCTATTAATTAGCTCCTAACCTTGTGACCGTATTTCAAGCTGTTGGGTGATGAGTTAGGATAGCAGCTTATTTACTAGTATAATTGGGGTATTTCTTAATTTCTTTAAAAAAGGCGGCTGACGGGGAAACTGGCGCTTAGAGCGTTTTTGTCCAATTAAAAGTTAGATTTGATGTAACTCTTAGCTAACACCACCGTCAACCATCTTTAAACTTTAAAACGATGCAAATATACACACAATTTTTGACACTACCAAATATTAGTGAAAAAAAAGTGAAAATAATTTTTTATGATCGAAATTTATTTGTGTCCGTTGCTGAAATACAACTTGTTATCATCACCTAAATACAAATCAACTCCGCCTAAATTATGTGCTGTACCCATCAATATTTCTTCATTTTCGTATGAATGGTCGAAGAATCCAGAGCCATGACTATTTCTGCTTAACCAAATATCCATACCTAGCCTTTTAAGACCTTGGTCGTCTATCGCTTCGCTTGCCGCTGCGTCGCCTACTGTCAGGATAAATTTCTTAATATCAACGTAAGCTTGAATTCGTGAATCGGGGTCAATATCAGCAACGCTAAAACCCTGAAATTGTTGTGACGGCTGTTGATTAGATTGCTTAACAATTTTTTCGGTTGTGTCCTCATAGTCGTCTGGGCTGTAGTACTCGTCAGATGGCTTATCAGATTCATACTCGTCTTTCAGTCGTTCTTCTTCCGTCCAAATAGCCGCTTCCAAATAACCACTCATTATTTCGGTAACTTCCTCATCTGTCAAATATAAATTACCCACCTCAACCTCTTCGGATAAACCCATAATAGACCGCAATCTACGCATTTCTGTTAATATTGACATAACCATAGTTTTTTATAAATATTATGTATATCCATAAAAATTAAGACGTCATTATTTTGAGCGGATAGCGAGATTCGAACTCGCGTCTGAAGCTTGGCAAGCTCCCGCACTAACCAACTGTGCTATATCCGCATTAATTGGTATAGGGGTATCAGCAACTTTCCCCTATCTTTGATATCTTGCTACCTTCGTTACTAAGTTATAGCAAGATTACTATATTCTGGCGACCCCATTTATCCTATACAAGGCACGGCAAGGCACTTTAATATTCACCATTATTTGTTCACCTGAGCGGGTGGCGGGAATCGAACCCGCGTCTAAAGCTTGGAAGGCTCTCGCACTAACCCCTGTGCTACACCCGCATTGTATTATTTGCTCCCTCAATTGCTCCCTTATTCCCTCATTTACTCCCTCACTTGCTCCCTCATTTACACCATCATTTACACCATCATTTACACCATCATTACAGCGTCACTTAGAGCATCACTTACAGCATCACTTACAGCATCATGTCTATATTTATATAAAAACAAACGCTATGCCAAAACTTATTAAGCTAACAGAAGGTCAAATGTATAAGGCTCTTACGTCTATCAGAGAAGAAGAAACTTCGTCCAAAGCCGAAGCCTTAATGTTTCTTAATGCAATGAACCGTGACCTGCAACGTGCAAACTCTGGTAATTTTGCGCATATGTCGGCAAATTTAAGAGGTGGCGTGCAGTACCTTATTGAACTTATCACCGAAAACTGGGTTGAAGCTCAACCACAATCTACCGATAATCCACCGATGTAGCTCACCAATCATCCGATTTAAGCCCATAACCTTCCGATTTTGAGCCATATTGAGCGGCAAGTGGGGCTCAAACCCACGACCCTTACCTTGGGAAGGTAATATTCTATCCCTGAACTACTGCCGCAGTTTCTGAATCTTCCAATTCTTTGATTAAGGCTTTGAGTTGAGCCAGCGGCATAGACATATGCTCTGTACCCCTTCCGCCCCAGCCATAGTCCCAATCACAGGTTATTTCAACTTGATCCCTGTCTATATTGATTTCTATGGTCTTGTCGATAATGTCGAGTTGGTTCTTAAATGAAGGGAACCAATCGAAGTGTCTTACGATTTCCATTTTACTTGTTTTAAGTTAATACTTTGTTTTACTGTTAATTATAGAAGTCTTGTATAACGTAGAGCGGTTTTCATTTAAAATGAACACGCAAAAAAATTGAACAGCTGATTATATTTTGCAGACGTGGACGGATTCGAACCGCCGACCTTCGCTTTTGGAGAGCGCTATTCTAACTCGCTGAACTACACGCCTGTGTTTCTTATTCGGTGATATGGTGGGTAAGGTTACCAGATATTGCATCGGGGGTTAACCTCTGGTGGTCATTCTACGCTTTGGACACGTATATGCCTTACCCAGCCATCGTCGTTTTAACCATATCACTTTATTCTTTTAATACAATCATATCCGTTATGCGTTACAACATCTAAGCATAACCGAATAAACTCTTCGTTCAATAAATTATTTTTAGCTTTATTTACGTCAGAATGGACAATATCTAAATTATCCAAAGAATTATCACCGCCTTTAGTAGCTGGAATTATGTGGTCTAAAGCAAATGATTTGCGATCATTCAAGTCTAAACTACGCCCCGATAAATAACAAATAGGATTACTACCTATTTTATCCAAAACAGCCTGCGTGGATAAATAACTATTTTTACGACCAGTACTGCCGTCTTTCTGCCTACCTCTAAAATTACCTAAACGTAAGGATATTATTCTTTTTACTGTTGGGGTGGCATTATGCACATATACATATTTTTTTGGTGGCTTTTTTTCTTTTGTTCCATAGGCAATATGCGTACCGTCTAATATGGAACCAATTACACCAAGACTACACCCAACTTTACCAGCAATTTGTCTATAAGTAAAATTTTGCAATCTTAAATCTTTAACTTGCTGTTCCAGTTCTTTCGTTATTTTTGTTCTCATAGCTAATTGTTTTGTTCATAATATAAATATATATAACATTACGAAAAAACAAATAATATAGTGAACATTATTTTTATTAGTTCACGTTACGTGAACACTGTAGAATAGGGCGGATTCGAACCGACGACCCCTTGCTCCCGAAGCAAGTACGCTACCAACTGCGCTACTACTCTATATTGTAGGGTAAGCGGGATTTGAACCCGCGTGCTCTTGATCCCAAATCAAGCGAGATAAGCCAAGCTCCTCTACTACCCTATATATTTCCAAATCTACGGCACTTCCGACCCGCAGCTGCCGTATTATAGTTTTGGTCACATTCGCCAGTAAACGCCTTTTATAGGTGTTTGTGACATTTGTATTATTGACAGTTTTTCCGCGCTACTGTCGTTATCCAGACGTTTACACGACATAACCATAATTTAATGTCGTGCCACCCGACACGTTATTTCCTTAATGTCGGATATGGCTATTATTTTCGTCGTTAACCCCCATTATCGAACACAGGAACCAACATTTGAATCCTTATACGGACATTAAGCGGACATTTCATTTGTCCGTATAATGACTGATATCTCATACATTAGCTTTTTCGATATAAAATACCCAAGTAACCTAATTAATAATCACTTACACAGCCAACGTTGTATTTAGCCATTTTTTTTAATGACTGATATCTCAGTCATTATGCGGACATTTAACGGACATTTTATCGGACTGTCCGATATGTTGCGGCATTGAAGGGACTCGAACCCAGATAACCACGGCATTATTCCTATCAAGGGATGGTGACCCCCTGACGTCTTCCGCTTTAAGCTCAGACTTTATGCCTACATTGCCATTTGTCGCGATGAAAGGACTCGAACCTTCAACCTCTGGGTGCGCCCCAGCGAGCTGTGCAACTTGTCCATTGCTAACTTCTGTGTTAGGATTCCGTATCTAATGTACATCTTGATACGTTCACCTGCAACATATAAAACAACTTCAACCAAATTGACCCTTTGCTCTACATCGCAAAAGTTTAGCGGTCTATAAGGGGATCGAACCCTTCGTTCTACTTGAGTGACAGTCAAGTTCCCACGCCGTGGGGCTCAATAAACCGTGTAAAAAAGAATGAAAGTGATGAAGAAGTCGAGTCTTCCAAACAGGATGATTCCTATTTTCCATATTTTCGGGTAATTACTCCCTATCTTCTGGTGCCATACTATGCTTTGTGCGCACGCCACATAGTCAAAGCCCGTCCAAGGCGATCATTTTCATTCTTTAGCGGGCCCAACGGGATTCGAACCCGTCTGATATTCTGAGTGACAGTCAGACAACCACCCAAGCAGTCCCTGAGCCCCTGACATTAAATACGATGGGCGTGCTCTATCCAACTGAGCTACCCTCACCCGAAGGTGCGGGGCAGGACTCGAACCTGCGACCAGACGCCCTTTGAGCCGATTACTGGATTCCAACCAGTGTGCGCGTTAGCGTCCCGCTTACAAGGCGGGCGGAGTCGAGCGCTGTCCCAAATCGGCAGTTAATAAATTTTTGTTTGAATTAGTATATCAGACGTGGCATCATTGAACCCAAAATCAACTAAAACGATTCGAGGCTGACCGTTTCTAAGTACTTCACCGTAAGAATTAATCTTACCGAAATCACCTGGTACTGGGTAATTATAATCCGCAGCAAAGCTTCTTAAATCTTCGGCAAATTCATTTTCACCCAAATCATTCGGTACCGTTTGGTGCGGTCTGTAAAGTACTTTTCCCGTAATGTATCCAAGCCAAGTTACCACCTCTTCCAAGCTAACACCCGTTAACTGTTTGAATCTATTCGGATTAACTTTTTTGGCAAGTTCCATTTCAACCCAAGCATCATCTTTGTCGGAGTCGAAAACCTTAGCAATAACATCGTAACCTTGGGCGCCCCAATCGGATTCCGCCTCGTTCTGAGCAACGCCTTTAGCATTCATAGCTACTTTTAGCACCTTTTCGTCGTCAACACGAAATACGGCTCTACCTGAGCCAGCGCCAACCTTACCGAGTAAGCGTTCCTGAGCGTATCTAAGCTTACCAGCGAATGATCTTATATTACCATACTCTTCAAAGCTGAAGTTGGCGGGATAAGCCATTTCATCCACTTGCATTATCTCTTTGATGCGCTGAAGCTCTTCGTTTAGGTTCATATACCATAAATACTACGCAAAAATTAAAAAATTGTGGGTAGAGCTGGATTCGAACCAGCGAACGCCGAAGGCGACCAGTTTTACAGACTGGCGGTATTAACCACTCACCCACCTACCCATTTATGTTTCGTGTGAAGATAGTCAGGATGAACCTGACCATCCGCACATAAAACATCATCCAGCTACCTCACGGTGCTGGGTACTATTTTTGGCTTCCAATATGTCAATGAACTTGTCGTTCGATGTTTCGTAATTAGGCTTTTGTTTCTCGTCTTACATCTGTCTGATCCCCTACCTCGTTGTCGTAGACTTGCTAACCGTCTAAACTGTTTTGGGTTTCATCAAGGTCGTCAAGCGCCCGAAGGCTCCGACCATTAGCAATGATGGCTCTAATTTCCTCTGGATTTAGCCGACCCCCTTTGGCGAATTAATCGCCTACAAGCCATTACTGGCGTGAGTTTGGTTAATTTTCTTGTCACTAATATATGCTATATTTGCGACAAAACTTGTAACAAATTAAGCATAGATTTGTTACAATCCAGCGTAAAACACTTTCAAAGAACAACATTCTGTGCAGGGAATTGGATTCGAACCAATGACCTTCCCACCCCACTGGCGGGCACTCTACCAACTGAGCTATCCTCGCATTAATTTGAGCGGTATCTGGGAATCGAACCCTACTTCCCGACTACTTTGCCTCACCACCCTTCAAACGGATGGCTATTGCATTTGGTTAGGCGCACTACCATTATACTATCACCGCATTAGAACCCAGAGCCCTGTTCGAAAAAGCAACATCATCATTCCGCGCAGAACTTTGATGCCAGAGCTCGCGAAGCTCTGAAGTTTACCTTTGGCTGAATCACCTTCCTCTATCTGGGTTATCCTCGAAACTCCGCCGCGTAGGTGTGTTGTTACACCAAAAACCGCTGATCTGCCATTCTGTATTTTCTGTACTCACGCTTAGCCGTGATAGCTAAAGATGATCATACAACCTGTCACAGTAGACTCGCCGTTAGTTACTCTCTAAATGATGGACACTATAAATCCTACATTCCTACGATTACCAACTTCGTTTCTCGAACGTTCAATCTTCAATATTTTTAAGAACTGTTTATTTTATTCGCAATGTACGTACTTTTATTCTCTATCGACATATTTATATAAAAAGAATTATGATAAAAAAACAAGAGTTAGTGAATGGCGACTATTATTTAGGCGCCTCACGTAGAACAAAAATCGCACAATGGTGGAATGATAAGTTCATTTACATTGGTAATAATTTTGGCTCACCATACATTGAAAGCGTTGATCATTATGACGACGTTAAAAACGGAAATTTAGATGGTTTTATACCTAATGAACGTATTGTTGTTGATTTTAACCAATCACACCAACTTAAAATTGATAACGATTACAATAACTACGCCAGAAATTTTTACAAAAATCTAAACGGAGAATCATTAAAAGGCGAAGAGTGGTTGACTATCGCTGGGTATTCCAAATATTCTGTTTCCAACTATGGTCGTGTTAAACAAAATGATACAGGTAAAGTGATACGTCAAAATTTCAATCAATCATACCTTGTTCTTGCTTTAACTGGCGATGATCGTAAACGTAAAAACTTTCGAGTTCATCGTTTAGTCGCTATCACGTTCAAAAAAGAGTCTTGGGAGCCTACTTTAGAAGTTAATCATATTAACGGTATTAAAACCGATAATAGGTCTTCTAATTTAGAATTCTTAACCCGTAGATCAAACGCCCAGCATACTTATGCCAGCGGAAACGCCGTTAAAAAACTAACACCAGATACCGTAGCCGAAATAAAACGTGATTTAGCTACTCGTAACTTTTTTCAAAAAGATATTGCTAAAAAATATGCTATTTCCGAGTCCATAATATCGGACATACTACACGGTAAAAAATGGGCGTCAGTTAAGATTGGCTCATAATTCTAATTACAAAATGTCAAAGAACTTTCAAAAAAAAAACCCCGAACTGTTTTCAGATCGGGGCTTTCCTATATTTTAGCGCAAATGTTAACTTTGCTTTCGACATAGTATACCCCTTCCTGATCCGTCACCGTCTGTGGTTGGATTGGTTGTTGGCACGCCCCAATAAAATTGGCTCGTTTTGCTTATGTCTAAAATCAAGTTTTCCATTACTTCGTTTTGTTATATATAGTTTCGTTTCTGAAATTGTTCTGCAAATGTATGCATAATTTTCGAATTAGCAAAACATTTTTGAAAAAAAAGTGAAAATATTTTTCATATTTTCGTTAAGTGTTTGATTATCAGTGATAAAAAAATCAAACTTTTTTTAATTAATTTTGGGGTGTGTACTTAAAAAGTTTGGTGTATTGCCTGCTGCTACCTTTACCGTACCATAAGACAATCCAACCTTCATTATTTATTGTGTCAACCACGTAGTCCAGCCTCGGGCGTAAAAAGTACTCACATAGTACCGCCAGCGTCAGAACCAGAAACAGTTTTTCCATCGTCTTCCAATTTTATTTCGGTTATTGTTCCGTTTAATAGGTCGTTTCTATACTGTTCGATAATACTGTCTTCGGCTTCATACACATCAATGTGCTCCATTATGTCCATTACACCGAATTCTGGGGTGGTAGCCATAGTATTAAAGAACAGGTCAATGTCCTGTTGTGTTGGTTTGCTACCGTATCCACAGAAATGGAGTATTACCGCTTCGGAATTAGGGTCGGAGTCTAGCTCACGACGGTCAACGGCAATTAAGCCGAACTTCATATCTTTTGGTTCAAGTTGTCCCATAGTGCTATATTTAGGTTAATAATCTTGCTAAGTTGCTTTTATTCCTGATTTCAATACCATCAGCCTGTATGAACTCAATTAATTCCAAAACGGCTTCTTTGCTTGGTTCTTTCAAGGCTCTGTCTTTGCTGTCAGCGCCTATATTAACGAACTCTGGTTGACACGTAGCTATCATATTACGTAGTAAATATGGATCGCAAGCCAAAATAGGCTCTACGGTCACAAATGTTTTGAACCCGAGTTCTTTAACAGACCGAAGACCGTGAGCACGTTTCCAAGGGGAAGGGGCTTTTGATATGGCGCTAATAAGACCGCCACGGTTTGTTTCAATGGTTGTACCTATAAGACTATTAGCTGGTAGCTCAGAGCTAAAATCAGCGATTCTGGCAGGGTTTTTAGACTGAAAGACGTAGTTGTTGTCAAACGACCTACAGTGCGTCAGAACGCTGCTAATGTCTTCTGAAGACACACCTTCGGCAAATAGATCACACTCAAATCCGACGAATATGGTTCTACCAGTTCCAAGGTGCGGAAACGGTAATTCCATAGTCACGGTTTCTGGTAATTCCTTGTGAGCCGTAATGTAACAATAGATGCACTGGTGAGGGCATCCTACTGACGGCGACCACATGTGGGTTACCCATTCATACATATTTCCGTGTGATTTTTTAACTTTTCCCATTGTGTTAGTCTTTATAGTAGTTTCCGTCGTTTACTTCTTCCTTACCCATACCGTTGATGAACCCAGCTACAACTGAAATGCATTTATCAACACATTTGCCTACACTGTCATAATCACCCCATTTTTCAACCTTACACCCCTGTTCAGTATACGTTCTCAGCGAGATCGGGCTGACTGAGCTTAAAAGATACCTGTCGGTTAACGGGGCGTAAATGATTTCAAATTTGATGAACGGTATCTTATCCACGGTAACAATAATCTGTTCATTATCGCCTACGTGGTCAAATTTCTGTTCTTCGCAATCGTGGGATACAACACCAGATATCGTGGCGGGTATACCGTAGCTGTCAACGTATCTATACGGGTCTTCTACGGTGTGCGTGGTAAAATAGACCTTTTTAAGGTTTAGAGTTATCATACCTTCCTGTGTGTAACTATTTTATAGATTTCATATGTCAGCCAAATGTCATACTGGGCATCGTGCAGTTTGGTTTCGTCCACTGGTATGCCAAGATGTGCGGCAACCGTGCGGAGCTGGAAATTAGCCAGTTTATGACGTTCATCCTGCAAGTAGTCTGAGGCAAGAACCATAGCGTCAATTTCATTGGCAAAAAACCATGAACCGTAATATGTGTCACCGCAAAGGCTCCACAATGCACGCAGGAAGTCGCCGTCGAACTTAACGTTGTTGAACCCGAGCAAGTGGAACTTATCCAGTTTATCAAACTTGTTCACATACTTACCGAGCATAGCTACAATCTGCCTTTGTACTAGTACGTTGGCAGGATAAGCCATAATCTGTTCTCTGGTTACATTTGAAACAGCCAAAGCTTCATCACTGATTATAGCGGTTGGGTGCGGCTGGATTCGGAAGTCGAAATCCTGCTTCTTTTCTCCGTTGATAATGATCATACCAGACATTTGGTGTATGGCGTTTTCTTCGTGTTTTTTACCTGTTGTTTCAAGGTCGTAAACGAGTAATTTTGACATATGTTTAGTGTTTTAACGTGAATCTCTTCTAACTCTATTAATAAATGATTTTGTTACCGCTACACCCCTAATATACGGGCTATGTAACGTTGGTCTGTAAACGTAAAGATCACAATTCCTGTTATCTGACAATACCTTAGCTAACGGTGCATTCCAAGTACCAAGATGGATGCGCGTTCCGCCGCCTATGTCGAGATACGGTGTGTCTATTACATTAACAACATTTAGCATACTATTTACCTTTCGGCTGCAAATATAGTCAATGTATTTGTAAAATCCAAATATTACTATAAATTCTTTTCAACGTCGTTTTTTTCCCACTCTTCAAGAGGGTACTTTTGGGCATAAATAAACCCCGCGTATAAACAGAATGCTACTAACGCGAGCATAGGAATATCCCATATGGTAAGGAAAACACCAGTTATTAGCTTTAGAATGCCATAAAGTAAAAAAACAAGGAAGATTCTCGGGCCTGCTTTCAGCCAACTTATCGTTCTGGCTGGTTTAAACTTACCATCTTTACCCATTGTTGCAAGCTTTACTCCACCTAAACCGACGAAGTTTTTTACCATAAATTTTCTGTAATCCATTTTACCAAGTATTAGTTCTTATACAGATAAATAGACGGCAATTAATCTTTTATATACTCCTGAAACCAGCGTGCAAACATAAACGGAAGTATCCTGAGCTCGGCAAATCCATACAACCCGCAGCTAAAGAAATCGTGAACCTCTATAACAAACGTACCCTGATTATTAACGCCGACGTCCAGCGTATAAGCTACTGGTGACGATTTAAACGCCCCGATCATTTTATGAATAGTTTCCACATTAGGAAACTTTGTGAAGTCCCCGCCGTAGTTATGCAAGCCAACCAGCGTGTTCCTGTATACAAAGCCACGCCATTCACTTTCAATGTCAATAAGATCGGAAATTTGGTAATTACCCACTGGAACTGATTCGTATCCAGTAACTATTTCTGTGAACAACTTTATGCGGTCATTTGATTTAACAAATTTTTTACCAACGATATCTTCATACCCGCCGTTAAAAACCTTACGCAGGGTAAATTCCTCACCCATAAGCTCGGGCGGAATATTACGTGGTAATATATGCTTTCCATAAGCTTCCCCAATATAATTAGTCACGAACTCAACCGACCCACATGGAATAATGCCTTCTATAAAATCAGGCTTTTCGTCGTCTGTGAATATAGCCTGAAAATCTTTTGTGTTGGAGTACCAGTTGTTGTATTTAAGCGCTTCTATAAGGGTAAAACTGAAGTCGTGAGTGACTTGTCCGCCATAGGTCTGTATTAAGAATTTCATGCGTCTGTTAATTATAGTGTATGATTATAGTGTATTTGTTGCTGTCATTTGATTGTAATTTCTCCAGCTCTCCAAGAGGGCAAAAAATACCTATATCCGAATTATTTTTAATATACCCAGTTACAACATTATTACTATTAACTATTGATACATCATACGATAACGAGTGATCATTAATAGTTAAATTAATAAGATTAATACGATCATCTGAAATATTTAATTTTGATTCCATGCCAACCGATACATGATCCACCACCTCGGCATATATATGCCCTACAGCCTTAGTTTGACCAAAAATATTAGTTGACAGCACAACTAAACAAAAAGCTAAAAACAGTTTCATAAGCTTCTAATCAATAATTTTTGCACCTTCAAGTATGTTCTCTCTAAGAGATAATTCATTTCTATGGCACAGCATTTGTGTTTTCCAATCGAAATTACGTATCGTATCCCCTGATTTTTTTACTTGGGGAAATTCTTTATGTAAAGCGTCTATTCTTGTTTTTAGAAACTCAATTCGTTCGTCAAACTGAGCCTTAACCGCGTTGGTTATCGTAATACCTTCCATTTTATATATTTTCAGCAAATATACACATAAAATATGAAAAAACAAAATGTGTTATTTATCCAAATGCTTATACCCACGACAATGAGTTTCCAGTGTACCTTCACAATTAGGGCAAACTATACGCAGGTTTTCGATCCTATTGTCATTGTTAATTCCGTTTATATGATCAAGAATAAGACTCATTTTTTTGCCATACCACCATTCATCCTGACCGCATAATTCGCATACAGGTTGTTTTAACCCCTCTTTGTATAAGCGTTTTTTTAAATCTTTGCGACTATAAGAAGCGCCTGTCACTAAAATATCGGCTAATTTTTTAGCTTCATTACGTTTTACCGAGTTTAAATGTGAAGTATCTATACCATACGATTTGCAGTGTTTTAATACTGTATAATACATAGAATTTCCCGTTTGCAAATCTAATTTTGATAATACTTCGTTGTAAGTAGCCGACGTGCTTATCGCTTTAATTAAGTTTTCCTTATCGTATTTAGCTTTGAGCCGTTTAGTTAATCTGGTATAATCCACGCCCCATAAGTCTAAATATTTTTTAAGTGTGTTATAATTAGACGTAATGGGTAGTAAGTCCAAATGAATTAATATATCTTTAAACGTATGGCATTCTGGTATAACTTGTAATATTTTATCTTTATCATACCTTTTCTTATAATCAACTACACGTTGAACTGTGCTAAAATGCTGCACAGATATACCTCTTTTCTTAACTAAACGCTCAATATTGCGTCGAGTGGTTGGATTTATTTTCAAACTCATAAATTTTAATACATCAGTAAATGAGTCTGAATTAATAACCGCGTTGGTTAATTCTTCCGTAGAAATGTTCTTGTAATTTATGTCCATAAGTATAGATATTTGCGTTTATATCTATAAATATTAGCAAAAACACAAAAGTTTATTCAATAAGACATTTTTTTTTTGCGCTTCTCATTGGAATCGAACCAACACCAACAGAGCCAGAATCTGCTATCCTACCGTTAGACGAGAGAAGTATTTGTTGTCGTAGCTGGGTTCAAACCAGCAACCTTCGGAGCCAAAATCCGACGCTCTATTCAGTTGAGCTATACGACAATATGTACCCATAATCAGACTCGAACTGATATGCTTTTCAGCGTGCGCACCTAAAACGCAGGTGTCTACCGTTCCACCATATGGGCATTTGTGCGGATAGCAGAAGTCGAATCTGCACGGGATTACTCCCACCACCGTCTGAAGATGGCGCGTCTAACCAGTTTCGCCATATCCGCATTTGTATCGATGACTGGACTCGAACCAGCAAGCCTTGCGAGCACATCCACCTCAAGGATGCGTGTTTACCACTTTCACCACATCGACATTTATATGCATCTGCATATCTTGTACGGGAGATAGGATTCGAACCTACATTTTCAGCTCCGTTACCCTTGCCAGTTCCGAAGACTGGGGGGGCTAATCCCGCATTTAAGTGACACTGGTGAGGGTCGAACTCACAACCTCAGGTTCCGTAGACCTACGCTCTAATCCATTGAGCTACAGTGCCATATGTACCCCCAGTGCGATTCGAACGCACATCTTCCTATCCGTTACGGTACTAACGCTTAGAAGGCGCCGCCGATATGAGGGCATATTGTGTGACTCAGGCAGGATTTGAACCTGCAACCTTTGGTTTAGGAAACCACTGCACCATCCAGTTGTGCTACAGAGCCATATTGTTAAAGAACGTGTAAAATAAAAAACCCCCTCGGTCGCTTGGCGTCCTTAGGGGGTTTATCCACAAAATAATATTCTATTTTTTAAGAAACATTACATCATAGTCGTACCTCGTCCAGACGCTTGTGAGCGTTGAAGCAGCCTTTGTCTGCGCTGGCGTAGTCGTAATATGCTTGTAACTGTTTTCATTTTCTTTTAATATATAGTCTGTTGTTGTAAAAAGTTCAGATTATTCTGATTTTATTTTGACGAATAATAAATACCGCCTTTGTGAATTAATTTTTTACCTACTTTTTCGGCTTGCGGCTGTGTGTCAAATTGTGTTGCGAATTTACCGTCAAGTATGATATGGCTGTTGCCATAAAACAAAAAGTACTTTTGTTCGTTTACCAAGAATTTAACCCTGATTTTATTGTCAAATTGAGCCAATGTTTTTGCCATATCAATGTTGTTTTTTGAATTATGCTGCAAATGTAGACATAATATTTGAATAAACAAAGAAATATTGAAAATATTTTCAACTTTTTTTCTCTTCGCCCACTCCACTGTACGTAAACGTCGCAGTTTCAGTATAATATATTTTTTATACTTCGTCTAAAATTGATTTGAGAATATCTGCTTTACGTAACATAGCGTGCTTCATTGATTGTTGATGATCGTATTCAAGTGACTCAGCCATATCCAATAAATTTTGTTGTTCTTTAGCCATTTCGTCCAACTTAATAACGCTGTCGTACTTGTTTATGTTAACCCTGTACGTGCGATCGTCGTCAAATACCACAAAAATGCTACCGCCGTATCTTGCAATTCGTTTAACTTTATGCCCGCCGCTTACTTTGTCGTACACCTCTTCAATGTACTGGGTTACTTCTGGTGGAACTTCAACCAGCTTTAATTTGGGTGCTTCGCCAGCTTCACAGGCACGCCATCCAGCTAAAAATAGCTCAGCGTATACTGGAGGGGTTGCATCATGGCTACCAGCCATTGCCCGTATTTCATCATCCGATTTCTTCATTTTCTCTTTTTTTTACTTCGATTTTACGATTCTCATACATCGCCTTCTGGTATTCCATAAGCGACTTGTACCCTCTGTATTGCGGAAATAACGTCCAAAATCTTTCCCAAGTGGCTTTTCCTCGTACTTTCTTAGGGAACCTAACTCTAGGATAACCACCGCCACCACCGCTGCCAACATGAATGTCTTTATTATCCCTATGATCTGGCTTAGGCATTATGTTGTACCCAACTACCTCGTCAAAGACGTATGTTTTTATTGGTGTATACGATTTGAACTTCTTTATATAATCCTGATAGTCTTCATCCCTGACAGTTGTTTCTATGGTCAGATTTGCGGGCTTTAATGTGTCAAATGTATCACCAGTATAATAACAGGATAGATCAGTTGCTTCGACGTTGAACCTATATTCCCAGTGATTGACGCCGTTAATGTAATGGTTTACCAAAAGCGCACTACGGGTTATTCTACCGTCCTTATTCTTACGGGCGGTCATTACAGACTTGTGCGTACCTAAAAGGTTGCGTAGGTGCCCGTTACCAATAAGCATAGTGGTAAGTGCCCTTTGCGGGTCGGCTTTAAGCTCCGTGTAGACCATTCCAGACATAACTATTTTTTTAACATTACTTTTTCAAACCAATCTTTGAACAGGTGAATCCGTTCCGCACCGATATGAATAAATTGGTCAACGTTATTAGAGCCGTCTTCAAACGTAAAAAGAATAAGCGCAGAACCCTCGCGTTTTGCCGCAAAGTTGCCTATTCTCAGGTATTCTTTATTCACGTCTTCCAGCGCAACATATGCCAGATGTTCTTGATTTTCAAATTTTTTGTGGTACTCTTGGTAATCTGGGTGGTTTATTGTGTCAATCACTTCATAGAGCACCAATTTAAAATCTTTCAAACTTTCGCCCGTAAAATACTTGAGCTCAACCACGCCATCAGAATCGACGGCATAACCCCAATGGTTCTTCCCATTAATGTAATAGTTGGTCAGGGTTGATTTACGTATACGTGGTTTATCATTTTTGAATTTCGTTTCAAATCCCCATGGCGAGTAATACCAACCTACTTCAATAGCGACGGACTTATTCGTACCTTTTAAAAGTTGAATATGTCCGTCGTTGAAGCCCTCTGATCGGAGTCTGGTTATCCACAACTCCTTGTCCATTATCTTTTAGGAATAACAATCCAACATACCAGATACGCCAATATGCCTACCCCGCCTAATACGGCAAATAAAGCCCATATCAAACGAATCCAAGTAGGGTCAATATTATATGACATAGGCGTGATATCGTCGGAATTTTCAGCACTATGGCTCATGTATTCTGCTATACCAGCGCATACTCCGCCTATCATACCGTTTCTACTTCTTAATAGTCTTTTCATTGTTTTACTGTTTTAAGTGAATTATTGAGAATGCAAATATATGCATTAATTTTGAATTAACCAAATTTTATTGAAAAGTCTGGTCAACAACCACAGGGGCTTCGTTTACGTCGGTTAAATTGATCGTAATAGTAGCCTGCGCACTAAGGCTCGGATTCCCATTATCCATCACCTTTACAACCAGCGCAAAAGAAGGTGTAACCTCAAAATTAAGTACAGTCATATTGGTGACAAGAATGTTCCCATTGGAAGCATTAATGGAGAAAGCGCCACTGGTATTCCCAGATATAATGGAATACGTCTTTGTCTGACCAGCGTTCGGGTCTGTTGCGACTACGGTACCTACAAGCGTTGTATTAGGAGCATTTTCGGCAACTGTAAAGGTTTGCGGTGCGATAACTGGCGGGCTGTTTATGTTATTTAATTTTACTATGGAAGTATTTGATAATGGTGGTACACCATTATCGGTTACCTTAATGGTAATGGTATAAAAAGCCGTAGTAGCCGAATTAATGGCGTTGGCGTCGGCAACAAGAATATTACCATTTACGATTTTCCAAGGTGTTCCAGTTTCAACTATTGACCAAACGTGCGTTTGTCCAGCGTCTGGTTCACATACGGAAGCCCCGCCAACTTTTTGATCAACCACAACGGGCTTAGTAAAGCTAAATTCAAAATTGGGTACATTTGGCGGGCATATAACCTGCGCATTTGCTACGGTGTACATAAACGCCAAGCCGAAGAGTGTTAAAAGTAGTTTTTTCATTGTTGTTAAGATTAGTTGGTTTATTAGAAATTTTTGCCGTGCTTATACGGGCGGGCTCCGTTGTATTCCATTTTGCGTTGAACGTGCCAATCAAGGTCTACACCCATTTTACCAGCCAAGTCGCAAATACGAATTAATGCGTCGGCAAGTTCGTCTTCAATACTATTTTTTATATATTCTTCAAATAGCACTTTATGGGTAAGTTCGTTACCTTCTTCTATGCCGATAAGCGCTTTCTCATATGCTAACCTGTCAGCCCTATGGTTAACCCTTTGAGCTTCCATAGCCTCGCTAAGCTCAGACACGGTAAGCATTATCTTTTGGGATATAAAGGCACGTTGAACTGCGCTTCTCAAATCACCTAACGGTAAAATGTCCTTTGCGTCGTCATAGTCTTTCCAAAATCCTTTGTCGGTTGATGTTTTGTGTACGGCATCGCGTACTTCGTTAATTTCCATTTGTATAATTGTGTTTAGTTTATTATTTTCCATCCCAATCCAAGATACCCAGACGTTTATCCTGAGCCCATTGCTCGCGTGGCGATAGTGAATGGTAATCAGGGGTTCGCCCTTTGGCTTCCTCAGCTGGTGTCAGCGCTGGTTTAGCTTTAACTTTCTTAACTGGTTCCTTCTTGACTTGGCTATTTTTAAGGTCAGCGGCTTCCTCAACCGTTAAATGCTTGAAATTCTTCGAGCGAACAAAATTGACGCGGCATTTAGGGAAGTGTACACAGTAGTTACCTTGGTTCTTGTTATCGAAAAGCTTATTGCGGAATGTGCCAGCAAAAATATTGTAGTCCCGTAGGTATTCAGTCCCACAACACTCGGCACTGTCGCCGCATTTCTTTTCGATATTATCGGCGCAATAAAATTTGAGCCCATACGTCTTTGCCAGCATTTGCGCAAGCGTAATATACTCCAATTTGTGGTGATCTGGTATCTCCCAATCTGAGCCCGTGAGCTTTCCGTTGTCTTTATACCACTGGCGAATGTCATACCCGTGGAAGTCGCCTATTTTGCGAAATATTTCCTGTTCATGCTTAGGCATTGTTACCCTCAGCTTCAAACCTTCCATAATGAAGCCTTTGGCGCCGCTCTCAAATATACGTTTTACCATTTCTGGTAATTCGTCCATTATGTTAGGGTATATGGTTGGCTGAATGCGAACCAATACGTTTAAACCCTGTTGTGCCAATTTCTCTATTCCAAGAAAACGGCGTTCAGGTTCTATCGCTCCAGGTTCTATAACCTTTGCGTGCTCTTCGTTAATTGTAACGATGCTTACGCTTACTATCCAGTTCGGATTTTTGAAGTCTTCCGAGTAGCTGGCAAGTACCTGCGGGTTCTTGGTTGACATTTGCACTGGGTAATCAATTTCGTGCAGTGTCTTCAGAATTTCGTAGGTAACCCTTTCGATCTTCTCTATACGTGGAAAAGGGTCGGCGGTTGCGCCTATTTTCAAAGGCATACGCTCTTTGAAAGCTACCTGTTCGGCTTTATCATAGTTGATATCAGCCGCCAGCGTTCTGTCAACCCAACGTTTGAAACTGGCTGGGTCGTTGCACTCCAAGTAGGTGAATTGTTTGTTTTCCGAGTTGCGACGGGCGAAGGTTGTAAAATCCCTTGCGAAGCAATAAGCGCAGTTGTAGGAACAACCCCTGTATGTGTCCATATGGAATGGAATCGTGCATACTGCAAATTGTGATGTTACGGCTGGATGCCAAACTTTCTTTTTTATCATATATCTTATTTTAAGTGAAAATAATTACTGCCATTAAAATTATAAAGGTTATCGCCAAAATTGAGTGGTGTAAAAACTGGTCTATTCCGAAATAAACAAAGAACATTTTTTTATCCTTTTGAAACTGTGCCTTACGCATTAAACGGGCTGTTACGTAGTCAACCATAAAGTGATACGCACCATTGATTAAAGACCATACCGCGAAATATATCATTGTTTGCTGTCCGATCATAGGAACCAGAATCATCCCCGTCCATAAAAACAGGCAGAGAGTGTATATCGCAACGTGCCCGAGCAAAGCTTTATTGCTATGCCACTTGTTAACGGCATATTCGCGCGGCTGAACCACCATATCCCCAAAGAAATGGGCGAACAATATTGTTACGATTATTAGTATCATCGTGGTATGTTTAAATTACAACAATCGACTTGGTTATGGTTGAAGTTTGCCTTGAAATACTCGTAATGTTCAGGTACATCCTCGCATATGGACATTTGAGCGAATTTAATGCGTTTTAAGGCTTCTATTTTCACGTCCAACGGCAAGTGTTGGTACCCGCCTGATTTGAGCGTGTAGGGGCTGTAATCAATGTCAAACCACCTTTTTATCCAAGTGTTTACCCGCAGGAACTCAATAAGCACCTTATCGCACTTTATTTTGTTCAATACGTCGTAATCGAAGTATTCGGGAATAAACGGTGATAGCCTGAGCGTAACGTCAAACCCATTTCTTTGCAGTATTTCTACGGCGTTAATACGGTCTGACACGAAATCAGCTTTTTCCATTTTCCAGCTGGTTGCATCGTCCGTAGACGTTACTGAAATCTGTATATGTGCCAGCTCCTTATCCATAATAGCCATATATGATTGGCTGGCTACCAGATCAGATTTTGTTACGATCAGGTAATGAATGCGGTGCTGGTTAAGCCGCTCTATGGCGTGCAACGTATTGCGGTACTTATATTCTTTTTTCTTCTGGAAACAGTCGGTCATACCACCCAAACGAACGGCGCCTTTGAATCCACCCTTAGCCAACTTGTCAATGGCTTTATATACCTTTTCGATATCGGCTACGGCTGGGTTATCTTCATCCCACAGCTTTCGGAAATCCAACAGACTCTTGGCATAGCAGTATGAGCAATTATGCTCACAACCTTTACCGTACAGATCAAGCCGTGTTGGGTATAAACATCGGTCACCCTCGCCACCTTCGACGGTCTTTAAAAAACTCTTAAATTCGTTTTCCATTACTTGAGTATTGGAGTTAGGTCATAACCGCCCAATGAAAGAAACCTCGTCGCGGCGGCGTTTGCATCCGAAGGTATTATTGTACCGTTACTATTTAAGAATGTTATTGTTGGTGCTTCACCCACGTTGTGAGCCATTGAAATTATACCTGACGCGGTGAGTTGGTGTCCGCCCATATATCTACCTTGGTATTTATTGATGTACGGCATCATATCCCGATAAAGTATTCTGATCCAAGCTTTAAACGTACCTTCTTGAATTTCTGGGTTTGAAGAGAACTCAGCCCAGCTCATATTACCTATACCACAAGCTGTGCGAGCGGATTGACCCATCTGGTATTTACCCCAATATTGACTCGGGTTACCATCTGGGTTTATCCTTCGTGTTTTATAAGCTACGGAGTCTGGTAACCCTGTGGTTTCAAATCTAAAGTGCATTTCTTCCTTATAGCGTTCCCAATCTTTTGTAGGGTCGGGCGGGAATATCATTACCAGCTGAACATTCGGAATGCGTGCTTTAATATACGTGGTGTCTTTAACTTCCGACTCCAAATATCGGTATATAACCTTTGGGTGTTTAACCACTGGCGTAGGGTCGTACTTAAACCCGAAGAACCAAGCGGCAAACAGAATAGCACCGATAGCGGCTACCTTGAATATTAATTTACCAAATAATTGGAATAAAAACGTTTTCTTGTTACGCCAGAAATACACCAATTTTGCTGGTATAATAGCCTTTTCCAAATCGATAATCTGTTCGATCAAATAATTATGAAGCTCTACTCGGGACTTCAACTCGTCGTCCTTGTAAAATTCATCCTTATCCCAAAGTACCTTATTAACGAATTTTCTCATTCTTATTTTTACCATCATTACGGTTAACTTTAGTTACACATTTTCGCCGCAACTTGTCGGCGGCGAAGGTATTTTCACTAATCTTCTATTTTCATATCTTTAGCCTTACTCACAGCCATTTCGCAAGTCCATAGCTGACGCTTGAGTATTTTAATCCTGTATTCATTTCGTTTAATGAAATTGACCATGGCTTCCTGCTTGGTCGGGTACGCATACCTCTTTTTGGCTTCCTTTGGTACCCATTTACCGTGGCTTTTTAATCCTTGGTATAAGAAGCCGTAACCGATCCAGTAACCCTTCGGGGTTTCCCTGAATAAGTTGTACGTTCTTAGCTCAATTTTAGGGTTCGGAACGCTTGGGCTTTCATATTCGCCGTCCATACCCATAGAAGCGTATTCAACTGCTTCGTAGCGATAAAATTTTTGTGGTGCTTCACTCATTTGATTCTGTTTTAACCATTGATTCAACCGCGTGAAATAGCGGCTCCTGAGCAGGGTGGTATAACAGCCCAGCCCGTGTTTGTTCTATAATTTCTAAAGAGTCTTCGCCGAACACCGAAACAAACTGAATAGCCTTTTCGATCAGCTCGTAATCAACGCCAGCATTGAAACCACTTGCCAGCTGGCGTTCCTCATTTTCGCTTATTAGTGTTTCGCCGTCCTTATGCTTATAGGGTGCAACTACACCCTTTTTAAGCTCATAGAAATCATTCTGATAGCAAATTTCAAAGCCAGAGTCACGCATAGTAATAATAAGGTTTTCACCCGCATCAGTGGTTAGCTTGATTGGGGTGAATACCGATTTTAGTACTATGGTTCCGTGTTCGTTAACTTCAATTTTCATACATTACATATTTTGATTTGCAAATATACATATAAATTTTGACACTACCAAATAAAAATTTAAACCACCGTGGTTACACAGTAGTTTTTCATTACAACTGAAAAATTTCCATTTGGATAAGTACCAGAGCCGCCAAGGTAATCCACAAGCTTTAATACCTCGTCGCTCAATATCTCCTTCTCGATTTCTGGTATGTCCAAGCCTTTAACGCGCTCTAAATACCTGAGTATAGCGTGCTCTGATACAGTAGGTACTTTGGTATCTTTGATCTTGGCTATTTCTTCTTTTAGTCGGGTAATTGACTGTAGCTTCAAGCTGTAGTCCCTTTGCTTGTTGGCTATTTCCATTTTTAACGCCTCGGCGTCGCCCGCCAATACATTAAGCTGGGACTGTAACTGTTTTACCTTTCTAACCTCTTCCATATTAAAAAACAACAATGTTATAATCGGAACCTTCTTCTGTACTCATTGTGTAAAACTGGAACGTATAGCCCTTTTCCATGCAAGCCCGCATTAATATACCAGCAAACAGTATGCCATCTTCATCATTTTCTGGTTCAATAACTTCTACCTTGTCGATAGGTATGGTTAAATACGGCGGCTCTGTAATGGTTTCGTCATACCTTGAAATAATACACTTTTTACGATTTTTGGGTGGTTCTGGTTTATCTTCTTCCACTTCACCAGTGTTGGCATTACCGCATACAGGGCAGAAACAGTCGCCATAATCACCAGTATCTGCTATTTGCCCGCCGCCGTCTAAGAGCTTTGAACTACCCCACCAGCCGCATTTGTCGCATATGGCAGTATAATAATTTGCTTTTATGTCTTCTGGCGGCGCTGGGCGATAACTGAGCGGCGCTTTCTGTAGGTTGCTGATCATTCGGTCAATCAACTCCATTTTGTTTGCTATATCCCAGTTGAAGTCGTCTGTTTCTGTGCTCAAAAATTGCTTCTGTAGAAGCGACTTGATTTCTTTAGCCTGCTGAATGTCAATTTCTCTGATCATATTATTTCGTTTAGATTTTTAAAGCAATGACCTACGTAGCCCTTGTATTTTCGGTAAAACTCAATGATTTCCTTTTGCATAAATCCACCCTTATTGAATTTTTTATCGTCCAAGCCAACGTGGGCTTTAGATAAAAGTAGGTTCATTTCGGCTTGAAGCTCTTTCTTGAATGCCCGCTCCTTTTCCAGTATTTGCAAAATATCTGGAATTATATTCTCGTCTTTTGCAAGAGAGTTAATAATCTCGGACTTAATTATATCGTCGGGTAATCCTGAGTTGATAATTGATTTTAGCTCTGGTAAGTTCATATATTACATTTTGAACTGCAAATATACAACAAAGTTTTGATATAACAAAATAAAAATGAAAATGGCGCCGAAGCGCCATTATTCGCCGCAAATTTGCGGTTATATTCGCCGCACAGGTTAGTTAACCCTTACGCGTTTACTCATAAAGTCAATATCTATACCGTTCGGGTAAATTCCGCCGTCTGGGGTAAACTGCAACTCACTCTCTATACTCCAATCTTTGAACTGTGGTAACTGGGTGTCAAACTCAACAACACCGTCCTGCGTATCGTCCTCGGTAACATCGTGTTCCCAGCCAATTGTAGCTTGCACCCTTACAACGCTTATTCCCATTGATTTTATACCCCAGTTGCGCATATCTGGGTCTAATTTCCATATAACTACGCCCTTTGTGCGGGGATCGCTACCCCAAGCCGATACTTCAGCTTCAGGTGGTAGGTTTAATGCGGTTTTGATATTATACGCGTCAATTTCCCTGCCAACTATGGGTGTGGTAAAATTTGAGTCAAACGTTATGTTTTCTTCTTTTACTACTGGGGTGCCGCCGAGTTTATTTATTCTACTCAGCTCTTCGGATAATAGGTTTTTCTTCATTTGCTCATTATTTATTATAAATATCCGACAAAGATACAAAAATGAACTTAAACGAAGA